GTATGATGAACCTTTTTCAACAACAACAATCGACTCATATGCCCAAACGTTTAGCAGAATGTTAGGCAGACCCATGAACCCACATTGTTTACGTCATAGCTTTACATCGGAATTACTTAGTAACGGTATTCCTGAAAGTGTTGTTTTAACAATAATGCACTGGAAAAATCTTGATATGGTGAAAGTGTACGACGATAGAACAGATGACGAACAGCTTGATAAATATTTTGGTGCTGAAGGAATAAAACAAGTTGAGAAAAAAGGATTAGAAGATTTGTAATGAGGACAACCACTCTGTAATAGGGTGATTTTTAATATACAAGAAAGGAGGAATTATATGGCTAATAATAACTTTCAAGCTCTTGTTCAGGCGATACTTGATAATAAATCGCTGGAAACTGTTTCGGGACAGATTAAAGGGCTTGGGAGCACTCCTGTCAGATTAAGAAATGTAACCGTTGATACCGCTGAAGTTGCGAGGCAAATTCAAGAACAGTTAAACGGAATGTCGTTTAATATTCGCATAAGTGGTCTTAATAACAGTAACGGCGGTGGTAATGGTAATCCAATTCACACTCAAGTTCAAAGCATCGTGAATGATATTGACCTCGTAAATGGTGGATTGAGCCACATGAGAGATATGTTACAAGGTGCTGGCTTCAATAAAAGTTCAATTCAAGCTCTAACAAACGAACTTGATAGAATGAGCATTACTGCAACGCGGCTTAAAACCACTATGTTAGAAGACGGCTCTATTCGTATGACGATTACAGGCGTTGATGAACTTGGTCGTGCTGTTAATCTTGTTCGTGAGTTTGATAAAGAAACAGGTAGAGTTACATATACTACGAAAACGTTTACACAAGAACTTGCGACTTCACAAGCCACGCTAAAGGCTATGGAGAAAATCAATCTTGGTATTGATACTGGTGATTTTCAAACTAAGTTAGATGGAGTTTTAGACAACTTTACTCGTCTTAGTACGGTTACACCAGCTCTTAGTAACAACATGGCATCTCTGCAAACAGCATTTGAAACTATGTCTAATACTGAAAGTTCAAACCAAGAACGCATCGAGGCGTGGGAAAGATTTAGAAGTTTACTACCGATAGTAAATGCACAAATCAATCAAGTTGCAGGCTCTGAACGCGATGCCGCCGCCGCCGCAAGAGAAATTGATATTGCACAACAAACTCTCACAAAATCGTCTACGCTATCAAATGAAATATTAGCGTGGATGAATAGCAATACTGAAGCGGCGAAGCTCTTTGGAAATCAGCTATATCAATTAAGAGAACAGCTTTCTAATAATACCGACCCAACAGCACTTACTCAAATTAGGCTTGAGTTTAATAAAATAAAAGCAGAAGCTAAAGCGGCAACAGCTACATCTTCTAATTTTGGTGCAGAATTAAAACGTTCGCTTTTAATTTCTGCTGGTGTTGGTAGTACGGTAATGATGGTACAAAAATTAGTTCGTACTATCAAAGAAGGAATTAAAACTGTAACGGAATTAAATGATGCTATGGTTGAGTTCCGTATTGTTACAGACGGAACGGAAGCGTCATATAAGAAATTCTACAACACAGTAATCAATACCGCAAAAGAAATAGCGGGTTCTGCTTCTGATTTAATATCATCGTCAACTGTGTACGCTCGACTTGGTTATTCAATGGAAGAGTCACAAATATTAGCGAAATACACACAGATGTTGCAGAACGTTGGTGATGTTGATGTAACCACAGCGCAAAACGCTATTACCGCATTAACTAAAGCATATGGAATTGGCGTTACTGACATTGAAGAGGTTATGGATAAACTCGTAGTCGTAGGTAACAATTTCCCCATCAGTGTTGAAGAAATCTCCACGGCTATCAATAATGCTGGTAGTATGTTAGCGTCTGCTGGTAATAGCTACGAGCAAGCATTTGCATTACTCACATCAGCCAACACAACCGTTCAGGATATATCAAGAGCCTCAACAGGTTTAAGAACTATTGCGGCTCGTATTCGTAATACTAAAGCAGAATTAGATGATTTAGGTGAAACCGTTACAAAGGTTGAATACGACGCTATGATTCAAGCACTTACGGATTATGGCGTTTCTATAACTGATGTAAACGGCGAATTTAGAAGTACATACGATATTGTACAGGATTTGTCGCACGTTTGGGGTGATTTATCAGACCAAGAACAAGCGGCTATTGCCAAAATGATTGCGGGTAGACAAGTACCCGTGCGTACAGAAATGTGCGCTTAGTACACATTTAATTGCAGGTAAATCCTAAAGCCCTTATACCACAATAGCGGAGAAATCACGTTATGACGGTTGCTGAAAGGCAGAAACAAGTTAAGGGATAGAATACGGACAAAATCCTAAGTTCTGTATAATGGAAGCTCTGCAACGAAGCTCCTAAGTCTTATGATATGGAGAACGCTCAACGACTATCCCCGAAAGGGACACGCATCGCGTGTCAATAGGAGTACGGCGCAAATAAATGGCGTGGGTGAAAACCCCTTAAATGGAAAAGGTGTGGCTCTAACGGATATTGCCGAGGGCTGAGAAATAGTCTAATCTTATGTGAAAACATAAGCGGATTTATTATTTGATTAAATATGAAAAAATTTTACAATGTGTCATCTGTTCGGATGGCACGTTTTCTTTATTCACTGGGTTTTGATAAAGAAAGCTATTATGACAAAGACGGAAAAGAACGGTGGCGTTTTGAAAAAACAGACAACCTTATGGAGTCAGTTAGATTTTATAAGGAAATGCGCCGTAGAAACGATTATAGATAGGAGTAGTACATATGGCAATACATGGCAAATATTCGGAAGCTGAACTGAATTTTCTTATTCAAAACTATCCTACTATGGAATGGGATGAACTAATTAGCGGTTTAGCAAAAATTAGTGGACATAAACGTAGTAAGGCTTCAATATTAGCAAAAGCATCAAAGTTAAAAATACCAAGACTTATTTATGGTAATTATTCAGAGCATGAAGATAATTTGATTCGACAAGTATATGCCTCATCTGTTGAGACGACATTACTAAAGAATTTACAAAAACTTGTCGATGATGAAATGCCACATAGAACATTAAAGGCTGTTATATCTCGTGCAAATACACTTAAATTAAAACTTCGTCAAGAATGGACAGAAGATGAAATAGCTTTTCTTAAAAACAATTATCATAAATTGACAATTAAACAGTTGGCAAATGAACTTCCTAAAAGGAGCAAAACTGCTATATATAATAAGATGATTAAATTGAATTTGTTGGATGCTCCAACCTTTGCTTATTCTGAACAAGATATTGCTTTTATTAAAGATAACTATGCAAATATGAGCGATGAAGAGATAGGGAAAATACTACATAGGTCTGCAAATGGGATAAAAGAGTGTAGAAGAAAATATGGTATTTATCGTCAAGACCCCAATCAAGGAACGAATTATAAGTGCATTTTAAGATTTGTCCAAGCACATAATTCAGATTGGAAAAAGAGGTCTATGAAAGCGTGTAACTATAGATGTATAATAACAGGAGAAATTTTTGACGATATTCACCATTTATATTCAAAAAACATGATATTAAATGCCGCGTTGGATAGATTAGGAATACCTTATGATTTAGATATAAATACTTGTTCAGATGAAACAAAAGAAAAGATACTAAAAGAATTTTTGATTGAGCAAGACAAATACCCATTGGGTGTTTGTTTAAAGGCAAATCTCCATCATAGATTTCACGCGAAATATGGTTTTGGATATAATACACCAGAACAATTTGAAGAATATGTGAAAGCCATTACCCAGAGTGGTATTCACAATAAAGTAGCATAAAAGAATAATAATATCCGAGCAAGAGTTATGACCTTGCTAAATATAATTGACTCGTCAACAGAATATCCTGTACTCATTAATCACACAATTCCAAGAAGCTGAGGGCGCGATGTCGGCTATGGAAGACAGTGCTGGTACGTTATCAAGTTCATATCAGGAATATATGGATGGCATAACGGCACACACTCAACAATTCCAAGCATCGCTTGACCAACTGGCTACAACGACTTTTGATAATGAATCAATCAAAGGACTCGTTGATGCGGGTACATTGTTAATAAACGTACTCAATGGAATAATTGACATATTTGGCGTATTCCCTGTTGCAATAGCAGGAATAGGAATAGCTAAGTTAATAAAAGATTTTGAACAATTAAAAATCTTAGGACTACAAGGCGCAACAAGTATGGATGCGGTTATAGTTGCTACTCAAGGAATGACTCTTGAGAATACAAAAGCCGCATTGGTATTAAGTAAATTAGAAGCCGAAGAAGTTGCAGATATATTAGTAAAAAAAGGATTAACGCAAGCTGAAGCTGACGAGGCGGCGGCTACAATCATTAGTGCGAGAGCAGATAATACTGCCGCCGCAAGTACGGTAGCATATACATCTGCAACTGGTGGATTAACAACTGCGTTAAAGGGATTGTGGACTACGATGAAAGCAAATCCCATCCTTTTAGTTATTGCCGCTGTAACTGCCGCAATTAGTCTTTTTAGTACAATTAAAGATAAAATAGAAGAAAGCAGACAAGCGGCAATAGATGCAGGTAAAACTGTTACTGATACTTCTTCTCAATTAAATACACTTATTGATAGTTATAAGCAATTAGCTTCAAAAGGTATCAATGATGTAAAATCACGTCAACAAGCCGCGAAAATCCAAAGTGATATTACAGATTTAGTCGGAGCGCAAGCGGCAAACTTGGATTTGGTTAATGGCAAACTCGACACTGAGCTTGGTAAGCTAAAGGATATTAATGCAGAAGTAGTAGATATTGCGACATTACAATCTGCTTATGAAAATGCCAAAAACAACACTAAAGATAAAAGTAAGGTAGATTTAAAGTCGCCTTTAGATTTCTCTGGAAACGGTCACGATATTAAAGTCCGAACTGAAGTGATGGAAAATCTTAGCAAAGAAAAAAGAGACTTGGTAAAAGACATATTTAAAGAATCCATCGGAAATAAAGGAGAAATTCAAGACGAATCTGAATGGTGGCAATTCCATGTTGATTTTACTAACTTAGCAGAAGAAGACTATAAATCTCGTTTGGAAATCTATAATACTATTATTGAAAACCTTAGGAAAAATGGATTTAATGATGATGATAGACTTTATTCAGAATTTCTTTCTCAAAAGAATAATTTGCAAGAGTTGTATAATCAACAAACAGAAGCCGCTAATAATTTAATATCTGGCTTAGTTCAAAATAAATACTATTCCCAAGAAACAGATGTTTCATCTATGGAAGAATATCTTGCACTTAGAAATAAGATGATAAACGAAATTAGAAGTGAAGGTTCAGTTCAAGATATGCTCGCTGATAATTCTATAAGTGCAGAAGATATAGAAAAAAGGGTTGATACATACCTTTCTGGTTTGGGTGAATACTCCGATTATTACGAGGAATGGTATTCAAAATTTGGTTCTGATATTGCTAAAACGACCAACGATGTTAAAGAAACCTTATTATTAAATAATGTTTTCTCTGAAGCTAAATCCCAAGCTGAATACGATGCAAAATCAACCATAGCTAAGGATATTGAAAGTTGGTATGATGGATTAACTAATAAAGACCGAGAAATAGTTTACAAGATTAAAATGGAGCGCGAGGGCGAAACAGATAATTGGTCGCTCGATAAGTGGAAAGAAGAAATAGCAAACTGGAAACCGTCTGAATCAGAAAAAATCTCGTTCAGTGATTTAATTAAAGACGATGGTTTTAAAACCAAAATTGATGATTATAAAGATAGCATCACTGATTTAGATGATACCCTTGACGATTTGCGTAGTGGCGACCTATCAGAAGACGATAAGATTGCGCTCTTTGAAAAATTCCCGCAACTCGCAAGCCAAGCCGACGACCTTGACAGCGCGATAGTAAGCCTTATCGAAGATTTTGAATCTGACGCTATTGAAGATTTCAACGAACAGCTTGATTACATGGACACCGACGATGATGTGACCGCTTTAAATAATCTTAAAGATAGCCTCTTAGGATTAGCGAAAACTAAAAACGGCGTGTCTACATTGAGCGACGAACTCTCCAAACTTAAAACAATTCTCGATGATGTATCTGACACCTATTCAGATATGAAGACCATTATAGACGATTACAACGAAAACGGCTATCTTACTTTAGACAACTTGCAATCTATAATGGACATGGAGCCTGAATACATCAACCTGCTTATGGACGAGAACGGTCAAATCAACCTTAATTCGCAGGCTTATAAAAACTATGTAATTGCTAAAACAAAGGCTTTACTTGTAAATGAATTACAAGATTTATATAGCTCTGTTCTTGGCATGAAGGTTGAAGAAGCTCAGGCTTATGCCAACGCAAAAGCGTACAACGAAGAAACTCGTAGCGTACAAGACTTACTCACAGCTACTACGCAGTTGTATTATGCAAAGGCTATGGCTAAGGATAGCGCAAATCATACCACGGCTTATACAGATGCTATGAAGCGTTCGTTTAGTACGGCGGCGAATTATGCTTCTATGGTGGACGAGTACATTAATAGTTTGTCTACCTCACAGAATGAGTTTAGCACATCGACCAGTGAAACAACTTCTGCGCTTGAGGCTCAAAAGGAAGCTCTTGAATCCCAGAAGGATGCACTCGAAGACTACAAGGACGGACTTGAGGACGCTAAGGATGCACTCGAAGATTATAAGGACGGATTAGAGGACGCACAATCAAAACTGCAATCTTTAATTGACCTCACGAGCGATTATATTAAGCAGAAAAAGAACGACGAGAAGGATGCGCTGAACGACCAAATCGACGCTCTGAACGACCAGAAGGATGCACTCGACGACGAGAAGGACGCATATGCTGACGTAATCGACAAGCGTAAAGAGGCGTTACGACTTGCCAAAGAAGAACGCGAAGAAGCAGATAAATTAGCCGACAAACAAAAAGCTGTTGCTAAAGATGCACTCGCCCTTGCTGTGGCGAATCTTGATGACAGCTCGGCTGGTAGGAAATCTCAAAAGGTTGCCGCAGACAATCTTGCGGAATCCAACAAAGACCTTGAAGACTATCTGTACGAGCAGTCATATGACAAACAGATTGCCGCGCTTGAGGAAGAACAAGAAAGATTTGAAGAAACGATTGAACGGCGCAAAGAGCTGATTGATGAGCAAGTTGCTAAAATCGAAGCCGCCATTGACGAAATAGAAGATTATCTCGATAACGAGCGCAAAATCTATGAAGACGCTTGCGAGATGATTGATAATGATAATGGCGAATTGTACGGTAATCTGTGGAATTATACTTATACTTATACCACTAAAACTCGTGCGGAATTTGATAAGCTGTGGTCTGATGCACAAGCCGCGATTCAAGCGTATCAAGGTGATAATGAATCACTTATCTCTGTTATGGAAAATCTGCAACAAAAGATTTACGATACAGATAGTGAAATTTCAGACTTAAATACGCAGATTGATGAATGTAGTGACCAAATAGATATTTTAGACACGGCAATTAGTAATACGAGCGATGCAATTAATAGCACGTCGGGTGCTATTGATAATGTGTCGAGTAGCTTAGGTGGACTTGCTTCAAATATCTCTGCGTATAAAGCCGCATTAGACGCTTTAGCACAAACTAATGATGATAGTGGTGTTCCTTCTAATGCTAAGTGGACGTTTGAATACGCTGATAATAACGGTAATATACGAACTGCTTGGACTACGAGTAGTGATTTTGAAACCGCTGTAAGAGATATTCAAGGTGTAATTGAAAGAGAAACAGGATATTACAGACCTGATGTATATGGTGGCATTAAGAAACACTATGCTTCTGGTACATATAGCTCTGCTGGCGGCTTGTCAATCACTCAGGAGGATGCACTTGAAGCAATCTTTGGTAAGCTCCGCAACGGTCAATATACCTTACTAAACGAAGGTTCTCACGTCTTCAACGGCGATGCAACTCAAAACTTGCATGAATTTGCTGATAATCCTGCAAGATTCTTAGCACAGTATCAAAACTATGGTGGATATTTGGCAAAGAATTACGGTAATACAGAATCAGGAATTAGAAGCGTTACAAGTGGTTCGCATAGAGTTTATGGTGATATAAACTTTAATCCTGCTCCGATTTACATTCAAGGAAAAGTTGATGATACAACGTTAGGTAAATTAGATAAACAAGAAAAGAGAAGATATGAAGTGTTCAAGAAACAGTTTATGGCAGAAATGCTCAAAGAACAACGGCAGTAAAACGAAAGGAAGTGGTTAAACAATGAGCAAATTTGATGTTTTTGAATATGCTGGCAAAAGTTCAAGCATATACAACCTTGTTTCTTGTGAAATAAACAAGGATTATAACAACATTATTTCTGGTGCTGAATACGAGCCTTCCGTTGATACCCTTCCCCACTCTGTTAATCAATTACTCTTGGGGCTTGACTATTCTGACAAGCCCCTTGAATTTGACTTAGAAATCGTGAATCCCGATGAAAATATCCCTGACACTCAAGTTGAAGAAATCAAGGATTGGTTATTCGGGCAAAACGGTTGGAAAAAGTTTGTTTTGATTAACGAGAGGCAAAGATATTATTTGAGAGCTTTACTTATCCCATCGGAAGATATATTTGACGTTAATGGACAGCGTGGGTTTAGATGTAAGCTGAGAAATGATAGTGGTTTTTGGTACAAAGATGAGGATATCGAAATACCTCTCACCTATTCTTCGACCAATATTTATTCGATTATTGAAAAGACTATAGACTTGGATTATATTCCCGACAGAATGGAGATTAATCCGAAAATCAAATTCAGCACATATGCTCCAAGCATCAAGAAAACAGTTGATATTGTAGCTTCTGAAGACAACAAATTAACAATTACCGATTCAGACGGAACGCCTCATTCAGTTTCAGTTATACATGATGGTGGTAATTATCAAGATGAAATCACTGGTTCATATGATAGAAATACTCATGTATTTACAGTAACTAACCCATCGAGTACAAATCAAATTATGTCAGGTTATACTTATACAGCTACTTATTGGATAAAGCAAGATAATGATAGCGGATATTATTGGAAAGAAAATTGTAATTTCAATCTATTAATAATAAACACATTAAATGATTCTGTTATGGCTTTTGACGGAGTTGATGAACAGTTTGACGTTGTAGTAGATTGCTTATATGGAACTTACACAATGATACAAAATGGAGCAGAAACAGAACATAATCTTAAATATCCTCCATTTATTGATAATGATACCAAATATTCAAACTTGTTTTATCTTTCACGCGGACAAAATCAGTTTAAAATATATATGAGGTTATGGCTGGATGGGAACGGAGTATTTTATACTCATAATCAAGCTAATAACGGAATCGTTGATGATAAGATAATTATTTCATTTACGTCACTTCATAGGATTGGGGGATTCTAATGAAACATTCAAATAAAACCCCTAATGTTATCTTATACTCAATGAACAAGAAAGATGCTGTTGGTATATTAAGGCATATCAACAATTTTGAATGTGATTATTATTTCAATTCCGCTTCAGAAATTAAATTTGAAATACCGCAAAAAATCTATGATACTGATATATTTGAGTGGATAGATAATCCGCGTTATGATGATATAAAAGCAGATATGTTACTTTATTTAGCTGACCCAACAGAACAATACAAGTTTAACGGAAGTCCTATATTAAGCAATAGCGATTATTCCTTAAAGGCTCTAAGTGATATTCCCGAAAGCGACGTAAGACCTTCTACTAATATGAGTTACGATGCAAACAAAGGTATAAACGGTTTTAAAGTTCAAAGCGAAACATTATTATATGATTTAGGTTTATCGAAAGGATATATTTGGGAATGGCAACACTATTTTGATTCACATAATGGTTATGCTAATAGAAAAGCTCAAAGTGATAATGATAATTATGAAAGTTATAAAGGATATAGGCATATGTGTTGTGATAGCTTTATCCCTGTTGAAAATGGAGATATAATAGCTGTAAGGTCAAAGGTTTCAGATACAGCTTATTTTTACTATCGTGCATTTTTCTATGAAGATAATGATAGTACAACATTTGTAAAAAATTTGTTTTCAAATGATGATACAACTTGGGCGGTAGGAAATCCTATTTCTCGTGTTGGCATAAATAATGCAACTACTTCACGACACAGGCGTATTACCAGTATTGTAGCCACAAATAACGGTTCGATAACAGTAACGGATAATGATGGCACTCCTTTTAATATTGGTGTTTCAACAGATATGCACAGTAGCGGTATTAGAGGAACTTCAAGTGGAAATACCTTTACTGCGACCAATTCAGAAGATATTGTTGCTGGTAATCAATACTATGTTGGATATGATATAGATGTTGCAGATGATATATCATCAGGCTTTATAAGACTTGAATGTGTAGATGTGCAAGCTGTTAAAACCACAGAGAATGGCACTACAAAATGGATATATCATTTAATGCCAGAAAACTATGTACGAGTATATAGTGGTTTAAGGAATGTCACTGAATTTAATGTGGGTGAGAAAACGCCTTATTCAATCAGACAGGTTTGGTGGGTTGTTACTGATACAGAGGAAAAAGATGACGGTATAAATAAAATTAAAACTATAACCGCTAAATCTTATGAATACTCATTATCTAAAAAATCGTTTTCACTTTCGGAAGGAACGATGCCACTTTATTTCCCAAATAAAATATATGATTTAATTACATCTTCAAATTGGAGACGTGACGTATGGCGAAGCAACGGAACAAATTATGCGACCACAGCGAAACAAAGGTGTACTCGTGGATTATTAAATCAAATATTGGATTATTTACCAGAGTGGAAAATTGGATATGTCGATTCGGAAATAAAAAATAATATTCCTATTTCGCCACTTTGCTGTAAGTATAGAAATTTCGATGACGTAGATAATGAAAATCTTTATACTTTTCTATTAGATGAAGTTGAGAAGGCATATCAATGTTTCTTTATATTTGATAGTGAAAAAATGACTATTAACATTATCAATGGAAATCCAGCTAAAACAAATAGTAATGGCGCACCACAAGAAGATGGCAAGGTTGGTTCTGCTTCTAATATTGTATTGACTTGGAGTAACGCTATAAAAAACACAAATATTCAAACAACAGAGGATAGAATTGTAACTGCATTGAGGGTACATACAGCGGAAGATACATATAGTATGGGATTAATCAATCCAACAGGAAACAATATATTATATAATTTCTCTGCGTTTAAATCAGAAATGCAATATATTGCAGACCCAAACAAAAACAGAACGTTATGGGAAGCTGTTGAAGCATGGCAAATTGCATATGATAATGCGAAGTCAAGCTATCAATCAACTGCAAAAACTTATGTTGAAAAACTACTTGAAGTAATCAAAAACGAATCGTCAATGTCTGACGCACTTACAAGATATAGAAGTGTTGTTAATAAAATAAATACTGGCGCAGATTATCATGGAGTAGATAGTCCATATTTGGATTATCCAATTCATTATACGAGTATAAACTTGGATTTCCCCGCAAGTTGGGCTACACCTCATTTACCTGATTTATATGATGCCTCAAAAAACTATTATGAAACATTAGTTAAAAGGGATAACAATATCAGTGATAAAAAAACAAATTACAGAACATTAAGGAATACCAGTAATCTATTGACGATGGATTATAATACCGCCGTTGCTAATGACGGATATGCTATCCTCTCCCCTACCGAAGTTTTGGAATTACAAAAATTTATCATTGAGGGTGACTGGACTAATGAGAACGCTGTTTTCTCTGATGACTTTTCGGCAGATGATATAATAAACACATTAAAAAGTGTTTATACCGAAGCAAAAAGTGACCACGATAATTATATCTCTCAACAGTGTTATGAATTTGATGTTACATCTACAAATATTACGGCACTTGATGGCTTTGCAAAAAACATAGACAATTTAACTTTAGGCAGGATGATTACATTACAAGTAGATAGTGGTGATTGGCAATTCCCAATTCTTATGGGTTATCATATTGACCATGCTGATGATAGTGATTTCAACATGACGTTTGATACAAATTATTCAAATAAGCCGCTTAAAAAGAGGTTTGTAAAGATATTTGGAGCAATTAATCAAACAGGTGTTAAAACAAATAGTTACACATTTGAAGACTAACAAAAAAAACAATTAAAGAAATTAGTATTTTTAAAAATACAGAAAGGAGGTAGCTGTGGCTCAAAAATTCTCTTATGATGATATATATAAGATTTATGCGTGGCGAGATAATAACACAAGACTTGTTTTAACACAAGGCGAAGGTTTGTCTGATAATGTTTCAAATTTTTCTAACACCTATGTAAAAACAGCAAAATTTCAGCTTCGTGATGAGCGTGGCGTAATTGCGATTCCGTCTGATACAGCCGCAAAGCTCGCTCTTAAAAAGAGAGATGGAACAGAAGCACTGATTGAAATGTTTACATCTTACACTTCATCTTCTACTACGCTTTCTAATGATAAGAATAACGGAATTGTTACTTTCGCTATTAAGCGTTCGATGACCGACGTTTCTGGTGAAATGACAGGCGAAATACGTCTGCACACTTCGACTGGTATTATCAAATTCTACGGCATAAAATTTTATGTATATGATGGAGTATCAGATAACGCCGCAGTACAAAGCGAGGCGTTTAGTGACTTAGTTGCACAAACAAGCAAGGTTGAAGCATTATTAGCAAACGCTGATTCGTTTGGCAACCTCACAGCTCTTGATGATACAATCGCTCAGGGTGGTACTCACCCTGCAACGAGTGGTGTAATCTATAATTATCTTGTTGGCAATTATACAAAATATGCCAGTATCTCTCCAAGCGATATTAATTCTGCAACTGATAATCAAACAATTTATTATATCAATAATACATATGAGGGTCATTACAATCGCGTCCTTTGCGTAAAGGGAACTGGCTCTGCTACACAATTTAGATTTACTTCCTCTGGTCAAATATTTTACCGACAGGCGAGTGTATCAGGTAGTACAGTAGGCAGTTGGGGAGATTGGATTTCGATTGGTTCAAGGCAGAATATTCAAGACTCAGCTATTAATACGGATAAATTAGACAATGGTGCGGTAACATCTGCTAAAATTGGAACAGGTGAAGTTAAAACCGCTAATATTGATAGTAGTGCCGTAACAACTGCGAAGATTGCAGATGGAAATGTTACTTCTGCTAAAATCGGAAATGGACAAGTTAAGACTATCAATATTGAGGATGAGGCGGTAACACCAGAAAAGCTATCCAAATCATATGTTGAAACCAGTAGGAAGATTGCCAACATTGAGTTACAGAATGACATCAGTGTGCCTGCATTAGCAACAGCTTTAAAAAGTGGACTTATGCGTTTTGTCTACGCTCACGAAAGCGGAAGTGAACCATATAGCGATGGTGACTATGAGGGAGTTCACATTAATAATGCGACCGATTTTAAAACCTGTTATATGTATAAAAATTCAAGCAATTTAGCAGTAGGCATAATGTTCTGTGCTACAGTAGAAGCAGGTGTTAATCCAGAGATAACACAATATCGCTTTTTAAATAATGGTGAGATTTCATATCGACATAGTAGTGTGCAAAACGGAAGTAGAGTGTGGGATGCTCAATGGACAAAAATAGAAAGCACTGCTAACAAGGACACTTCATCTTTAAATACATCTGACCATACTACATATCCGTCCAGTAAGTTAGTAAAAACAAAACTCGATGATAAAGTTGATAAAACTGCTAAAGATACATCATCGCTTTCCGATAGTGATGATAAGTACCCAACCAGTAAATTAGTGCTTGAAGAACTCAATAAAAAGCTGAACATTAAATATGTTCGAGAGGTTCAAAGTCAAGCTACTGAATCAGAAATTTATATAGATAACGCTTCTGACCCTTATGCTTATTATTTGATTAAAGGTAGTGGTGGCGCAGTCGAAGGGATTATGTTTTGCGCTTCTATACCAAATTATAATTGGGGTTATACTCAAGTCCGTATTGATTATGCGGGGAATTTAAAATATCGTCACAGAAAAAGCGATAATACATGGGAACCAGATTCGGGTTGGTATAGTATAGAAAGCTCAAAGAATAAAGTTACTTCGTTAAGCAACAGTTCTACAGATGACCAATACCCAACCGCTAAAACCGTTTATGATGCTATCATCGGTTGTGAACAATATAAAGACCTCGGTAATTCATATGTTAATAATAGCGCGAATCATCTCGACGGAAATACGGTGTATAAGTACGGTGACGGATTTGTTATTCAAGCTAATGGTAGCACCTCTGAAACGCAGTATTATTTTGCTTCTGATGGCAAACTACGCTATAGAACTCGAACTAAAACAGGCGACATATGGAATGACTGGGTAGACCAATTTCATTTTTCTGTTTTAGAAACGCAAGAGAATAAAACCACCACATTGAGTAGCAGTTCAACAGATAATCAATATCCAACCGCAAAAACTGTTTTTGATAATACTATGAAGTTTGCGACGATTACTTCTACGCAGTTATTTGACGCTGACACTCATTTAGACCCACAGACAATTTATAGATATGGTTCGCAAGGAATTATTTTAGCCGCAAACGATTCTGAACGTGAAACACAATACTATTTTGCACAAGACGGTATAATGCGTTATCGCTATCGTGTAAAAAGCGGCGATGTGTGGGGTGCTTGGATAGACGGAAGTAACTTTTACTCGATGATAAATCAAGAAGATATTGGTAATCTTTTAAGCCCACAAAATAAACTTGACAAGTATTTTGTTAAAACGTGCGTTGACAAAACACAAGTTAAGCTCACACCCAAAACAAGAATATTAGGGTTTGGTGACTCGATTATGAATCGGGGTTATGGCGGTTCTTGGATGGATATAGTAAAAGAAAGAACTGAATGTTATACTCCAATTAACAAATCTGTTGGTGGTGCTCAGTTTGCAGTAAATAGTGGTACTAATACATTATCAACTCAATTATCAAGTTTTCATAGCGCGGTAAACAATAATACGCTTGTTGATGCAGACAATCACGCTGTTAATATTTCGGATATTAACCTTATTGTTGTGGCAGGTGGCACAAATGACGCATACAACGGCATACCTATAAATAGTTTTAAGACTGCCGTTGACACCTTTTTCGACGATTTAAAATCGGAGTTTGAAGATAGAAATTTAAGTTGTCCACCTGTATTAGTGATTACTCCAATTAGGCGTGGCAAGGAATCAGAAATAAATGCGCCAGGAAATAAAAATCTTGAAAATAAGATTGCTAAGTATAGCGCAGTTATTAACAATTTAGCTTTGCAGTATGGCTTTAGCGTTTTGAACGGTTTTGATATACCTGTATTAGTAGATGATATGACTATTAAAGGCGTGGGTTCTGAAACCGCTACCATATCGTCGTTCATGTATAAGACTGCTGATAGTGGCGATGCTTATGACGATATACTTCATGTACATCCTAATCCAACGGCTGGTTGTTCAACATATGCACAAGCCGTTATTAATGCCGTAGGGTTTGAACCTATATGTAGTTCCGTCTTTTCATACACGCTTTCAAGTAGTAGTTGGAACAACAATCAACAATCTATTTCAGTTCCTGCTAACTACGTTGTTACAGGAGATGTAATGGCTGATACCAAATTTGGTGACACAACGTTTAATCAACTTTGTACAGACGGTTGCGCTGGTATATATATATCATCTACCACAAGTGGAAGTACACTCACTTTAACAGCACACGCTTTGGGTAACGTACCAACCGCAAATATTACAATTCAAGTAACGCTCACCGCTGTTAATGATTTGAGCTAAAAATTATAAGGTGGTGATTAAAATGCAACATATGACGCGAACTAAGTTTGAAAAGAAATTAGAGAGTTTAAAAAGAAAGAATGAGATTATAAAACAAAAGAATGAATTAATAGCTGAAAAGCGAAAATACAAAAAATCACCATCCACGAGTAAACTTTTGTTGCTCGTGGTTATTTTTATATGTATTGAAATTATCGCTTTTTCCCAATATGTGATGATTGCTTTTAACGACATCAATGCTTTATATACGCTTATTGGTGTTCCTGTTTCACTTGTCCCTGTGGCTTTAGGTTATTACTACAAATCAAAGTCTGAAAACACTGAAGGTGGAATAATCTACAGACAAATGGAAATCGAGCATGGAATCGGCGTTGATAAAGCTGGTGGCGAATATGCAATCGACACAAACGGAACGGAGGAAGAACAATGTTAGAAGGTATAAAACACTTTTTACAATTCATTAATGAGAATTGGGTAAACATTATAATCATCATCGGACTGGCTATTGCTTTAGCACAGAAAATCAAATCCTATATCAAGCTGACCAAAGAGGAAAAGATTGAGATTGCTAAAGCACAGGCAAGGCAGGTTATCCTTACCCTTGTGACAAAGGCTGAGGTTGACTACGCCGATTGGACTAAGGCAGGCTCAATCAAGCGTTCTCAAGTAATCGCAAAGATTTATGAAGAGTTCCCTGTTCTGTCAAGAGTGGCAGACCAAGAACAGCTCACCATATGGATTGATGACATCATTGATGAGGCATTAAAAACACTTAGACCGATTGTTAAGGAGAACAAAGAAGAGCCTAACAACACAGCAGAATAATAGGAGGGATTACCAATGGACACCAAAGACGTATGGGAAGTGTTAGCTCAAATTCCCATTGGCGTATTAGTTGCGTGGGTTTTAGTTATAATTACACTTATTGCTACAATTATAGCTGGCATAGTCAGACTTTATAAGGTGTTCACAAAGGTAAGAGAAGTTCAAGATGAGAACGAAAAATACAAAGCAAAAATAGACGGGCAAGAAGAAAAGCTCGACAAAATCTTAGATGACCTTAACCAAATCAAGAAAGATTTAGATGAGCAGAAAGACGTAAACTTTAAGCAAGTGCGATACAACATAGTACACACTTGCGACAATGCTATTGCTAAGGGTGAAATCTCGGCGGGTAAATTACGGTCACTTGAGGAAATGTACGAGGAATACACAGACGTATTTCACGGCAATCAATATGTTTCAACCCTGATGCACAAAGTACGCAAAGATTGTAAAATTGTTCGTCCATTAGATGATTGATAACTTCGGTTAAAATGCGATTGTAACGCATTATAGCCGAAGCCTTTTTTATTTAAGGAGGTTTTTATGGCTACTGCAAATGACATTTTAAAAGTCGCAAGAGCACAAATAGGAACAGCCGCTACTAATGTCAAGCGTTGTAAATACAACACTTGGTATTATGACAATGAGGTATCAGGTTCAGGCTACGATTGGTGCGAAACATTTGTACAATGGGTGTTTGCACAATGCGGAGCGAGAGGATTGTTACTCACCAATACAGCTAACGTTGGTATTCAAGCTAAGGCGTTTTATGCTAACGGTCAACTTGTAAAATCGGGATATAAGCCTGGTGATGTTGTTATCATGTGTTTCAGTGGTGAAAACTCTACGTGGATTCCAGGGGTAAAAGCTCTTGAACACGTTGGCATTATCGAATCCGTGAACTCCGATGGCTCTATTGTAACTATCGAGGGTAACACAGGAAATACCGCCAATGGCGAGGTATTACGTCGTACACGTTATCCTGCAAATATTTCTTGTGCAGGCAGACCAAAGTACAGCGGTACAACTTCAACTACCACTAACAACAATACTGTAACTACAAATACCGCTACAAGCGGCAAGATTTCTTGTATTGATGTTTCGTATGCTCAAGGTAATATTGACTTCACCAAAGTAAAAGCGGCTGGCGTAAATACCGTTATTATTCGTATTGGTTACGGCAACACCACATCTCAAAAGGATGATTACTTTGAAAGTAATTACAGCAAAGCAAAAGTCGCAGGATTAAAGATTGGCGGTTATTGGTATTCTTATGCAGGTTGGAACGGCGCGGATTCTGTAGCTGACGCTAAGAAAGAAGCGGCGGCTTGCCTTGCGTGTATCAAGGGTAAAACATTTGACCTTCCAATTTACATAGATTTGGAGGAAACAAAGAATCCTAATATGACCACGTTCGGCAAGACGAGATTAACTAATACTGCTCTTGCTTTCTGCGACGCAATTAAGGCAGGGGGGTATAACGCAGGTGTATATACTTCTGCGAGTTGGTATGCTAACTATGTTGATTACCAAACCATTAAATCAAAATATTCAGTGTGGCTTGCACAATGGGCTTCAAAGAATGATTTTGCCTGTGACATTTGGCAGAACAGCGAAACGGGAAAGGTGAACGGTATTAATGGTAATGTTGATACCAATATCATATTCAATGCTAAATTTGGTGGTACGTCAAGCGGCGGTACGACTAATGTAACTACTACAAATACGACTGTAACATTACCAAAAGTTACTTATCGTGTGCGTAGTGGGGGCGTATGGTTGCCTGAAGTAATTGATACTCAAGATTATGCAGGATTAGCTGGCAAGCCTATTACTGACGTAGCTATCAAAGTATCAAAAGGCTCTGTTCGCTATCGTGTTCACGTTAAGGGTGGTGGCTGGCTCGGTTATATCACTGGCTATGATATTTCAAATATCAACAAATACGCTGGTAACGGAAAGCCGATTGACGCTATCGAGATTTACTACACCACGCCCAGCGATGTTAATAAGACTCTCGGATATTATCTTAGAGCTAAGTATAAAGTATCGCCTGTTGGTGGCGGTTATTACGATTGGCAGTATGATACCGAGAAGACGAACGGACAAGATGGTTATGCTGGCAGTTTTGGTAAGACTATTGACCGCTTACAAATTCTGTTAAGCAAATAATCATCATTTTGAAAAATAAAAGAAAATTGCGTAATGGCGACTGTGAAAACGGTCGCCTTATGCACAATCCTAAAAATATGCAAAACTCCGCAAAACGAACATTGAAAAATGTGTATTTTACTACATAAAAAGCATTGAAAAATGTGAAAATAATTACATAAAAAGTGTGGAAGAATGTGCAAATAAAAAAATAATGGCGGAGATTAAAACAACGATAAAAGACTAATTTCATTTAAAGAAACGAGGTGAAATAATGTCCGATATTAAATGTTATGACAAATATGGAATTGAGATAGACCATCTCACTCAATGGGATTTGAACGTTTCGGTAAAGATACCCAACTGGCAATATGAGCTTGCACCTATTTGTCATTTCGCAACGAGGTTTAATGATACCTCGCTGACGGTCACTTCAACTTTAGAAGATGGAACGGTTACAGTTGAAGTACCAAACGTATTCCTTACTGATACAGAAGCCGTGTTAATGTATGTATTCCTTTATGACCCAGAATCAGATAGTGGTAGAACAATATATACCGTCGTATTCCCTGTCCATAAAAAGAAGAAGCCAAATGATTACGAGTATGTTGATAACGTAGACGTTATTGAGATAAGCACGTTGAAAGCACAATTTGATGTTCTTGTTGCAGAAGCCGAAGTAGCCGTTCACGAAAGAATCAACAGCTTAGATAGTGCTTATACAAATACGATTCTTGAAATCAAAAACCAAATACATAGTGATGTGGTAAATCTTAATAAAGAAATATCAACTAATAACGAGCGTCTTACCGCTGATATTACACAAGCTCGTGAACAATTAAGCGGAGATATTACCTCCGCAAGACAGGGATTGCAAAACGAAATAACTAATTCAAATAATGCTTTAACACAGCAAATAGCTTCAGCTTTAGCTTTGCTTTTGAGCAGTATTAAGGACGGTTCACCAGAATTATACTTTGGTGATGTTACGGAGCTTGCTAATAAAGAAGCTGGCTTTTATTTATATATTGATGAAACGAGTGAAAACAACGGATATATCTACTATTGGGATGGTGTTAATCTTTCTGATAGATTGCTCTATTATGCAGGAATGGTTATCAATGATGGCTCGGTCACTTATGAAATGCTGTCGGATAACTTAAAGAAAGAATCTGTTGAAACAATTATCTCCTATACCCTACTCGCGGAAAGTTGGGAAAACAACGCACAAGAGCTTGATGTTTCAGACCATTACACGGTAACACATAATACAAAGGCAGATATTGACCTTACTACCACAGCTTATAACCAGCTCCTTGAGGATGGTTGCTGTGGTCTTTTTATTGCTACAAATGAGAACAACGATAATAAGTTAATTGCACACGCCTTACGCACATCGCCCACTACAGACGTGGCAATACAAATAACACTTAGAGAGGTGAAGACAACATGATTATTGGACAAATCGCTTATGCCGCTTCTCCTTCTGCTGAAGACTTTAGAATATTCAATAGTGAAAGTGCATTGACTACCTATTTAGGCACACCTGCCGCAAAAGCGGGTCAAGGCGTAAAGGTTTTAGACTCCACCAGTGGAAAGTATAAAGCATATATCATTCAAGGTACTGCTGGGCATTTCACTACAAGCCCTATGGGAGCTGGTGATTTTATTGGTAGTCAACTCCCTTCTGTTGCTGAAGGCGATGAGGATTTAATCTATTATATCTATAATAGCGAGGATGACATTTATCAACAGTATCGCTTTAATGGAACGAGATATATTTTAGTTGGTTCTAATAACAAAAAGGCGTATGTTGGTAGTTCGTTGCCTGGTGTTGGTGATACGGATATTGATTATTACATCGGCACAGCACAGGACGGTTTTATTCATTATCGTTATTTTGCTGACGAAATAAATGATTATATCGCTGTCGGCGGAGATTCATATACAAAAGCAGAAGTCGATGCGTTATTAAATGCTCAAGTTATCTATTATTACTATTTATCGTATGGTACTGCAATAGTAGAAGAAAACGGAGAACAAATTGAAAAGAATAATGTAGTTCGCCTTTGGAGATATACAAACCCCGATGATGTTGGTGATACATCTGGTGAACTTGGAACAGTAGTCACTTGGTTTGAGTTGCAAGGCGGAGGTAGTGGCTCGTCACAAGCAACTAATATGACGTTTAACAGAGTAACGTCAGAGAATATTGCGATGTCTGCTGGTGACGTAGAAACAAACGGAATAGTTATTTTAGCTTCGTTTGCAGACTATGAAACTGGTGGCGAGCCAGTTGCCGCGACCTATTCAATTAAAGTAGGAAATACTGTGGTAGAAACAGGAACGGCAATACAATGTAAGGATGCCAGCGGAAATCAATTATATGACGAAGACGAAAATCCAATTTATAATGTTTTTGACGTAACGGATTATTGTCCGATTGGTAAAGAATCAACGGTTGCAATTTCAATAACAGATGAATACGGAAATATGATTATCCGTAGATGGTATGTCAAAATTGTTGACATTAGCATTTCAAGTAAATTTGACGACTCTTATTCAAGACCTGTTGGAAGCGCAATTAACTTCCCGTATAAGCCAGAAGGCTTAGGCACAAAAACAATTCATTTTGTTTTAGATGGGGTTGAAATTGGAACTGCATCAACAAATAACACAGCCGAAACAACTTATTCTATTCCTTCGACATATGCGACATATGGCTCACACTTTTTTGATTGCTATGTTACCACAGTTGTTGGTGGTTCTACTATAACTTCAAATCATATCTATAAAGACATTGTTTGCTATTCGCAAGACGGTAGCTTGCCAGTCATTGGTTGTATTTATAGAAATGATATGTATGGCACTGTTCAATTAAACGAATATGACACGCTTAATATCCCATATACGGTTTACGACCCAAGCACAAATAACCCGACTGTTACTCTGTCAGTTGATGGAACGACAGTTGATACATCATCGCTCACATCACATAGTAATATTTGGGCGTTTAAGGGTAGTGAAGTTGGTAGTCATACTCTTACGATTGCTTGCGGTTCAACGTCTGTTACAATCGTTGTAAACGTAATTGATTTAGGATATGATATTAGTCCTGTTACGACTGGTCTTGCTTTTGATTTTGACCCAACTGGTATAACAAACAGTAGCACGAATAGACTGTGGCATGATACAAACGATAATACCGTTGCTCTTTCTGTATCGGCAAACTTCGATTGGGATAACGGCGGTTATCAAATTGATAGTGAAACAGGCGAAAGCTATTTCCTTGTAAAAGCAGGAACAAGAGCAACAATTTCTTATAATCTTTTTGGCACTAATCCAAAATATGACGGCGCAGAGTTTAAGTTAGTATTTAAGACGGGAAACGTTAGAGATGCCGAAGCGACATTTTTGAGCTGTGTATCTGATAACATTGGTCTTAAAATGGATGTTCACTCTGCGACAATCGCTAATAGTGTTAATATTGCAGACCCATTATGGATTCCTTATAGCGAAGAGGATATTATCGAGTTTGAGTATAATATCAGTCCGAGCATTAACGGATTATCGTATAATCCCCTGATAATGACATATGAAGATGGCGTTCCTTTCAAGCCATTAGAATACACAAGCGGTACATTTAACACATTAACTGGTGAATGGAATGGCGGCGCACAATTACATCAAGATACGCCTGTCCCCATTACTATTGGTTCTGATGACTGCGATGTTTATATTTATCGAATGAAAGCGTACACCGTTTCTCTTTCTGATTCGCAGATTCTTGATAACTTTATAGCCGATGCAAGAAATTCGGAAACAATGGTTAATAGATATGTACGGAATCAGGTTTACGATAGAAACAGCGAGCTTACTCCTGAATCCGTTGCTGAGGCTTGTCCAAATCTTCGCGTTATTACAATCTCAGCACCATATTTCACAAACGATAAAGATGAAAAAGTACCAGATACAATAATTGAATATATTTACAAGAATGGCGACCCTGTACTTGAAAACTGGAAAGCCATTAACTGTAAGCACTCTGGTCAGGGTACAACTTCTAACGACTATGGTTTTGCTGGTAGAAATATGCTTCTTTATCTTAACGATGATAATACCGTTATTACGCTTGGCGATGATACCACTACGGTTAGTAAAGTTGCATTAACATTTGGCAATCATATTAACATAGACCCCAGCAGTTATCCTACAACTGCGGATTATACAGAAGCCGTACAGCAAGCATTAAATACTAATGCCACATCAATCCCGAACAACGTGTTTAACATAAAAGTTAATATCGCTTCTTCTGAAAATGCTAACAACGCATTACTGGCTAAAAGATATAATGATTATCTGCCTTATAAAATGCCAGCGCAAAAGAGAGATAGTAGAGTAAAAAATACTATGGAATTTGTAAATTGCGTTGTATTCATTAAGGAAACAGATAACGACTTAACAAGGCACAGAGAGTTCCAAGATAAAGAATGGCATTTCTATGCACTCGGTAATATTGGTGATGCTAAGAAGACAGACAAAACAAGGGTGAACGATAAGAATGACCCGAAGGAATTTGTAATTGAAATCAAGGATAATGGTAAGCCCAACTCTGGATTTAATACTGGTACTGGCACATATCCTATTTCTGCTTCACAATGGGTCGCTGGTAATAGCGCATATGATTCGCTTTACAATAATTGGGATAGTTCTTTCGAGTTCCGTTATACCAAAGCTGACTATGACCCCAAGAATAATATAACAAGTCCACAGGCAGAGCTTAACAAGCAAAAGTGGCGTGATTTTTACGAGTGGGTTATAACTGTATCTGATGCTGATTTCCCGACCGAACTCGGAGATTGGTTTATTGTTGATTCTGCATTGTATTACTATGTATTTACTCATCGTTATACAATGATTGATAACCGTGCTAAAAACTCTTTCTGGCATTGGAGCAAGGTATATATTACCGAAGCAGAAGCGGCTGAAATGGGTGAAACCGAAGCAAGTTATTATACCATTGATAACGCAAAGGCGGCTATCAATGAGGGCTATCGCTTTGAAATGTGGGGTTATGACTTTGATACCGCACTTGGTATCAACAACTCTGGTGTAATGAGTGAACAGTATCGCTATGGTAAAGAGGATAGCGATTACAGAAGCGATGGCGATTCTACTTCTGGCTATCTGTTTAATGAAGCAACGAGCGTATTCTGGTGCAGACTCCGTGATTTAATGCCTACAGAGATTGCGAATATGTATCAAACCGTTGCTACGAACAAGAGTAGTGCTTGGGATGCCGAACATTTAATCAATGAATTTGATAATTGGCAAGCTCAATTCCCCGAAGAGATTTGGAGATTAAACTACGAAAGAGAATATACCCGTACATATCAATCTGGCGTAGACAGATTTATGACACAGATGATGCAGGGTAGAAAGAAATACCATCGTAGACAATGGGAACGCGACCAAGCTCCTTACTTTGGAACAAAGTACGGATTGATTTATTATAAGAACACTGACCGTATTTCATTCAGATGTAACCAACCGATTTTCGAGGTTGACAGTAGCCGTATTTTTGGTAATCAATCTACCGCAAATACCTATCTCGCTTCCGCAAGTGCCGCAGTAGACCAAAACGTAAAAATCAAGCAACAGGATAACACATATAAACTCTATGTGATTAAATCTGTAAACGGCTCATTAACTTATATCCCGATTGTTGAGCCGAATTACGATTTAACTATCAAGCCTTATTCTGATTTGTATTTGTCTGCTGAATTTGGTAATGATGGTGAAACAACGGAAGTTGTTGCTATCAGAGCTAAAGCGGGTCAAAGCTATACAATCGAATGTCCTGCTGGCAGAAACATGACTAATACTATGGTTAAGATTTATTGCGGTTCACACATTCAAGAGTTGAGCGACCTTTCGCCTTGTTATATCGAAGATAACGATGTCAGTATGGCGAGAAAACTTCGCAAGCTGATAATTGGTAATAGCACTCTTGGTTATAGAAGTTATATTACTACTCTTAAATTAGGTAACAACCCCATTCTTGAAGAGCTGAATATCGAAAACTGTAACACATTCACTAACCCCTCTATTGATTTGACGAATTGCGGAAACCTTGTAAAGTTTTATGCAAACGGAAGTAACATTACACAAGTATCATTCGCTAACTACGGTAAAGTTGCTGATGTTGAAATGCCTGCTAATATCAACACAATTAGCATGAGAAACCTTAACTACCTTGAGGATGCTAATTTTGATATGCCTTCATATAGCAGTATGCGTAGTGCAACTATCGTCAATGGTATTCTTGATACTAAAACCTTTATGGGTAACATTAGCCCGTACTTAACATATCTGTATTTAACTGGATTTGATTGGACTTTCTTAAATGTTGACTTTACTAATCCGCAAGACTTCTTAATTGAAAAGCTGTATGCTATCAATAGTGTTACGCTGATAGGTACAATCAGAATCGACAGAATCCCCTATAGATACGTTCAAAAGTATCACGAGAAATGGGGCGACGATTTTGTAATTGACGCTACACTTGTTGTGCCCGAATATAGCATTACGTTCCTTAACGACGATAAAACACCGATTTCATCTATAGATAATAATACTCCGTATGTAGAATGGGTCGATGGTGAAAGCGCGGCTTACAATCCAATTACAGAAGGTTATGTTAATACACCAACAAAAGCAAGCTCTGCTAAGTATGACTATACGTTTAGTCATTGGGCTATTTTTGTAAACAATACCGCTGGCGCAGAATATACGTTTGGTCGTGTGTTATCATCGAATATCACATTAATTGCTGTCTATACAAGTAGCTTGAGAACGTTTACCGTTAATTGGTACACATCCCCTGTCAACACGAATATTACTTCTGGTAAGTGGAACTCTAAAAACAACAGTGCCAACAAAACGTTGCTTCATACGGAAACAAACGTTCAGTATGGCGCAGAGGTATCTTTTGACATAACACAAAAAGTAAACTGTAAAAATGTTACTTCTGGTAATGTGACTTACTTAGAGAGTTATGTATTCTCTTCTTGGAGTGATTCAACGGGTGGTATCACAGGAGATACAGACGTTTATGCTGTTTGGGATTATGCTAAGATTTTCAAGAATAACGGCGAATTAATCCTTGAAGATACATTAGGCAATAGAAAGGCACTTAATAATATGACCTCTGCTGAAATCGCGGCGGTTTGTGCTAACGGAGAAGCTACGACATTCTTCCATGATAAGGATTATTTTGATTATATTATGGGTCACGACTATTCGTTTGCTAACGTGGATGAAGAAGTCCTCGTACCGCTTGGCGAAGAACTCCACCTTGACGGTGTTACTCCGATAATCCCAACTGATTCACAAGGCAATCAAATTAAACTGTTCTCAGCCGATGCACCATCTTTCACTATGGCTATTGATTATCAGTTTACAAATGACGCAAACGATTACGCTCCCTCAAATAATAAAACACTGATTTCGTGTTTTGAAAATCCCGATAACGGGAACGACGGTTTTGCATTGAGGTACTATTCCAACAAAGCAAACGTCCTTTGGGGCGATAAGAACCAAAACGTTACCACAGAGCAGAATCGTGATATGCTCGTTCTCCGTCATGTACAAGGAAGCGATGAGTTATACATCTACGCTTTTAATGGTGGAGATATTAGCTCTGGTTATTATTCAAATACCAAACTTGCGACTTCTAAAACTCGCACAGCATATAATAGTACAAATGCTCCGCTTGTCTTTGGCGGCATAGCAGAATATGATTCTGAAAATCAAGTATATATTGCAAGCGATAGCTCTACATATATCGGAGCAGGTATAATCTATTGGTGCAAGATTTGGTATGCTGATTTGGGTGATACCGTTGCAAAAGAGCTTGCTTCTTGGACTCGTGACGATGACAGACAAGAATATTATCAAGCTCAGTTAGACTCTGCTGGTACTTTATTTGGCAGTCCTTATCTACTTTCTGGTACTTCAACGAGAGCATCAGCTTCGTTCATTTCAAATAACCTTATGAGATATTTGCATCAAATGAATGTTGATAACGTCAACGCTGGCGGTTGGGGTGGTAATACTTCAACCGAAGCTAAGTATCAAGCATCTATGCACTATTTCATGCAATACAAGTTCTATCCCGCTATTCCAAACGAGATAAGAAACTTAATTGTACAGGTGAAAGTACCATCAACTACTGGTAGTCAATCTTCAAACATTGGCAACTACGATAGTTATGTCTACATCCCCTGCTATAGAGAAATGGCAGATAATAATGATACTAAGAACGCTCCTTATTCTAATGAGGGTAGCTTCATAAGTTGGAACACTACAAATCAACGTAGGCTTGGTTTTAGAGATATTATCACATTAGATACATCTCTTTTGGCTAACGGTAATGCAAAGTTTACTGGTTCAAGCGAACCAATCTTCGCTCAGAATAAAGGCTTCTACGATGCCGACAGTAATCCTAATGGCGTTCGTGAATACGATATTTGGCACATAGATAATAACAATGTGGCAAGAATATATCTGTCCGCACAAACGCTCAGGAAGAAGAACATCACACCTACTGTGGCGATTACACAGGGTACGGAGCTTCTCGGCGGCTGGTGCGGCGCGTATACCTATTTCCTGCGCTCCCCGAATACTGGCAACGCCAACAATTTTTGGTATGTGAACCTCATTGGTGCTACCAACAACTACTCCAACGCGAACTACTGGATTGGCGTTCGCCCGTGCTTCTCAATTTTTGCTCAAATTTCTCAAAACGAAAATTAAGTTATAATTCAAAAGTCCTACAAATCTGGCGATAACTCGCTTATCGCCTTTGTAGGGCTTTATTAATAGTCTAAGAATGGAGATAATCTATGAGTGTTATTAAAGCAAAAAGACATATAGCAAAAAGTGAATTTGAACAAACCTTTTCGTTATTCTATTCTGACTCTAATAGAATACTATCCAAAGTTCCTAAAAGACGCGAAAGATTTGTATGCCCTAAAATAATATGGTTAAACAATTCAATCTACAACGACTTAATGATAGTACAAGAAATCTTATTTGCAAAACAACCAGAAAAGAAAGACGAAAAGCAGAGAAGAATAAAATCAGCTTTGCAGAAAATTGAATGTTTAGAAAAAGAAATTATGGTTTATTCAAATATTATGTCAATGCCGTTTGATAAACAATGTAGTTGGTGTAATACATTAAATAGAGAAGTTGCTTTATTAAATGGCATGGTAGAAAACGAATCCGACAAATCCACTTTTAGGATAAAAGTGTTGGATTGGGATAAGATTTACAAATTTAAAGCATTATATAAAATGTGCGAATTACACAGATATACACACGGAAAAGCTGTTAGAGCAATAAACTCATTAGAAAACGGCAATACACCGTTAGTTATCGAATTGATAAACGAAGCATTTTACAGTGTTATGACAGCTAATTTCTATCCGCAAACCAAAGAAGAATATCTCGATAGAGCGAAGCGGATAGAAAGAGCATTACAATGTTTAAATGAAATTCAAAGACCAATGCTATCGTACTTTAACACTATGAAATATAGCAATAGAGTAATGAAAGAATGGTCTGACTTGTTAAAAACAGAAATCAGATTATTAAAAGGTTTACTGAAATCGGATAAAAAGAGATTTAGTAAACTTCCTTAATTAAAAATATAATTGGTTAAAACCTATACTTGCGGCGCGAATAACTATTTCCTGCGCTCCCCGAATACTGGCAACACCAACAATTTTTGGAATGTGAACAACAATGGTGCTACCAACAACAACAACGCGAACAACTGGAATGGCGTTCGCCCGTGATTCTCATTTTCAAGTAGCTATGTATTAAGAGTGAAGAGTAATAAAAAATTGAGAAGGAGATTTTAACCATCTATTTGTAAAAATAGTAAATAATATGTTTTCGTGGTTTAACGGAAACTCGCTGTGGTGGCGATTCGTAACGGTCGAGTGGAACGCTTCTTGCATAGACAAGCCTTTGCCTAACTTGTTTTTATACTCAACCATAATAGCCAGAACAGGCAAAATATAATAAGGCTAAACGAAGGAAAAACCAAAATTATAAGAATCTAAAAAGAAAGGAGGTTGTCTTTTGAATCAAAAAGAAAGAATCAGAAAACGCATCGAACGCGATAAAGCGCGGCGAGCTTTAAAGAAAAAGGCTTATGCGGAAGAAACAAAAGCTGATGATTACGATAAAGTGTTGACTATGCAAAACTATTATCGGTCATTAAGAAAGTGTCGTAAAGGCGTTATGTGGAAAGGAAAGCCGCAAAAGTATTGCCAAACTTCGATGACACAAATTTCAAAAACCTTTGAGTTTATTGGTGAATATAAACTACCACCTTTAGAAAACACGTCCAATATTCTTTTATATGAACGTGGCAAGGAAAGAACTATTACGCCTATACAATTCAGCGATAGGATAACTCAACGTGTAATTTGTGATGATTCCATGATTCCGTTAATCATGCCGTCATTAATTTATGATAATGGTGCAAGCACTGAAGGTAAGGGAACGGATTTTGCTCGTAGAAGAGCCGAAAAATTTATGAGAGATGCTATTAAGGATTATGGAGAAAATTTCTATATTCTTACATTCGACTTTAAAAGTTTCTTTGATAGTATTCCACATTCCACTTGTTACAATGTATTAAATCAATATTATTCAGATGCAAGGCTCGTAAATTTAATATTGGAAATTGTTAAGTCTTACCAACGACCTAACATATTAAAAATATCAGATGATTCAGAAAGAGAACTTCAATTAAATTTACTTGAAAATAATAAACAAAAAGGAATATGTCTTGGTAGCCAAATATCTCAAATCCTTGCTTTGGTTGTACCTAACAAATTAGACCATTACATTAAAGATAAACAACGTATGAAAAGATATGTTAGATATATGGATGATGGCATAATAATACACCCAGATAAGGAAGTGCTACATAAGCTCTACGAAGGTATGAAACAAGTATGCAATACATTAGGATTAACCTTTAATGAAAAGAAAACTAAAATAGTCAAAGCGACTAAGGGTTTTTCTTTCTTAAAGATTAAATATCATGTTGTTGGTAAACGTCTTATAAAGGCTTTAGTTCGTAGCGGAATAGTTAGAATGAGAAGAAAGTTAAAAAAGTTCAAAAGAAAAGTTGATATGGGGCTAATGAGTTTGGACGACGTTTACAATTCTATTCAATCTTGGATAGCACATTCTAAGTTGGCAAAATCATATCACACAGTAAAAAGTATGCTAAAACTATACGACGAGTTGTTTGGCGGCTATAAGATAACCAAGAGATACTTTAAAAAGTTAAGAAAGGAAGGAAGACTCCATGAAATATTACAAAGTGATAAATGGGCAGAATTTCGTTGGGATTGCAACAACTTCCGAACTACGCAAAATACAGTTGCGGCATAATATTTTAGTATCTTGCACAGAAAAAGAAGCCGAGTGCATCCAAATTGAAAACGGCTATTATCGTGATGGCTGGATGAAACCTGCTCGTGAAGACATTGGTGCAATTTCAGCAAGCGTTATTGAAATCGACAAAGAGGAATATGACGAGCTTTATGATTTGATTGAACGCGATGAGGAAATAACACCAGACCCCGAACCCGATGTTGACCCAGAACCAACGCCAGAGCCTGAACCTCAAGATATTACTGTGGCATATGCGAAAAAGCTGAAGCTGAATGAAATGAGTAAAACCTGCGAAAATATTATATTTGCAGGAATAGATGTTGTTCTTTCAGATGAGGAAACACATCACTTTTCATTGACAGAATACGACCAGCTTAACTTATTCAAATTGGAAACGTTGGCTCGTTCTGGTGAAGAATATTTGCCATACCACGAAGACGATGAGCTTTGCAAATTCTATCCTGCTATAGATATAATCACTATAGCAGACGCGGCAACACAATATATCACATACCATACAACTTATTTCAATAGTCTTAAAGCATATATTAACTCGTTGCGTTCAGTAAACACTATAAGCAGAGTTGAGTATGGTATTGAAATACCTGAAAGGTATCAATCTGATGTTTGGAAAGAGATAAACAAAAATGATGAAACTTAAAGTCATATTCAAATACTTATTTTTATTTTTAATTGGTGGGTTGATATATTGCGGTATTGAACTGTTGTGGAGAGGACGTACCCATTGGACGATGCTTATTGTCGGAGGAATATGTTTTATATTCTGCGGCATTATCAATGAATTATTCGATTGGGATATGCCGTTATGGATGCAAATGCTTATATGCTCAATAGGAATCACAGTTATTGAGTTAATATCTGGTTTAGTAATAAATAAACTATTTAAACTGAATGTGTGGGACTATAGCAATTTACCATTTAATCTTTTCGGACAAGTGTGCTTACTATTCACATTCATTTGGTTTTTGTTATCAAGCCTCGCAATTATTTTAGACGATTGGCTTCGATACTTGTTCTTTGATGAGGAAAAACCACATTATGTTTTACTTTGAATAACAATAATTTTATAACATTATTTTATAGTTATATTGACATACGTTATAAATTATGCTATAATTTAGCTGTAGTCGAAAAGCTATATAATTAGTCAATCGGAGTGATTATTATTGAATAAACTTAGTGATAAGCAAAAGACAGCAAGACGAAATGAGATAATATTTCTTATTGCCTCAGTAGTTGTATTATTGTTACTTTTATTATTTCTACGCTCCTGTGATACTAACACAGAACCCACAACAGAAAAGTATGCAAGAACAGTTACTTTACCATCTGTTTCAGCCACAGAACCCTCACAAAAACAAACAGCTATTGGATGTTTTGACTATCTGTATATGGTTAGTAATAAAAAAGAGCAGACTGTTCACTTTGAAAATCCACGACAAAACGATTGCATTATGAACTTCGCCCTCATGGTTTATAGTGACAATGGTGAATCTACGTTATTGTGGCATACCGAAGATATTGTACCTGGTACAGTAATAAACAGAATTACAATAAATAAATCACTAAATAAAGGTACTTACAACGCAGAGCTTGTTTGTTCTTGTTTTGACATTGATAGTCGCTCCAAATTAAACGGCGCAAGCGTCCATTTCACGCTTATTGTTAATTAAAGAAAGGAAAGTTAAATGAAGAAAGTTTTATGTTTGATTTTTGTCGTATTGATGATTGTTAGTGTTGGAACACTTACGGCTTTTGCCGATGACCCAAGTGCGACCCTTTACTACTATGCCCCATCAACATATACAGTTTATATTCCAACCGATTTTACTGTTGGCTCTCCCCTATCCATTACGGGTGAAAATTTGAATTTAGCCGATGGTACTCATGTGGAAGTGTATGTATATAATATGGATGTTGATTCAGTCATATTAACTCACACGTCCGACAGCACAAAAACTGTCAGAGCAACCTTATATAATAACTTGGGTGAACAACTTAGAAACGAAAGTGTTGTATGCTCATTTAGCGAAGATGACGAGGGTGAATCTTTCCCAATGTACGCAAATGTTGACTACTCCGAAGATTATAAGGCTGGCGAATATACAGGAATTGTCAATTTCGGAATCTGTTTAAGATAATATAATAGCATAAAAATTTTAGGCTGTAAGAAATAATCTTACAGCCTAATCTTTTGCGCTTTAGAATACTTCATCCAAAGTATTTACAGCCAAATATCCTTCTGCCTCGGCAAAGTGGATATAAGTGTCGAGTGTGATTTGTATGCTTGCGTGTCCCATAAGAGCCGATATTGTTTTTATATCAACCTTATTGCGGAAAAGCCTGTTAGCAAAAGTATGTCTAAGAGAATGTGTAGCTCCTTTGTTAATTTTTGTGTTCTTTATTATACGCCTAAATGTACGGTCATACTGCTGTGGCGCAAGAACGCCGCCGTTTTTAGCACATACAATATACTCGCTATTTGGAAATTTGTCACACATACGCTTTAAGGCGGCTTCAGCGGCTTTATTTAAAGGGACTCTCCTATCGCCAGAATATGTTTTTGTTGATGTTAATATCGTTTCATATCCTGTGGCGTTACCATCGTCATCGCGTGTTTTAACCGTTTGTGCTGACTTGCTAATATGAAGAATGTGGTTATCCTTATCCCAATCTGTTTTCTTTAGTGCAATTATTTCACCACGCCTTGCACCAGTGTTGAGCTGAAGGATATAAGCATCACCATATAAATATACGGCTGTTTCAGAATTTAGATATAATCTTTGGCTTTCTTCAATAATAAGCTGTGCTTCTTTGTCAGTGTACCAAACCATTTCTTTCTTTTGAAAACTTGACTCGGATGGTAGCTTAACCCCAACCATAGGATTACAGGAAATATGCTTTTGTGCAAAAGCGTGTTGCATAACCATATTTACTCCGTCACGAGCCTTCTTTACTCTTGAATAAGAAAAGCCTTGTTTCTTAATATCGTTCAGCATCTTTTGAATATCGCTTGTTTTTATTTCGGAAATCCGCATCATTCCAATGTAAGGATAAATTTGATTCTTGAACGTTCCCTCAAGAGTGTCATAGCTCGACGCTTTAATCGTAGGTTGCTTATAAAGAACAAGCCATTGTGAAGCGTAGGTTTCAAACGATGTGATTAATGGGTCAATATGAGCTTCAGCATCAAACTGATTCATCTGTTTTTGAACCGCCATTTTTGTGTCGCCAGTAAAATAAATAATCTCTGGCTTACCATTTGCTTTGTATCTACCTGTCCTTACTCTGCCATAATATTTGTCACCTCTCTTATAAATACTGCCTGTTCCTTTTGGTCTTCTTGCCTTTGCCATATTAACAACTCCTTTGCAATAAATATGTAAAACAAGCATATTTTACGGATAGTGCTACAAAACTCAATCTGTAGCACTATTGTAGCACTATAAGTTGACAACAGATAATACTACTTGATAAACTTGCCAAAAGTCGGTAATTATATAATTTGATAGAAAATTAGAATATATGTTCTACTATCTATCATTATAACATATTATTTGATTTATTGCAAGAAATATTTATATGTCTTAAAAATGGCTTATCCATGCGGTTTATAAAAGAAAAAGTACCATAATTCTTCTGAATTATGGTACAAATTTTGGAGGCGACGAACGGATTTGAACCGATGAATCAGGCTTTTGCAGAGCCGTGCCTTACCACTTGGCTACGTCGCCATATTAAATTTGTTGTCTGCGATAAGGTTTTGCAGACCATAATTCCTCTCTCTATAAATCCCGATGCCGCCTATACTTTCAAGCTATGGTTTCTGTTAATGTAGCACTATTGTAGCACTATTATAATTCTACAAAAGAATATATGTTAATATCTATATGTTTTTCGCGTGTTTTGTTCTAACCATTTTTCGAGATTTTTCTTTGAAATGATATATCTGTTGTTTAATTTCATAGAGGGAAAACCATCGCTTCTCATAAGCTCATATACCTTTGTTCTTCCCATATGAAATATTTGCACCAAATCATCTACTGTATAAATTATTGTATCATTATTGCCGTTATTTGTCAACATCCTAATCCCTTCTTATTGTATAGGGCATAGCCATAATAGACTACGCCCTATACTATTTATATATGTATTATTATGGCTTTGTTATTTTCGCCTGTGTTCGCTTCGCCAAACCATAATATCAACTTTGGCTTCAGCTTCCTCTTGCGTATTGAAAACTCGCATTTCCAAACTTTTAGTATTTGATAAAACCAAATCAGCAGATTTATACTTACCTTCGAGTGGCAACTTACAGAAGTAATAGTACATTTTATTAAACTCGCAGATTTTATATAAACACATTTTAACAACAGTATTTGAAATATCGTCTTTCGGCATTACTACATAATAAGTCTTACCAACCTCGTAGCCTTTATCACAATACTTTAAAATAATGTTTAATGCTTCTTCCATACCAAGCCGATAATTCTCGTCATAATCATGTTTTAACGACGGAGCTGTTATTGCGTGTTCAATCTCGTTTATGGCGTTTCTTAAATCACTTCGCACCTGTACTACCTAAACCTCCGCGACTAACCGACTTCAAGTGTTCAACCTCACGAATGTCTAATTCGGGTTGCTTCTGAACAATCCTGAACTGACAAATCCTGTCGCCTTTTTCAATCTTAGTATCACGCAAAGCGATTGCTGGGAAATGCCATTGGTCGTTTTCGCCACAATAGCTTTCGTCAATAATACCGCAGGAATTAGCAAGAATTATACCGAAATTCTTGTATGTACTACTTCTCGGAAGAACGTGAGCCTCATACCCAAGCGGTAAAATCATACCAACACCGAGCTTGATAAACTTAAACTCACCTTTCTTTAACTCAACCGTTTCGGCGGCGTACAGGTCAATCCAGTCGCCTTGTTCAATCTTTTTAACCTTCGGAACGTCCTCATAAAAATATTTAATTTGTACTACGTTCATATTTTGTCTTTCCTCCAAAATACAATTCACCTAATCCTTTTATTCATTTGTTCAACCTCATCATTCCAACGCTTTATAGCATACTCTACAGAACGTGGGAATGATGCTTTTCCTTCTTCGACAATATGATGTCGTTTTCTCAAAAATGGTTTACATTGAATCATTGTAAAACCGCCACGACAACATATATTATCATCATCAAAATACATCTTGGGCATACGCCCACATACAGGGCAAGGTTTAACGCTATTTAATAGCTCTTTATTATTACGCCTATAAAACAACGTACATATCAGTGAATACATTAATTTCCCTCATCATTATTATCTACCGACACATATAAGCCACAATGACATTCGCCAATATAGCCATCGGCAACCTTATCTTTGAAGTCCTTACACATACATTTTGTATCTTCATTCTTAATTACTCTACACGGGCAAAAACCATCGTTGTCAGCTAATTTATCTCTTATCTCTTTTACATAATCCTTGTCTGAATTTAATACAATTTTCATATCATTATATATCCTCCCATATTGATGTATTTCGCATATTGATTATCGCTGGCTAATTTAACGCCGAGAGTATAATCAAAACGTGAATCACAATTTGGAATAAACCGCCCAAATTTAATAATGATGTTATTTGTCATTTGCAAAATATTGAACGCTTTTTGATAATTTTCTTTTATCTCGTCTTCTGTATAACCTGTATATATAATGATATAATCATTATTATTGTGGTTATATCGTAGCTTTGAAATGAAATCAATTACATTTTCAATATCGTCAAAAGGTTCTAATCCACCGAATACAACAGCTTTTGTAATCGGATTGTTTATATACCTTTTGACTAAGCTATCAATACTTATCTCAATATCGGGAGTGTTGGCAAGTGTGCTGTTCTGGCACACTTGCTCACCACTTTCCTTATCGCACTTAAAAGAACACGAATGACACAGCACCAACATATTCGGCTGTTTGTAATTTACGAAATCCTCATCAATTATGCCTTTTACTTTCATTTCATAATACCGTCATCAGATAAGACATTCATCCATCTGCGTTTATCAAACTCGTTTTTGCGAATCTTCTGATAACTGCTTGTGGGGGTATAAAAGCCTACAACTCTTGCATAAGTATCAGCGATAGGCTCTCCACAAATCGGGCATTTCTTTTCGCTAATAAATGCGTGTCTATGTTTACACACACTAATCTTTGTTGTAAATGCAAAGTAGATAACGCCTTGAGATGCAACATAATTGAGCATATCCCACGCTGTTTCTTCGTTGGGGAATCTGTTTTCTATGTTAATATGTGCGATACAACCGCCGCCGCATTTTTTATCAAACAAAGAACCGAGCCTACATTTTTCTTGAATGGTACACTTCTCCATAAGGGGCAACCATTGATTTGAATAAATGAAGTATTTATTCTGTTCAAATAACAGATTGTCAGCTTGACAGATAACACCTGCACAATTTTCGGCTGGTATCATCTCAAGGTTAAATGAGAAATCACACTCGAAATTATCTTTAACTTCGTTTATCACATCGAGGATTTGTGTTGTAAATTCAACCGCCTCATCTGAATAACTCTTACATCCAAGCTCATCGGTATTAATTAAGCCGAACAAATCCATAACCTCATATATACCGATACCGCCTATAGTGCAAAACTGCTTATCTAATTCAACAGCACCGTCACAGTAGTTAGGCAATAATCCCTTTTCAATATTGCGCTCAATGATGTGACGCATTGATGTTAATGCCTTACAGTTTAACAGGACTCTGCTTTTTAATATCTTCAGGTACTTAGATTTATTAAAATCGCTTTCATAAGCGATACGAACAAGGTTAATTGTACTTACTCGGCATGAGCCAACGGAAAGGGCTGTACCGCCGATTGAGTTAATAAAGGCATCGAGTTTTGTAGTCTCACTGAGCAAGCGACAGCAATTCGATAAAACACCAACATTATCACTAACAAAGAAGTTGCTGTCAGACCACTTAATGTTATGATTAGAACACCAACGAGCAAATTCTTCATCTTGGAACTTACCATCTTTATAAAGCAGAGAATAAGTAAGTACAGGATAAGTGAACATATTTTGTTCACGGATTTCACTAACCACTTCCATAAATATCTTTTGACACTTAATAATATCTTCAACGTGGTCTATAAGTAATGTGCCATCTGGGAACTCCATACCACCAAATAACGATTCGATATACGGTCTATCAAACAGAGAAACGTTTGTGAACGCACTTTGGTCTATGCGGAGAAATGGTTGATTAAGACGGTAAATCAGCTTTTGATATTGCTGTCTTAAATAATAATCAGGATTTTTCATATAATAACCATTATCGCAGTCTATCTTCCAAAAATACCATGCCCAAATCAGTACATTAGGCATCCCGACGGCTCCGCTCTGGCGGTTAGATAAGAAACTAACGAACTCAATCACATCATCAAAATAAGTCGTTAAGTGTTTCGGCGGTTTATTATTATATGTTACACCATCAATCTCAAGCCTATTGCCATCATGGTCAGTAATAACACTACCATTTAAAAAGAATAAGCCTTCTGTCGCAAGTCTTGTAAAATCGTTAGCCCAACAATAAGGAAAATAACTTGCCGTCGTACTATCGTTTAAATAAAATCCACGGCTGAACTCTTGTTCTAACCACTGTTTTGCTGTGCGTAAACCCCAACGCTTTTTAATCTCAAGGAATATCTTGTTAAGACCAAACAGCTTATCCTCACTCTTAGCTTTCTCTGTCATAAAGCTACGAATATCTTTGTGGTTTGCGTTAGCATTAGGGTCGATTGAAGAATCAGCAAGAGTATAATTATCAACAAAGTTGTTAATAAACTCTGAGAAATCAAGTTGGCTTGGATGAACACCATTAATGTATTCAAAATCCTCACCGTACTTTTGCTTTAATTCTTCAAGGAAACGCTCGAAATCTTTAGATAACTTTAATTGTATTTCCATTATATGCCTCCAAATTATTGTTCATTGACCCACTGATTTGCTTTACCAAAATCAAGAAGTTCCCCATCGACAGATAACACGGGGACTTGCTCAATCCCAAGTGAAAGCATTTCATCTATACTATTGTTCTCGACATATGTAATCTGCTTGTCCGCTAATTTCTTTTTAATAATATTACATTTAGGACAACCAGTAGAAAAAAGAATAATGTTCACATAAACACCCCTTGTACTATGGTTTAGTTATATATAATCCAAGCACTTCTGCTTGTTCCAGCGTAGTTAGTTCATCAAAAATATCATTCAAATAATCGCTATCTAATATTATTTCAGATAATAACTTAATTTTTTCTTTATCCGATTCTTTATTCCATTGTGTATTTATTTTATCTTTAAGACATTCTTCGCAAATATCTTCGTCGCCACAAGTATATTCTGCACCTTCCCCACCGCAAGTATCACAATAACGAACAGGCACATTGACATATTTACACGGCTTACCAAGACAGCCCATTTCATGAGGACAGCCGACACAAAAGTTTTCTTTCTTAATCATTGTATTCAACTCGCTTATATGTTATAAATTCCCACGGAATATCCCCACATAATCTTGGCGTTACCCTGTCGGTAATTTCCCATTGTGGGTTTTCATCAATGTTCGGGAAAAACGTATCAGCTTCTTTAAATGTTTTTTTTATTCTTGTAAGCAACACATAGTCGCAATAATTTAAAAGTTGCTTATATATGCTTTCTCCACCTATAATAAAAATGTTAATAATAGGAAAGTCATATGGGTGTTTGTGATGATAAAGATAACCTATTACATTATCCATGTTCATGTAAATGACCCCATTTTCATCTTTTATTGGAGATGAACAATCGTGTGTGATAACTATATTGATACGCTCAGGTAAAGGAATTGAACCAATGGATTTAAAAGTGTTTTTACCCATAACAACAATGTTATTTTTTGTCAATGCTCTAAACCTTTTTAAATCTCCTTGTATAGAACATAATAATTTATTGTTGTACCCTATACCCCATGACTCATCGGCGGCAACGATAGCATAAATCATATTCCAAGCTCCAATCTTATTTGAGGTTTAATTGGATTATAGTTTACCATTTCAAAATCATAAATGGTCATATCATAGAAGTTCCGCTTTCCTGAATTTAACACTAATCGCGGCTTTGACTTTTCATTCTGCCCATAATATCTGTAAATCAGAGTTTTTGCCGCGTTAATATGTCTATCATAGATTTGCTCATTTGCTACAAAGTGAGTAAAAACTCCTGCTTTATAGCCTGTATGCTGTGCAATCATCATCAGTAAAGCCGCATATTGAACCTCGTTCACCATACCACCGCCTGAAGCCGTCAACATATCACCAGAACGTTGAATCATACACATATCAAGAAATTCATCACGAACATTCCAAATAGTACAAAAAGCACAAGGGGCAAGTCCAGCAGTTTCACGCAAATCAGTTTCTTGCCATAGATTTACAATTTTGCGACGACCATATGGGTCTTTTTCTATGTCATTAATTAACTGATTAATTAAATCATAACGTTTAACTGTTCCACCATATCTTTGCCCGATTGTTCCATCTCCAATATCCCAATCCTTCCACCAACCAACTCCCATTTCCTCCATTTCGGAAATCTTATTAGTAGGTTTTTGATAAATGGTAAAAATCTCTTTAATACCAGTTTTCCAAGCAACAGGTCTAAGGGTACAGATAGGGAAATCACCCTTGCTTAAATCATATTTTCTTACAACATGATTGATTGAATATGTATATGCAGGTGTGCCATCGGCATATTTCGGGCGTGGATTATCGTCTTTATATCCATTTTTCAATATATCTTGTATCGTGTTTACTAAGTAATCATCTGCTCTTGTCATTTTTTTTTACCAGCTCCTTATTCACAACCAATATACGCTGGCGGATTATTATTCCTAAACCAACCGATTGATTGTTCACCTGTCTCGGTATTAGTCAAAATTTCAACTGTACAATCTTCATGTCGTTCAACAACATCAAAACAGTTTGTTCTAACTGTCGTGCTGTTATAAATATAAGGGCAAATAACATCATCACCGAAATATTCACTATACCATTTTCGACCCTCTTGAATATCCTTGTACATATAGCAAACATCTTTGTGACTACAGTGTTGACATATTCTCTCGTTCATTAATTGTTCCATTATAACTTATCCTTTCTTGTGCATTATTACCTGTATGCCACAATAAATAATGCTTTTATAATCATCTTGCGGTGTAATACATATCAACATAAAAAGGAGTAAAAAATGGATTTAGATAGCATACCTGTATATTACACAGATTTACCGCAAGATGAGTTGAAGCTACTGCTTTATTATAATCAAATACAACTAAGCAATTCTAAAACAGAAGAGCTAAAGCATTATTATCTGCAAAAGATAAAATACATATCTTCGCTAATAGAAGAATAACAAACTAAACAAATGTATTACACCGCTTATATTTCAGAAATAATCGTTACATTTCCAAAATGTTTTTTATCTTCTAAATCAATAGGAACATAATCAGTCTGGTTGTGTTGTTCAAAACACTTTTCATATGTATTCCAGTCTATTAACATTGGATATAATATAGTTTCAATATCATATATGGAAATAGAACCATCAATTAATATATGATTATTTCTTAATCCTCTTTGTCCATCATAAAATGGGATAACAAAAAATCTACTACCGTTTTTGAAAAGCACTTCATAATACAACTCAGAACGTTTATTTGCTCGTTGTATTGAACTTTGATAACTAACTAAAAGTTTATATACTATGTTCCTTATTGTCTTTATCTTATTGCCATTCATATCGTGTAAATAATATAAAGCTGAATGATAGAATGAATAGTGTGTACACATTTTTAATTCTTTATCAATAGAAGATAATAAAAATTGATATTGCGATGTATTCATATTACTACTCACCATTCTTCTCTTTGGGTTTTAATATAGCCCAAACATAAATACTTTCGTTGTTCATTACAAAATCTTCACTTGCAACAACAGTATAATCAGCATTTTGAAATTCAACTGTAGTATTTTCACTAAGCAACGGACAATCAACATCACCAATATAGAGCAAATAACCCTGATTATAATTATTGTCTGTAAAAACATCTACAGGAGATTCGTCGGTTACATAATTAACATGGCGACGAAATGTCACATACTTACGACGTAGCGGTTGAATAAATGCTTTAGTCGATATACAGTAATTATCCCCACATACAACAACGCTATTGCCGTACTTTTGTAAAGCGTTATTAATATACTTAGTTTTCATCATTCTTTTTCCACATATCAAACTTAGCTATATTACACAAGGATTCAACCTGTTTGCAGACTTTTACAAGCGTTTGGTTGATATTAAAATTCTTTTCACGAGCGTAATCAGCAATCGTTGTAATAACACTCATAAGCAACGTCGCATCATACTCGTATTCTGCGCTATTATTGGTATTCTCAACATCTGGCATATTGTTATTCACCCTTTCATTTACGCAAATGAAATAGTCATTTCATCAGCATTTTTCAGTAGGAAAAATAGCCGTATTACAATGACGAAGGATATTTCGATAGACTTTATGCTCAACCTTATCGTCCAAAACAAGAGCGTTCCATCTACGACCCCTTGTATTATCAGACGGTATAAGCACATCTATTCGACTTCCGTTCTTAAACGTAATCGCTTTCGTCGGCTGTGATAATGATAAATACTCAAGCAGAACGCAATCAACAAAATCCGTCAAAACATCAACAGCCTTATCAAGCGTATCACTATCAGCTACGGCAATTCCTATTTTCAACTTCGGATATAACTCGCATATCTCAACAGCATATCTTAAAGCTGGTCGAGATAAAGGCAGTACAACATTGTTCATTAATATCACCCGCCATTCTCTCTTACAAGATAGTCCCATAAATCTTTTGTAGTCTGAAGTTTAATGTCAACCCCATCGTCAACATAATCCCCTGGCTCCCAACGCTCGCCAAACTCAAGTTCCCAAACGAAATACGGTATTACATCTGAATCGCAACCCATTATCTTTTCAAGAAGACCAATAACATCGTCATCAAGTGACGGGAACATAAATTCAATATCGGTATGTAATTCCTTATTCCATTTTCGGATTAAGTCACTTAGGCTTCGCTCAAAATCTGCAACCTTCTTTACTCGTCCAATATACTTTTCAAATTCATCATACGTTATACTTATTTGTCTTTCCATTCGCAACCTCTTTTGTTTGTATGTCAGTAAATTTTAATTTTACTTGACAAATTCATATTTTGTCAGCCATAGTTCTTTCGTGCCTGGGATGGGCAAGAATGAGCCGTCAGGCTGTTTTTCTTTTTTCGGCTCATACTTTTGATTAAGTACGCGAATAATATCGCCTTTTTTGATTTGCTTATTTTTATATGTTGTCTTTCGTATTTTGCAGTAAAACTCAATACCCGTTTTAACAGCATATACCTGTAACCTCGGAGAATACTTTGTGCTTATAGCCAACACAACAAGTACCTTACTTGCCTTTGGGTCAACTACGTCTACATAACCTAAATACTTTGATTGACTTTTTATCTTATCGCTTAAAGTCCTCGGTTCTACAATAAGGTGACTTTCCATATAAAGCAGGAATCCATATGTATCAACTTTAGTAAAAGTCTTGTCCGTTACGTTTTGTGAAAACTCTGCGAGAATATTATAGTCAAGATTATATTTGTCAGCTTTAACTTTTGATACAGATACCTTACCGTACAGCTCATCAAATAACAGCTTGACTTTCGCAAGGAAATTAGCATCTCCAAACTCGTCAAAGAAATCCAAAGCAATCAGAGTATCAAGCTGGCTACTTGTTAAGGAAGTTTTATTTTTCAAATCAATCATTAAGTCAATAAATGATTTGTACCTATTATCTCTTAACGCATACATTTCTTCAGCAACAGCGGCGTTTAATCCATTAATTGAAGCTATGCCCTTTTGTATGGTATGAGTTTCCTTATCAAATCCGTAGTTGGCTCTTGACTCTCTAAAGCGAATAGGTGTAATCCTAATCCCGTGTTTTCTTGCATATTCTGTGATAGCAAGCGACTTTTCTTTCTTGTCGATAAAGATATTAAAAGCTGTTGAAATAAATTCAAGCGGATAATAATATCTTAAATAACCACAGATATAGCCAACCCAAGAATAAGGGTCTGAGTGGTTTTGTGAAAACAGATAATCACTTGAGTCTTTAACAACCGCTATAAAGCCTTCAACAATCTTTTCGGCTTCTTCGGGCGGCGTTCCGTATCGCTCATTCATCACAGCGAGAAAACCTTTGATATGTCTTCCACCAGCTTGCAACGAACCGCCATACTTGATAATTGGTATATCTTGCTCTGTACCCGTTTTCTTTGCAAAATGTCTTCGGACAATATCAGCTTCGCCCATTGTGAAATCACAAAACTCGTGGAGAAATCCCATAACTTCTTCTTGATATATGCAGAAGCCAAGCGTCGGTTTAAGGTATTCATTGATAGCATAATGACCGTTATCTTTGAATACACCTTTTGCTAAATCGTCACGGTATGAGCTTCCACCTGGTCTAATCGCACCATTACCCATAGAGAAAAGGTCAATATATGAGAAATTCGGGTTTTGCTTTCTAATGTTCTCAACGGTACTATCACTGAATAACTGTTGTAAGTATGCTGTAGCTGATTGTGACTCCCATTGAAATATCATCGTGGTATCTTCTCTAATGCTATTCCAAACAGCCACATCATCAGGTGTATTATCTGGCGTTAAAAAATCTATCCCAGCCGCTTCACAAGTCTTTGAAATCATACCCATCGAGTCCAAGCCTAATATATCCAGCTTGACAAAATTTAAGCTGTCAATTTCTTTCATGTTTAATACGGAAACGGGGTATTCATCATTTGATGTAGTGAACGTTCCAAACCAGTCATCAATCGGGAATGGTGATACTACACAGCCAGCAGGGTGATTACCGACTGATACTACAACACCTTGAGCAATCTCGACATTCTTGAATATATAAGGATATTTTGCCTTGACGCTTTCGTAATCATTTTCTGCAAGTTTGATTAGCTCTTCTGAGAAAGCTAAATAATCATAAGGAATTTCTTTGTGTTGGGCTGATTTTGTATATTCCTTTTTAAGCCATTCTTCAACGGCTTTAGGCATTTCTAAATCTTCGCCCTTGTGGTGCTTTTTGTATTCTTTACGGTCTTTTTCATACTGCTTTAGAGCTTCATCAAGTTTTGGCGGAAGAACCAACGACCGCAGATTAATTTGAAATAACCCTCTACATATATCCTTAATTGCACCCTTTAATGCGATTGTGTTAAAGGTCACTATATCGCAACAATACAATCCTTCTTTTTCTTGCAGGTATTTTCTAATTACTTTTCTATCGGGGTCATACCAGTCTGTATCTATATCAGCAAGACTAATACGTTCACGCGACATAAATCTTTCAAAGTTAAGGTGAAACTTAACACTATCAATCTCGGTAATACCAAGCAGGTATGCAATCAATGAACCAGATACAGAGCCACGAGAATAGCCAAACTTAATACCACGCCTCCGCATTTCACTTTTGCAATCCTCATCAAGAAGCATAAAGTCTACTGCATCATTGTGAACATAGGTATCATATTCGTAATGTATTCTATCTACATATTCTCTGTAATTAGGATATTTTTGAATACCGCGCCATTTAACGCCTTCGTTGATTTTCTGCTTGAATACCTCTTGAGCTTTATCGCCATACAGACGAGGATATTTAGCAGAACGGTCTAATTCAAATGTTTCAACACTATCTGTCAGCCTGACTGTGTTCTCCATCGCTTCGGCTACAACGTCCATAGGTAAAGAGTTCTGACGCTTATATGTGTCATATAATTCTTGTGGCGTTTTGAAAACCAAATTCCATTCATCTTCGTCGTTGAAATGAACACCTTTTGCGGCTTGCAGAATAGCTCTACATTCCATATGGTCTTCGCTAATAGCGTGTGTATCAGTACCAACAATAAGCGGAATACCTGTTGCTTTATGAATTTCATAAAGCATTTTATTATAATCAATCTGTTCTTTGGACAGATGATGCTGAATTTCTAAGTAACAGCGATGCTTATTATTCCTCAAGAAGTTTAGAAATCTCTCAGCAACTTTGGCATCGCCTTTATGTAAAACCCCACCAAGACAGGCGGTAGTGACTAAAATATTGTCGGAAGTTTTGAAAAGCTCATCGAATGTAATTCGAGGACTGCTATAAAAATGACAGTCATCTTCACGATTAAAAGAAGCAGACGTGAGCTTATTTAACTCTTTTACGCCATCATAATTCTTTGAAATTAAAACACAATGGTAATTATCCCTTGTCTTTATATGCTCTGTTTTGATAGAATCAATATCTATCCAAACGGTTTTTGTGATTTCGGGATTATCTGGGTCAGCAACGTCAGCTATCCACTTGCCATCATCGGATTGCCGTGGCTCTCCCAAAAGTGTAACTCTAACAGCCTTTTTCTTTTTGTTTGGCGTAAGATTTATTAATTCGGCAGTAAAGTAAGAATTGTTTTCGCCGTTATCCTCGGTCAAATACGCCTCAATAGCGTGGATATATTTCATACCAGCGGCTTCAACGGCTTCTTTTTTATGTACCCATTCAAAAATATTGCCGTGTTCGGAAAAGGCTAAAGCTGTCATTCCGCACTCTTTTGCCGCTTTAACATACGTTTTAAATGGAGTAACACTGTCAATATTGATAGTGCCATTAGACAACATACTATGCAAATGATATATATTGTATCTTAGTCTGCTGTCTTGCATACCTTACTCCAATCTTCAACCTCTTGTTTGTATTCACACGAGCCACGATAATCACATAGCTCGTTGCAATAAAAGTATTCTAAGTTTGCAGGAAATTCTTTCTCTTTGCCAATATTCCTGATAGTTGTTTTTGTGGCATCAAGTGTATCGTTATACTCATCCATAACAAACGGTATTGTAGTTAGCACACCATCGTTTTTGTAATGATGCCAAACCAGCTCTTTTGGATATTCACCATATTCCTCAAATACAGCACGAGCATATAAATACATTTGCAATCTGTATTTATAAAAGTCTTTTGCCGATTGTGCTCGTACCTTACCCGATAAAGTAAAGAACGGTTTTGATGATTTGTGGTCTACAATCACTATCCGACCATCTGATTTATCTCGCAACAACAAATCTATATAACCAATAAATTTGTGTCTGCCAACCTTGAAATGCACTTCTTTTTCAATGCCGATTATTTCATAATCATCAAGCCATTCAAGATTCGTTTCAGCTAAATAGTTTGCACAGGCAAAATAGCTGTTATCCATGATAGTCTGTCTGGTAAAATAAATAACATTGTTATCAAATTCTGAAGCATAGTATTCTGACGCTTCAGCTAAAGTCATCTGTTTGGATAATATCTTTGCGAAAATACTATGTACAAACGAACCAAACTCGGCATAAAAGTTATCTTCTGGGAAATACAAATCATCATTAGCGACAACGTATTTAAGATAGAAAGAGTATGGGCATTGAATAAAAGTAGAAAGCCTTGAAAAAGACCACTGCATATTTTTAATCTCATCATATTTCATACTACTTTCCTTCTATCCTCGTATAACTTAATCCATATATCTTTACCGCAATCAACTGGTGCATTTTTGTTCTTTTTCTTTTCACCGTTTATAATCTCAAACGGCTTGCCTAAAAGGTTATTTGTATCAATGATGGTATATAAATTTGTCATTCGACGCAGACGAGCCACATCGCGCTTTACACTTGCTTCTTTATAATCAACATCTTTATCATAAGCCAATACTACACTCGCTTGCATTTTGATTAGCAATCGGATTTGTTCATCTGTTAATGTGTGCTTTTCTGCTGAAACACAATTTTTATATCCCCATTGAAAAGCCTTCATCACAGACTTTATTGACTCAAATACTATAACCTCGCCTTTTTCTTTGATGTACGGGTAGGTTCTCTCTAAAGATTGAAAGTAGTCAACAGTACCGACTGGATAATAGTTGATATACTTAGCAATCTTTATTCCGCTATTAAGTGGATATCTTGTTCTACCCTTAATGTTTATTAAACGTCCCCTTGCGTCATAAACGGGGTAAACAATCCTGTTCCCTTTTTCGTCTACCCGTACACCAAAGAAATCTAAAGTCTTTTGTTCTATACCTTCCTCAATCCATTCGGGAACAGGAGCATGGCTATATGTATCTAAAATACTTGGGTTTAATATCTCGTGGTTGGTATGTTCTTTTTGTTGATTATTCAACTTGCGGACACTACGGAGAAACGAGATTGTTTCTGAATGACATAAACTTGCAGGATTTATATGAGCTAATTTAGAGCCTTTATCAACAGCCTGCTCAAATGACAATCCTTCATAGTCCATTAACCATTTGACTATGCCACCGCCACGACCACAACCAAAACAAAAGTATTTATTTGTTTCTGGTGTAATAGAAAGCGACGGAGTGTTATCCGTATGCTTAGGACAACGTGCGAAATACTCTCCCCTACCGCGCTGTTCAAATTCAAAGCTCTGACTTGCATATTCTAAAAGATTGACGGTATTGTTGATATACTCCAAAAGTTCTTCACTTGGGTTATACATTTAACAATACCGCCTCCTTTAAAAGTCTTCGTCCATTTTGTGTTGCACAGCTTCGGTAATAGTGGTAGTTTCACCATCAAGGAAAAAGTCTAAATACTCATCTTCCTCATACATTCTTGCACCGATACGATTGATAATAACCTTAGCGTATGTGTTACCACATTCTGCTCCATCGTGGATTTGTAATGATTGAGGTTTATGACCCCATTTAATTGCAACAGATAATCTCTGTTCAATTTTGTAGCTGTCGGCAATATCGCCGCCTCGATTGAGCTGTGCCGCCGCAAGTACAGGTATTTTCAACTTACCAGCGACCTCGTTCTTTAAGAAGTCGCACTGTGCTCCGAGGATATTGTAGTTATTACCAGTATCTTTATCATTACTCTTAAAGTAATCATAGACGAGGAAATTCATACCGACCTTGTTTTTTAGCATTTTTGACATCGCATAAACTTCTTCCATTGTGATGCCTGGGCGGTATTCGTGGTACAATGGCTGTTTCTTTAGCCAGTCCTTCCACTTTATAATCTCTTGCTCTTGTTCTTTGGTGTAAGTACCGTTCTCAATAATCTTGATTGGAATACCTGTTAAGTGACCTAACAAACGGGAGAAGAATAAATCATCGTCCATTTCAGTGTCGATAACTAATACTTTCATACCGTTTATCAACTTATGTACAGCTTCATTCATCAAGAAGATTGATTTACCCTCTTTGGTTTTTGCCACAACAACATAGAGCTGAGAATGTCGATATGTAAAATAGGAATTTAAAATATCAAACTTGGACGGAATACCAAAAGTGCCATCACCGTTACGCTGACTTAAAAGGTTATCCCAAAGTGTATCAACCTTTGAGCCTATTGTGGTGACATCACCTTCAACCAAAAAGCTCTGCGTAAGGTGGTCTAATCCATCGTTGACTTCAGTATTTAACACACCCAAGTCTTTTGACGTATCATAGCAATCTACCTGCAATTTCTGAGCAAACTTAACCAAATCACGCCTAAAAGCCAATGCCTTGATGTTCTTAGCATACATCTTGTATTCTTCGATAGAGCCTCGTGCGGCAGTCTGATAAAGCTCAACACACTCTTGAATGTCTGGCAGATTATATTTCTCCATCGTCCGATGAACGCCAGCGTTAGAATGTATCTTGTTTGAAATATTGTAAGTATCAAGCTGGTCTATACCGTCTTTTTCGACAAGCTCTTTAATTGCCCAATAGAAACAAGCGTTTTCTTCGTTGTAAAAATACTTTGGTAATAAGTCCTCGCTGTATGCTAAATATTCGGGATGTAACAATAAAGTACCTATAACACTACTTTCTGATTGAATGTCGGAAAGCGTTTCATTTCGTTTTGCCAAATTGTCACCCCCTAATCATCGAATATAGAATTGAATCCTTTTGGCTTGCTGTCTGGTGCTGTAAACGAAGGCTCTATACTTTGTTGTTTACGCATCTTTGAAAAGTCAATTTTCACCTTTGGCTTTTTCTTAGACTTTTCTTTTTCATACGCTTGTTTGATAAATGGCTTATCAAGAAAGTATTTGAACCCTGCGGGATAATGCAAACTAAGACGGTTATCAATACAATATCTCAAAACGAATAAGATATAATCTGTATTAAACCCTCTGCTTATAGCATCATTAAAGGCAAATTTAAGAAAGCCATACTCAACAGATTTGTTTATGCTGGCAATCCATAACTGCCGAAATTCATCAAATTCTTTTTGATATAAATACGGTTTAGATTTTTTCTTCTTACTCACCGTTATTACCCTCAAGAATATGTGAGGCTTCTGTGTCAGCTTCATGCAAAGCTAATACAAGCGGATATTTTTCAATCGCCGCACTAAAGTCATTCCAATACTCTTTCGGCTCGGTATAACCCATATGCCAACGAATAGCGTACCGTTCTATAGGCTCAAGTTGCATAAACTGTTCAATCATCATCACAGACTTTTCGCCGTGTCCGTATGGGAATTTATTGTCTATGGTGTAATACGGAACTTTAGTCCATACGTTATCAACCTTTGCATTACGATAATCAATCTTATAAAAATACGTCTTGCAAATATCGTGAAGTAAGGCAACAATTATTAACGAACTTGTACTAATATCGGCTAATTCCGCTTTCCACATGGGATTTTCTAACTTATCACATAAACAATTTAAAACATTCAAGCTGTGGATTAATAACCCACCCTCAAAGTTACCGTGATAACGTGTGCTTGCAGGAGCAGTATAAAAGTCTGATTTACGAATAAACTCTAACAGTTCATCTTTGCCCTTGCGTTGGAATCGCTCAAACCAACCTTCAAACTCGTTAATCTTTTCTTGAATATTGATGTCCATAATTGCTCCTTATTTATTCTCGGAAAGTTCAAAATCCCATATGGTAATAGAGGTTTTGACAGCCTGTTTTGATATAAACTTCTTTAACTTTTGCTGGTCACTTTCTGACATCAGCCCATCCTTTAAAAAGGCATAAATCTTTTGTCTGTCCTCGTCGGAAATATTTAAGCCTTTGATGAAGCTGGCAAATTCAGCTCTTGATTTGTGACTCGGAGCTAAACTGTCAACCCACTTTTCGCTTTTCTGTCTGCGTTCATTATCACAGTAAGTTGAAATATCGGGAGAAGAAGTAATCTTAATACTGCGGTACTTTCGATTTTGTCTATCTACTTCTGTCGGTAAACCAAGAGCTAATGCTTTTTCTCTTGCTTTATTTGCAAAAGTCACATAACCGCTGTAAGCAATTTCGTAATTCTTTTCGCCTGTCTTACTATCGCTAACACGCTTATTAACACTTATTTGTCCGTAGCATTGTGTGTGGTTGGCGTTTTCTTGTACCGCCCAAACCTTAGCATAACAACCTTCTCTTAATCCCATATCAAACTCACTTTCGGATAGCTGTTAATTTCTTCTTTAATCCAGCAAGAATATCTATATCTTCAATATTCTTGTAATTGCCTGTAATATCTGACTCTTCCCAATCGGGATGTGCCGCTTTTTCAGCTTCAACACAAGCAGATTTTACCTTAGCCTGTGCTTCAGCACCTAACGCCGCCCTTTGTTTGGCGAGCTGTGCAATCTCGGTTTGGAGCTTGAGCAAGTTCTTGATTTCTTCGGGAACGTCCTCACCCTCGTAGATATACATACCAAGACCGTGCATAGCACACGCTTTTACAAGACATCTCTTTTCGGCTTTGTTGGCATCCACAGAAGTAATGTTATCAGCTTTGATTGATTCATTCTTATAATTCATAATGGCGAGGACTTCACGCATCTCCACGCCCTTAATGGTTACACCAACTTCAACCCAGCCAGTTTTACTATCGTCATGCCAAAATCGTGTGTTACCAAACTCGTCCATTATCTGTGGATAAATGGTATATGTAGCATCGGGATATACTTTCTTAATTTCGCTCCACGCTGAAGCCCAAGAAAGATATTTGAGCTTTCCCTTTTCTTTAATCTTGCCATCGAGATTAATCTTACTAAGAGTTGAAAAAATGCTTTCATCAATAACGACTACAACATCATCAGTTGAATCAACTTTAGTATTTCCTTTACTAACAGCCATTCTATAACCTTCTTTCATTATTTTATTGAGTTATGTTATTAAATAAAGCTAAGAAGCAACACGACAAGCCTTCTCAAACATTCCTATAGCATCAGAATAAGCTACAGACGCATTACCAATTTGGCTAAATGCCTCTGATACTTCCTGAAGCGACATAGACAACATTTGAAAAGGCTGTGTAATCCGCATCATCGTGATAAACGGAGGTGTATTACCATCACGACAACTGGTATATACTGCTTTATATGTATCGCCGTTTGAACTAATAACTTCGTCTAACTGCTTCTGTTGAGCTTTGTTAAAGTGGTTTTCATAAATCAGCTTATATCTATATGTATATTCACTCTTAGATAATTGCATATTAAGTCCTCCAATTCGTTTGTCTCAACAGTTATATTATAGCGTATTTTATAACATATGTCAATAGTTATTTTTAATTATTTTATAACTTTTTTATATGATTCGCCTTTTAATCAGAAACGACCTCCATTATTACACTAATAGTTAGCATAATAAGAAACGCCACAATAACAAGTCCTGCTGAAATCCAAATTGGTGATATAATCCAATACCATTCCCATTTGACAATATCAACAATTCGCATTATCAAAAACATAAAACTCATGGCTACAGGAACAGTACACAGACCGCCGCAACCACAACCGTCATTATTATCGTACATGGCTATTCTCCTTAGTATCTAACACGCCTACCACAAGTAGGACAATAATTCATTACTTTTTCTTTTCCTCTGTTTGTATAGCACACATAATCTCTTGGTACTTGTTCGTCGCAATCTTCACAACCTTTGTGTTTGTCTGCAAACGACAACCTCAACTCATCGCTATCGTGAGATATAATCTCATCAGCAATTCTCTTTCTGTTTTGATTGCAATATAAATTCACGAGTCTTAATGATAAATCGGCAGTATCTTTATCAACCAATAGATTAGCTTTTATATCGACCTTAAATTCTGACATACTATCCTCCCAACTACCAGCCAATACCATAACCCATAGTTAGTTTTGGCTCTACTGTAATTACATCATCATCTAAAAAAGACGTTTTTCTTTTGATTTGTCTTTCTTGTCTTTTACATACTTTATCGCAAGGTTTATCATAATAAGTACACAAGCCACACGGAGCATAATACTTACATTGGTCTTTTATAAACACTAACAACACTTCCTTTTACAATGTCGTCCGAGAAAATCTTTTAAGAATATATCGTGGATTCCGTGAGAGATTAGAATATCCTCAAACATCGGCATATCACCTTTATCAGAATTGACAATATCCATCATTATAATCATCATCTTTTCTGTAGCCACAAATATATTCGGTAAAATCTCTTCCCCATCGAACGCTAATTCAATTTCATCATTATTAGTAGTAACAAACAGATAAGCATTTTCAGAATTATTTTTGGCTTGATTCTTGATAATATCAACCCAAGCCTTATTTAATGTGTGTAACATATTAATACTCCAAATTCAATTTATCACATATCAAAAAACCTTACGCCTTTATATTCAACTACAAACTTTTGTGATTCATGCCACGAACTTGTTGTGTACATTGAATTATACATAACCAATATTCTGTGCGGCACAGCCAACCCGCCTAAGTCAAAGATATAATCAATAGCGTCGTAGCAGTCTTGATTAGGAGCGTATATAAATGAGTAACGGTCATATTGATAATCGTGGTACACCGATTCAAGAGAAGTGCCAGTATATATAATAGCATCCCTTAGAGCTTGAGCTTGCAAACAGCAGGCAATATAACCTTCGTTTCCGAACTCACGCATTATAATGTTAGCCGCCAACTCACGCTCAGAATCCGATAGTCTTACCGCTTGTGGTGCATATGTAAAATCTGGGTCGTCAATGTCAAGCAGGTAAACGCCTGTATATCTTAGATTTATACCATCGGGATTGTTTTCGGGAGTATCATATAATAGATATTCTGTGCTGTCCTCATCAAAGTCTGGCGAAGCCACCTCATATTCAAACGGTTTTGTTTCAGCTATTGCTTCTGTAGGTTTTTCGGTTGGGGCAGTCGTAGGATGAATTGTTGGCTTTACTGTTTCTGCGATTGTTGGAGCTGTTGTTGCTTTCACAGTTGGAGCTACCGTTTGGTCGGATATTATTTCTACACCAATCGTCATCGGCTGTTCATATATTGATTCATCTTCCGTTTTTATTGTAGTAATACAAACAAAGCAAGAAATAAATAGAATCAATATAAGCACAAGAAAGACTATACTTATAATTCGTTTTTTCATTATTCACCTCTCTTGCTTTGCCAACATATATATGGATAATCCTTTATGTCATCATATTCAAGGTCTTCCTGCCAAACGGAAATATTAGTTATTTCGTTTCCATCGTGAAAATACCCTTTGCCTTCATCAGGATAAAATATTTCATGTTCGCAGAAATAATCAACAGTCATTACCTCATAATTATCATACTCCGCTTGTACTTGTTCGATAGGTTTAATCGGTTTCAATTCCTCAAACTCATAATTTGATGGGAGTATTGTTGCACAATTTGACATACTGATTGTTTCTGTCTTTTTAGTACGAAGATTTGTAACATCAATATAACTTGAGTAAACACTGTTATGAGAAGACCTTGAGGTTAAGACTTTAACATCAACTTGCAAAATTAAAATATCGCCAATTTGAATATCTTTAAAAGCCTTTGCATAACTCTTTCGCAAGATTTTTGTTATTTTAATTGTATTTTTAAGTCTTATTTTCATTTTTCCTCCAGGGCAACAAATCCCTTATACTAAACTTTTTCTTTGTATTATGTTCTCTATAATAATTGTCAATCAATTTCGCTATACGTTCTGGCGGCAACATATATTTTCTATTAATAATCTGAACGGTAGTTTCTTTATCAATATCCGTAAACTGCCCTTCGTCTGATAAACTCCTGCGACAAGCCTCATCAATATTATCGCCACGCTCTAACATTTTGATAAGCCTTTCCCTACGAGGAACATTAATATAGAATGAATATATCGTATTCTTCGGAAGTAATTTTGAAATCTGCCGAAAACCACTTGGATTGAAAACGCCAACAGTATTTTCTGTATAGTCAGCTCGTGCAGAGCCGTAATGCCATCCTCTATAGCAAGTGGTTTCAAGAAAGAAATTCTCGGACATCTTTTCTGAAAACTCTTGTTCGGAAATAAAGTGATAATCTACACCATCAACTTCATTTTCTCTTGGTGGTCTTGTCGTATAAGAAACGAGTCTGTCATAGCCAAAGTCTTTAGCTAAAACTTTTTCAACCGTTGACTTCCCACTTGCAGACTCGCCAATAATAACAATCATTCAACCATCCCCTCAAACATAAAATCAATATTTCTTGCAGAGGATGTATATTCTGTAGAAGATACACAGCTTGTCCTCCAACTAACATCCCTTGCAAGCAACTTATTATTTTTGTACACATCCATCTGTGTACCAAAACGTTTCAGCCACTTCTTATTAATACGCCTTTTCTTATGACGGCGACGTTGAACAACGCAAAATTCCAAAACAGATAATTCGTCTGGTATTTCTATTTCAAAATCAGCCATTAGTGAGCCTCCAAATCAGCTTTATGAAGTATCATAATATCTTCATACATAGTTTTACCTATGCGCTTCATATCACGAGTTTTTGATTTTTCACTCTGCGCCCACGATGTAAACGGCTTCATATGATAATAGATAAGATTGCAAATATAAAGACCGTCGTTCTTGTTTACGCCGAGGCTGGATAAATAAAACATAGCATCATAAGCCCCGACGTGATGGTGATTATAATAGTGATATTCGCCATCGTCTTTACCTTTGGCGTTTGTTCTCGATACAGTGAACGGCTTGCCAATATCATGCAAAAGCGCGGCAAGAGCAATCCTATCATATCTGTTGAGTTCACCAAGACCGCCATTAACAATACAGCCAGCGACTTTATCAACGTTTATCTTATCTTCTCTTACCTTTCCGTCATTATCTAAAATGTCAATTTTAACAGGATAATTAGACTTAACAAAGTCATACGCCGCTTTACAGTGTTCGCCAAGAGAAAACTTGTGATGTGAATTATGTTGGTCAAATGAATCAAATCTTTCAAACAACGAAGACAAACTGTATTTATTTGGAATTATTGAAGATTCGTTTTTGCCAACAATCTCAATTCGGTTAAAGCCTTCGGTGTACATCGGAGGACAATAACCTAACAAAACCTTGCGTAACTCTGTGGAATAAATTAACGATTCACTTAACGGAGAATTAACCAAAGCATCAAGATAATCTTCAGCAACAACAATACACATAGGAAAGCAGGTGATATTTGATAACTCTTGAAGAAAACCAATACGAGCTGATTTCTTCATATGGTCGCCGTCATAAATAACGTGCTTTCCTTTACGTAACGCCATCTTAACTTCTTTCGGATTTGAAAGAACAACAGTATTATCATCGTAAATGCTAAAATCATTTTCGTCATTAGTAAGCAGTTCATGTTCATAATAAAAATGAATTTGCTTAACAAACTCTGCTTTTGCAAGTGTCGGAAAACCAACAACCATACATACCGCAGGCGCACTATGCGTAGGTATGCCGTAATACACTTTATTCTTAGTTAAAACAAACATAAACAACCCCTCATCTTTTAAACGATGTGATATATTTATAAGCCTCGCGCCAATCATTAACTCTAACAATATCGCTTTTGGTTACATCAAAATCTCTATTATGTGACATATCCATCAATATCTTATGCTTTTGATTTCCCATAAGGTTATGTGGAGCATCATCAATAATAAAGTCAGTTGCAATCAAAGACTTATTCGCCGTAACAATAATGTGCGACCAATCAATAAACGGAAACAACCTTTTTATAACTCGCTCGAATTTTGGTTTAACATTCCTATAATCTGTCGCTGTACAAAAATAAATATCATACTCAAGATTAATAAGTTTTTGCAGGTACTCAACAGCCATAGGTTTAGGCGTTATCCTGTCCCAAAACCATTCAACAGTTAAAGGCGAAAAAACCTGTTGACGAGTTAGTGTTGGAAAGAACGAAGGCACATCCCACTTATCAATATCATTACAATTAACATTTGTACCGTACATTTGATTCAGCCAGTCAATCCAATGAGGAAGAAGATATGTAGCGGTATCATCAATATCTACCGCAATCGTACATCTACTCATTATCATCAGCCTCTTTATCTGTGTTGGACTTAGGTTCGATTTCATCATTCCTGCTATATGACAGAATTGCCATCATTGAAATGCCAATAAAGCCGCCAACTAATAAACCAATAAAAAATCCTAACATTTCTTTCTCCCTAATTTAATTATCAACTGTAATAATAATTACGTCTTTCCAATATTCTTGATACTTTGTGGCGGTATCTTCAACCAATCTATCAAACTCTTCGTCTGATAAATCCTCATATTCGTCTCCCAAACAATAGGCGATATTTTCTTTGAAATCGTCCTCGTCCATCATAACTTCTTCGTTGGTGTATGGCGTTTCACAATCCAGTATCATGCCAACACTAAAACTAATTGACGAACAATAGGTGTAAGTATAATCAGGGCAAGAGGCATCATAACCTGCCATTACAACAATCGGATAATCAGGATGTTTTGCAATAAGTTCTTTTAATTCATCTGTGCTTGTTGTTAAATTAAGCGGAAAGATTTTACGGGCTATCATAGTTTATTCCTCCGATTTGATTTTGCCAAACTCATAATCGAGTTCTTCATAGCCAATCTTAGAATATGTATCAATAAACCATTTTGGGTCACTACTTATTTCTTCTAATAGCTCATCAATACCCATTTTGGTATATTCTTCTGTCAATAAAGCATTTTTGAAAATTGAAGCATAACCTTCCATGTCCTCGAAAACACCAACAGTAATCAGACTATTACGCAGTTTTGAAAGGTCTTTAACTTCCTTTGAAAACTTATTTAATAAGTCATATAAAAGTGATACGCTTATCCCGTTATTATTTTCACATTCGGTATCAATAAACAAGAAATTATTTGCTTCATCACAGACGAACCTACAACGCTGGCGAAACGACCAATATGGATATTCACATCTTCTATCTTCAGTCACATAATTACATTGATACCGTTCTATATATTCATAGAATAAGTTATAAGTTAATCCGTCAATTTTAATTTTGTTAATATCTATCAATTTACAATCACCTCATCCTCAAACTCATCCATAAACATTCCCCACTTTGTATCTAATGTTCTGCCGTTAATTTCTATAAAGTCAGGATGTGTAATCTCAATCTCATTAAATAGTACATTACACATAAATCCAGGACGGTCTAACGATTTGCAAAATACCATTCTCCCTCTGGAACTAAAAGATAGAATTTGTATTTTTTCACCATCTTTAAAATCCAAAATGGTAGGGATGCGCTGAGGTGGCAAATGATATATACCAAAGCAATTTTTCATATCATTCAAATCCTTTTTGCCCAAAATGTTGATATATCTGAGCTTTATCAGCCAGTGTTATTTTATAATATACTGTACGGTTGTTAAAATCTAATAACCAGAACGAATCTGGTGCTTGCGTGGAGGCAATAACAACTTTAGGCGTTACACCCTTATGATATGAAACATCAAAGTTATTATATATATGCAAATCTTTAGGAGCGCCATCCTCGTCATAGTATTGCACACTTAGCTCAATGTTATTTTTATTACTAATGTAAACATAGTAGCTTTTGTCATCTACTATATATGGAGTGAGTTCATATGTTTCTTCAGTAGTAGAGTACACACTATTAATACTGTAAAATATTCCGCTAATTGCCAACATAATCAGAATTGATACAGTTGCGCCGCCCAAAGCTCCAGCTAAAAAACCAAAACCTCTTTCTCCTTGTTCGTTAAAGAAGAATGTCATAAAAATAATTGCAGAAGCGATTGCACATACAGTCACAATTACCCACATAGTTTTTTGTTCGACCTCCCACTCATTGAATATGCCAAATGTATCTTTTTTTAATCCTTATGTTTATTTATTTTGAAACAACTCATATGGTATATCATCGTATGGAGAAATAATTGCAACAACATTCTCATCACCATTTTCGTTTTTACTTTCTAACTTTGTATAGTTGCCACGAATTTGTGACAATTTTATGTTTGCTATTTGAGTAAACGGTTCTATTGTGTTTTTATCAACTCTAATCATTTCAAGACCGCACTCATTAACTCCACCGCAAAACCCACCTGGCATATAATTGTTGCGGACAATATAATAAATCCAATCGTTGGGATTACTATACCACGGCTTATCTATCACGATATATCCAACCACATAATCATTATCCTTGATTGAACGTGCCATATATGTATAATCTTCCTGTTTATTATCTTTATCATATTCTAAAACCAAAGTAACCATTTCTGTAGCCATATCTTATCTCCTATAAATATTGTTATTATTCAAGATTAAAAACATGGATAGTATCATTTTCAATAAGGGATTCTCCAAAATACAATCGACGCAAATAAAAATGATTATCACATAAAAACCATTTAATTCGGTTATCATCATCGGGTTCTGAAAAAAGAATATCTCCATCGAATCCTCGATAAAAGTTACGATTATTCTTACTCAATATTAAACCTTTATCTGAAAATTCAACACCAAATAATATATCAAAATCATTTGATGATTTACCTTCGTATTTTGAAACACAAAGCAAGCACTCTTTTTCATATATATGTTTTGCACACATATCTTCATTGTGGTATTTCTTGTAATAACAATACTGATTACATTGAGATAAAGCGATACAATTATCACAAGTTATTTTCCTATTTTGAATTTGATTTAATATTTCATTAATACGTTTTCTTTTATAAACCTCTTTTATCGGCATACAATTTCACCACAAAATCTTTTAACCATTTATTATTCTACAACTTCACTTTTGAGATAATCTTTCCAACAATCAAAGCAAGGGAGCGTAAACCTTCCTCTGACGTTAATAAAGCCTTTCTCAATACGTTCTACAGGACATCCACGTTCATCATGGCATACTTGATGAAAAGCTCTATCTGCGGCATAATCTTCAACAGTCATATTTTGTATGATTTTTTCAAAGTTAGTCACGATATATACTCCTTATGAAATACCAATTTCATTATCTTAATTACCAATACTGATTGTCTATATAGTCTTTACAATTATAGGCATCAGTCATATTATCAAAACCTTCATCTGTAATGTTACACGCTCCGCAATATCCATAACAATTTCGACTTGCCATTATATATTTCTTTACGCCTTCATATTCTGCATATGTGAGCTTTACGAGAAATGTACCAGAATCCTCTGCACACATAACTCCACCATACCACTTAGAAACGTGCGGTGCATTTTCAATAGAATCAAGAAGAGACTGATAGTCTTCAAGCCACTGACGTAGTTGCTTATGTTCTTGACCACATTTAGTACAATCTTCTTTTTCTCGACAATGTTGTATTGCTTCATTAAGAGTCATCATAATATTCACCAATACCTATTTAATATTATCATCATACCGTTTAAGAGTACCATCTGAGTTATACAAAGGACATACGCTTATTCCAACCCCACCACACGTTGAGGCTGAATTGTAAACACATAGATATAAGATGCCCGAATCATTATCCATAAAAGTATCAAAACTAAACGCACCATGTTCCTCTTGAGCTACTATTGTGTATGTATCTGTTATCGCTTGATTTTGATTTTTAGCCGCATCAACAGTACACGCGGATAAAACAAAAATAAACAGTATCAAAAATCCTATAGCTATAATTATTGATAATCTTTGGTTTGAATTAAAACATTCTTTCATATTTTAAGCCTCTATTTATTGCAACAGTTTCATATCTCGCTCATCGTTTTGATGTGCTAAATCAGAAATGGTTATATAAGCAATATCGTGTTCGTTATTCCCAAACCGAATGATAGCATCATCTGATTTAAAACCAATGATTTTGCCACGCCTGCCGACAAAAGAAAATGCAAATGTGCGTTCGGAATTTTTAACAACGGTAACTTTATCACCAATTTTAAATGCACTTTGCCATTCAGCTTTTTCTTTTCTTAATCTTTCAAACATTGTTTTCCCTCTCAAACACTTCAAAATAAAACTCAAATAGTTCAACAGGCGTTTCGTGGACTTCTATCAAACCATAGCGTTCTCCAATTCCAAACGTTTTTCTATCTCGCCTAAGTTTAAAAGGAATAGATGTAATGACTTTACGAAACGTATCTATATCATAAGTATCTTTGTACCTATTACAACTTCTACAAGAAGGCATTAGGTTATCAAACGTATCAGGTAATTTGTTTTGAAGTTCAGGCTTGACTTCAAAATGATAGACAGGAATTAGGTGGTCAACTTCCATTTCATCAAAAGCTATCTCGCATCCGCAATAAGCACAATGACCATGATACTTGTTATATATAGTTACACGTTGTTTTGGCGTTGGTTTGTGACGATTAATCTTTCGTTGGAACATCTTAATCCTCTAATTCATCAATACAGCTTTGTGGTTTAAGCCCTGGTGATAAATCAAAAACATTTTTCATCTTTATTCAACACCTAATCTTTTCTTTAACGATTGTAATTCCGATTCAATCTGTTTGAGCCTTTTATTATTATGTGCAATCCTATCTTTCTTTCTGTTAATCTCGATTATTTCACAAGCTATTTTTGCAAAATCCACTTCATATGAACAATGACGTAACGATTCTTCCAACAGATGTAATGAATATTTTTCCCAATTTGCGTTCTCGCAACTTCTCCAACGATACACTACCTCAAGGCAAAAATTATTTGACATATGTTCGGCAAGATGTTTGACATACTTATTAAACTCTGGCGTTTCTGGCATAAGTTTTGCATTGTTCAATTCTTCAAGCTCACTGTTTATATTATCTCTTTCAGTTTGCAATTCGCGGATTTTAGACAGAGCTGAATGTTCAAAAGGTTGAACGCAATCAACTGGATTTCTCGGTACTTCTACAATCACTGGTAATGTATCTTCTTTTTCCTTCTCCTTCTTCTTCTGTAACCAATTAAACATTAAATAGCCTCCAACTCTTTAAGGATTGTTTCTCTATCAATATCGGCAAATTTCACAGACGGAGCAATATACATCCAATTACAGACAATCTCTCCACTCATTTTTCGCATCCACATTACAAACTTGCCAAGAAATGGTGAATGTGTATATTGATTATTAAACTTAGAAATAAACTCTTTCATTTGTGACGTTGAAACATTATCTGCAAAAATTACATAAAAGTCTGACTTCCCGTGTCCACAACACGAATAGGCGGTTTCCAGTCCACAGGAATTAAATACATCACAAATCGGAATACACTCTTTATCCATTCTACTTGGATATTCAAAGTGTTTTAAATGAAAATTATCTTTCATTTTCTTTAACCTCACTACTAAGCCATTCATTCCAACATCGTCTACACGCTCTCTTTTTATCTAAATAACCGCCATCTTCCCAATAGCAATTAATCATGTCCTCATTAGTTGGACATGAACGAGCAAGTATATCAATTAAATCAAATGGTCTCATAGACATAATCTTTTGATAATTATTCATAACATCAACCCCTACCAATTCCACTCGTCAATCACAAAGTCATTATCATAAAGACCATAGCATTTAAGCTCTAATAAATGTTTCTTTTCATCTTTTAATGCAAAAATCATATAATCTGCCTTTCTAATGCTGTCCATCGTATCATAGAAATCAGTCATTATTTTATGACACATTTGATAATCAATGTCGATTGTTCTGTTGATTATATCTAAGTAGTTGTATTCGCTAAGTTTATCCATAAGAATAAGAACTTTTTGATATTTAGCTCTTATATCTTCACGCATTATTTTTAAAGATTTTTCTAATGCTTGAATTTTATAATCTATCTCTTGCAAACGATTATCGTAATCAAATTTACACATATTCTTAGGTATATTATTATTTTTTAAAACATCATTTTACATTATAAAAATCATTTGTTATCTCTGTAACATTCTTAAATATAAACCAATCATCAAACGGATTCTTTGATATTAACACTATTTCTTTTACACCAATGTCAAAGCAATACTCCATTAACTTTCCTATTGAATCATACTCTTTCTCTGATTCAACGATAGTTTTATATAGTTTCCCATGATGTGCTATTATCGAATCGTTTTTGCTTATCTGATGGCTTGAAATGACTAAACTTCCATCATATGTGAAATACAAATAAGATTTACGATTTCCAAATTTTCCCAAAATTGTAAATTTTTCATTTCGAGGTATTACTCTTAAATAGCAATTTCTTTTTGAATCAAACATCTTCTTCTACCTCTTTACAATATCTATATTCGGCAACTAAATCCTGTGCAATTTTGGCGGCGTGGTCTTCATCTTTAGCCATAACATAAACACCGTATCTACCATTTTTATAACGCTCAACTTCATTAAACACTGATACATAATCACCAGTATAATAATCATCCACATAGTCAAAATGACCCTGTGCATCAAAAGCAACAGAATAAACTTTACAACCGCTATTTGCTAAATCTGCTTCGGTAGTGAATTTATCGGTATCATACACCTGTATTCTTGCTCTGGTGCTTTCAAAACTGTCATCGGTAAATAACTTTCGCAATCCTTCAGCTTTAACTTCATCAGTAGCTACAGCGCAAATGTGGTAATCAGAATAGCAACCCTGCGTAATGACATATACTTTCATGGTTATAGCTCGCTTTCGTTTGTCTATTGTATTATGTTATAAAATATAGAAAAAGGTAGGTTACTCGTTATACCATCAATATAGTTTTCACCTACCGTTTTCTTACACTATTGATTATACTATATTTTACAGCGTTTGTCAATAGTTCTATAATATTATATTGTAATTATTTTATACAACCTGAGTCACAGTATCAAACGCTTCTATACCGACGCTCTCAACCACGGTGTCAATTAATTCAAGAAGCACATCTTTCTCATTTGGCGTATCGTCATACATAACGCAATTCAAAAGATATTTCAAAGCGTTCCCTATTTGTTCACCTTCAAAGCCTTTTTCTTTCAGCTCTTCCCCACTGACAGCAAGCGCATCAATCGTATGAGGATTATTCATCTCGCCCAAAAGATGCTCTACAATACAGCCAGCGAACGCCATAAACAAAGCGGCATCGGTTTCAACCTGTGACATACAGTAGATAGAAGTTGCAAGTTGATAAACCATTTCTTGACTATCTGTTTCACTTAGGAGCTGACGCACATAATACTTCGGGTTAGGATTAGCATTATAATCCCATATTGTTTGTACAGAATTGACAATCCAATCAACAGCCTTAATATCCTTATTGCTAAACTTTAACCTTTTAAGGACAGCCTTCGTCTTCTGTGGGTCTTTGAAATTAAAGAGAATAGCAAGTTTACTGTGAAGCATCAACTTATCTCTTGATATTCTTTTTAGTCCCTCATTAATACGAAGGTAGCTATATCCTCCATCTTTAAATTCGGGAATAATCGGTTCTAAAACATATAACAACTCATCTTTCTTAGTGATAAACCCGTTTAAAGTCTTGACAAGTTCATCGTGAATACGCTCCACAGCTATATTCTTTAATAAATCCCTCTTAGCACAAAGCGTTTCATATGTGCTTGGTTCAATCCAAAAGTCAAGATTATTAGCAAAACGAACAGCTCTAATTATTCTAAGAGCGTCTTCCTCAAATCTCTCTTCGGGATTGCCGACACAACGGATTAGCTTTTTCTTAATATCTCTTTTACCACCATAAGGGTCAACGAATCCATCAACAGGGCTATAAGCCATAGCATTAATAGTGAAGTCACGCCTTACTAAGTCAAGATTAATGTCATCAGTAAATACTACATCGTCTGGCTGACGGTTGTTAGAATATTTACCATCCATTCTATAAGTAGTAACCTCATACATAACGCCATCGAAAACCACGCCGATAGTACCAAAGTTTTCTCCGTGGCTGGTGACTTTATAATCGTCGCTAAATAACGCCTTAGTTTCTTCGGGCTTCATGCTGGTACAAATATCCCAATCGTGAGGCTTCATTTGTCTTAGTGTATCACGCACACAACCTCCGACCACATAAGCGGTATGCCCTGCTTCGTAAATCTTATTTATGATTGTTTCAACCGCTTCTGGCAGTTGAATATAAAACTTCTTTACATTCGCTTTCATATTATTCTAACACAAATCCTTCCTCATCAGTAATAGCCCAACGTACATTCTCATCTTCGTTATACTCTATGTATGCACCATACTTATCGTATTCGATTTTGCCACAGACTATAAACTTTGATGTGTCATAGTTCTGGGTAATAAACTTTTCATATATTTCCAACAAAAAAGCCTTTCGTAACTCATTCTTCGCTTCGTCAATATCCTTACATTCAATCGTGCTATTATCTTCATCGCCTAAACAGTTTTCAAAACGCATTAAACAAATCATTCTTTTCTTCTCCTTACAAATTCATAATATTCATTTATTCAAATCCACATCATAAATAACATTACATTAGCTTGACAACACCTCGATTAACGTGTTAATATAATAAGCGAGATGGGGCTACCCATAGAGTAACCCTATTCACTTATAACTGTAATGTAGTTCTCTCCCGCCAAGTTGATTGCTACATTACAGTTATTCTTTTTGTCTACACTAATTATTGTAACATCGAAATGTGGACTTGTCAACAGAAAATTAGAATATTTGTTCTAACTTTAGCCGACGAACGTTCTACAATCTGTAATATTATCTTCAGCATCACAGATTGGTCTACAGTGTTTAGCGGAAACATATTTCCACTCGTTGCCAGTCATAATAAGAAATGTCGGATAGCCATTCTTGTTCTGCTTTACATCATAGACGGTTGTTTCAAAACAACGCTCAACCGATTCGCCCTTGTTCTTGTATGTATATAATACTCTAAACATAATTAAATCTCTCCGTGATAAATATACTTTCCGTAAACTGTATCGTTTCCATATTTGTCAATGTGTCGTTCGTACTGCGTTTCAATATTATACCTGCGACGCAGGTTAAAAATGATAGCACTTAACCTTGTGGCGGCGTACAACTCGATAGCTTCTAAACTTGTTATACTCCCATGTTCCTGTAGATGCTGAAGCACTTTTAGAGCCTTATTGGTCTTTCTGTGTTTTGATTGAGTTTTCATTAGTAACCTCTTGAAAATAAGTATAGTGTGTTTTATAGCGTTTGTCAATAGCCTTATTGACTTATGTTAAAATTTGGATTATTATTTACCCATTTATTGTAAACGAATAATTTTTCTGTTACCTTAAATTGATTATCTTTGTTTCTATCGAGAGTCCTTGTAAAAGGCTTCTCCCAAATAGCAACAAAGTCATCGGGAGCAACTTGTTCTGAAATAAACATCAAATGGTTTTGACTTACAGTTCGTGCATATTCCCAAAACGCTTGACTATCAAACACCATTTTGCCATAACCTGTAGTACCGTTGTAAGGTGGGTCTGCGTAAATAACACAGCCTTCTGGTAACTCTACATCACGATAATCTCTACAAATGAATTGTGCATCCATAAGTGTAGCCATATCCTTGAGTAAAGATTTCTTGCTTTGTGCGGCATAGTTTGTACCGCCCTTATTACGAGCATAACCGCCAAACCATTTACCGCCGAAGCTACAGCCGAATCCAACAAAGCCAGCTAACACCTTATCATCGTTTTTATTGGCTCGAATGTTTTTATAATCTTCTTCGGATATGTAATCAGGAAGCTCGTAACCGTTCTGAACACCCTGTAACATCGCTATCAGATATTCATGGTTATCGTTCAAAATCTTGTGTTTAAATGATGTTAGTTTACTTTCAACAGAACAAGTGCCGCAAAACAAACTGACTAACTCACAGCAGTTTTGCCCCCCCCGTTAGGCGGGAAATAACACTCGCTATTGACTTGGAAATTCTTGATTTCCCGCCTTGATAACGCATCTATTTCCTCCGCTATTCTTTTTGCTATACGACTTTTACCGCCTAAATACTGCATTACGAAACAACAAATTTTTGAATCGCGCTATACAGCTTTTCACTTTCAGAGCCACATACCAGTGTGTTATAATCAACCTCATGTGCGGTATGTTCACGGCTTCTATTCTTCAAAGCGTTAGCCGCTACGCCAAGCGATGACAGGAATGATTTAGCAGAAATAATCCACTCTTCCCCATTCTCATCAAAGCCCATCAGCTTAACCTTTTCAGGGATAGCGCAAACAGCCTCATTAAACTCCTTAAAGTCATCGTGGCAGGTAAGTTCAATCTTGTATTCGTAAGTAAACATTTTCATATGCTTGTCCATAATTAACCTCATTTCTTTATTGTACATTTTCTATTTCTTGTGTATTATCTTCTTCTGTATCGACCCTAAGTATTCTTGCAATTACGAAAACCGTAATTACGCAAATAAGTTCAATCGCCAAAAGAATAGATAGGATAATAAGAATAACATTTAGCCATTCAGGAATTGGTATATTCATATTACGAAGTACCGAACTAACGGTAATGAATATCAAATCAACAAATGGCAGTATAGTAAAAACTTTTGGTAGAATTTTATATAACACTACTTTGTGCCTCCAAACTGGTTTTATAATAAAGCCTTTTAGCTTTACTTTGAACAATATCCCAATACTTACAATTTGGGATTGAAGTGTTGAGTATTCTTTCAATTTCTTCATGCTCCATTAAAGTGTGTTTAAAAACAAAAGAATACCCTTTGCTTGAATAACATCTCGGATTGCTATGATTTAACTTGGTAATTTCTAATAAATCACCTCGTATATAAATGGTGATAGGATAATGAACATTGAAAACACCATAATTCAAATCGTCGCCGTAACTTAATCCATCACCATATTTAGTAATCCATTTATTCTCAATAGCACCATTGACATTCTTGCTTGCTGTTGGCTCATTCCCATCCCACATATCATAAGTAAAGCCTAAAAACATCGGAAAAGGAATATCGGAATTATCTGTTATTTTCTTTTTTGGCTCAAACTTCATTATGGGTTTCCAATCATCGTGAGTTTTCGGCTTTTCATATCGCCACTCAATCCCGTTATTAAAGATACGCAAATCAATATATTCAATGTCAGGTAAAGACAACAGCCAATCTCGATACTCTTTAGCCGTGTCAAAATTACCACCATGACGTTTAATCCAGCGAAGCAAAGTATTATCAATATCTTCAAGCTGTAATTGATATTCGGATTTTTGTTTTGCCGCTTCACGAGCCTCTTTTTCTAATTCAAACATTCTCTTAGCAAACAAAACAGCTTTATCATAATCATAGAATACATTTGATTTCTTTATATGTGGGTAATCTAAACGACCATATTCGCTTTTAATACTAACCTCATCGCAATATTGGTATTCATACCTGATTTGCCCAGGTATAACATCGTAATGCCCTTCGGGTGTTCTATCAACAAAATATATCGTATCGCTCATTTACTTATTTCCTCAAGAAATGGTAAGCTATCCATATAACGGTTATACTCTTTTATTAGGTTTTCTAAACAGATAAAGCCTGTAACCTCTTTACCAAAGTTTTCACCATAGAATGGTGTATATGGCTGACAAAAATCCTCATCAAGAACAATGATGTTATCAAAATCATTCCAGTCCGAAAAATTTTCAGTAAAAGCTATATCAATATCGTAGTCAAACTTATACTTTTTACCTTCAATAATTGACGTTATTTCAACATAATGCGTTTTGTAAAGAACACAGCCTTCTTTTATAATCCAAATTGCATTACCCTCTTTACAACCTGCTTTGATGAGGTCGTCTTTGGTAATGCCATCTTTGAGCTTATACCTTTTAATCTGTGCCATTTACTCGCCTCCCGTATTGAAAGTCAGACCAATCCAAAACTTGACCGCAATCTTGACAACGCTTATCTCTTACGCGACTACTACTACCGTTGCCGCTTCGTACTCGTCTACCACAAGTTGGGCAACAGCATTGTGTATGACTGCCTAAAACTTTTCTCGGCGTGAGCATACCAATCACATTATTTAGTGCTATCGTAACATTTACAGGAGCATCGTTAAGCTGTACCATCACAGCCGCGTCTTTTAGGCTATCGAGCAGTTCAATACTATTCATTTTTTATTTATCCCCATTTTATACTTATGGCATTTATATCTGCCATATCTTCTACGTTTCTTACCTTTTGCAATCCGAAACATCATAATCGCCACAACGAGCTGAAGGAAATTTAATATACAAATTGTAAACGAATAATTACCTTTCAGCATTTCGTTCACAATGGTCTTAAAATATTCAATCATATGTATTTGTAATCCTTATCATTTTATTTTTCTTTCAACAACAACTATGGTATCATTGTGCCAACCGCCGTGTGGGACGAGTAACACTTCTTCAATTTCAAATCCGTATTTCTTTCCTATACCGCCAGAGTTCCAGCTACAAGTAATAACCTTGCCATTCGATTTTACTATTCGCCCTATCTGTTCTTTTTGTTTAGACCAGTAACTTGCCTGTGTGGTCTGCATATTCACGGTATAATTCAGTTGTTTATAACACTCGCTCACCTGCCGTGGTGAGAACGGCGGGTCATATAAAACCATATCAACAGAGTCATCATCAAATAAAGCCAAAAAGTCTGTAGCGTCCAAATGATAATCTGTATTGTACTGTGTGTCTAAATCATTAGTAACAGTAGCGAGTTTATTCTTATTAGCAAAAGGGTCGATTATAATGCCCCCCCCGATATGCCGAGCTAACAGCTCTTTAATCGGTGGAACATCAAATGTGTTCTTGCTCGGCATAGCCCATTTTCGGCTTATTTTCATCGAATCAAACCCCATTCGGCAAACTTTTCAAAACCGCCGACGCTTTTAATATATGCACGAGCGACGTTTACAATTTGCTCATACGGAATACCGTCAATAGACTCATCACCAATAGCGCAACACATTTCGACTGGTTTACCTGTTTCTTGGGCTTTAAGATGAGCGTAAATGTTTACACTTACATCAGCCTTTGAAAAGTCCTTCCCCATTAAGCCGCCGCCTGTGACAGAATCACCCATATCAGAGCCGAGTTTACGATTTGTAGCACCTGTGTCAACCTCTACGCCGCCCGTCCAATAACCAAGCGGATTGACGATTGCATCAGGATATAATTTTGCAATATCAAATTTTTCTGCAAAACTTTGACAAATAATCAGCTTGTCGCCGTTGAGAATATACTTGCCATCGCTACCATACTTGTCATATAAGCGATGTGCTATATCAGATAAAGCCTTCTGTTCTGCCGTTACAGGCATACCCCTAAAGATACCGTTATCGCCACAGCGGATTTTACCATGCTGATTCGCGGCAAGGTGAATATCTTGCGACACAAGACGGAAATCTGTGAGCAGTTTATTCCCACCAATGCGATTAACAATATTGTCTGTCTCATCCCAAGTGATATTTACAGAGCTTTCAACTATGATATGGCAAATACCATGACCGATAAGCACTTCAACCGCAATCCGTGGATTCTCCGCTTTGGAATACGCTAAGTCAACTAATGCGCCAGCAATTCTATCGGCTATCTTATCAGGGTGTGACGGATTAACTTTCTCGAACATCTCTTACTTCCTCTCTTGTAATGATTGTATCTTCTTTTATTTCGCACATTTTTAATAAATCGTCTTGACAGGTACAAGCGCATGAAAGCGAACAACCATAACACGGTTTATATGGTTTGCTGTTACATTTAATCATCAACTTTGCAAATTCTTCTTTTGTACAAATGATTTTCACGCAACATTCCTCGCTTTATTAATTCGTTCTTTAGCAATCTCATACATCTGTAAATCGTTTTCAATACCAATGAATCTTCTTTTGGTATTGATGCACGCCTCGCCAGTTGAGCCGCTACCCATGCAGTTATCAAGGACAACATCATCCTCGTTGGTATATGTATTTATTAACCATTCTAAAAGTGCAACAGGCTTTTGCGTCGGGTGAAGTCTGCTACCGTCCCTTGAATAGCTCAATATCGACAAAGGATTTCTCGCTCCGTCAAGCGACTCAGTATAAGCTACACCTCTATCGCCGTAGTTATCAGAAAGACTACCGTTTTTAGTTTTCTTATATGGTGTTGAATACCATAGCTGTTTATTATATGTGGGTTTCTTTTTATAGAAGATTGCAATTTCCTCATGGGATTTCAAAGGTTTCACATTAGCATTAAGAAAATCAGAGCCACGTTGTTTATCCCATATAAGGTTATAACGCCACATCTTTTTATTTGATAACATAAGGTCTGCCATAAACAAACCATCGCAAAACAAAGCTATACAACCGTTCTGTTTGATAATTCTGTTGTACTGTTCCCATAGCTTTTCAAATGGAATAACAGTGTCCCATTTATTTCTTGTCGTTCCGTATGGAAGGTCGCAACAAATCATATCAATACAACCGTCAGGGAGTTGGCTCATAACCGATAAACAATCTTGTCGCCAAAGGCTTACCCCCCCCGACTCAGAAGATTATTTATATCAAGCATACTCTACTCCTTCGGGCGGCTCAGGCAATTCAGCCCAAAAACGCACATTAGTTATTTCATAAAATCCGTATTCGGAATCATAATCAAACCAACCGCTTTTACCATTCTTATCAGCAAAGTCATATTCATCTACATTAATTAGATTATTAGCGTATTTAGCTATTCTAAGAAAATAATATCCGCTAAGTGTATAAGACTTCGCAAAAATGAGGTAAGGTCTTCTATCTAACTTTGGAGGGTCTAACTGTGCATCGTGCCAAATTACTTTTGTAGCATTATCGTTCATATCGTTTCCTTATATTTCTATTGACTTATGTTATAGATTTTAATAAATGGGCTATGACTTCAACAGTCCAGCCGTTACCTAAACATTTATATGCTTGTGAGTTGCTAATCACACTAAAGTCATACCATTCTGGTACTGTCTGCAACCGCATACATTCTCTTACTGTTAGTTTACGAATTATGTAAAAGCCATCAGACAACTTAATCGGATATGTTTTTCCTTTAATTGTTATCTGTCCATTGACAACTTCGTAAACCGTATATACTTTACCATCGGCAAAGCTCTTAGCTTTTATAGGTATATCATCTTGCCATTCACACGGTTCAGCATAATGTAACGGATTTTGTGTATTAATCGTTACAGCATACAGCCCTGTCTTACCACCAAGACCACCACCATTAGCAGACAACGTAACAGATTTGCCATCTTGCGAATATACCCTCATCGCTTGAGAATTATTTGTTTCTCCATTCGATGACGGCATACATCCTACCTGTTCAGCTACCATGCTTTTACAGCCTTTTTCTATAGTATGGCTCACATAGTTCCCTATGTTTTCTCCGCTACCGTTTTTATATCCTGCTGTTAAGCAATAAGATTTATCGTTCTTAGTCATTCCCACTGGCTCTGCAACACCACTCGCGCCATATGTTGAAGTGTATTTACAGATGTTTGCAATACTCGTTTGTTGATATTGTGCCTTAATAGTTTGTGACTTTCCTTCACCAGTCGTATTCACTGGTTCAATCGTTCGGGCAACAACGTCGCTCGTTGGATTAGATGCTAAACAATATGCTTTATCTTTTACACCAACTCTACGATTGCTTAAATCACCAACCATTGAAAACGCTTTAGGTAACGCAACAGGCTCAACCGCCATATTTCGTTGATGCCGCTCTATGGTGTTCCACGCAACCGCACCGCCATAAGCTGTGGTTAGCGTCCAGCCTTTTTCGTTGCTCGTCAAATCATCGGCGTTATTTTCGAGAATATCTCTTAGTAATATTCCTCTATCCTCTGGCTGTTCTATATCCGCCTTTTGATATGTACCATCTTCTTGACGAATACCAACCCAATACAACCGCTGACGGTTTTGAGCTGAAACAAGTGCAGAATTTATACAAATCGGCTCAAATCCAAATGTGTCAGAAATGCTGTCATAAATAGCTCTTGACATTGATTTGTTGTTTTCGTAAAGAAAGTATTTCGGTTTTGCTTCTTTAATAGCTCTTACAAACTGGCTAAACAATTCCCAGCCCATACCGCTTGCTTCTGTTTCGCGGTTGTTCTTTTGAGCGATGCTCCAAAAAGTACAGGGCGAACCTCCGATAAGATAATCAATACCGTCAAACTGCGTATAGTCTGCATCAAATACATCACCACACTGGATGATACTCGGAAAGTTATGCTGGCTAACTTGAATAGCATACTTATCTATCTCATAAGCATAATAGTCTTTGACTTCTATACCAAGTCTTTTGAACGCCAACATACCACAAGACATTCCATCAAATAAACTAAGAACAGATACCCCATCTTGTGATGAAATATCTCTTTCATTACAATAATGTTAGTTACGATTGGCTTATAATCTGACTTTCTATAAATCGCACACAACTATCAATAATTGTAAGAAGAAAATAACTAACGGAATTATGGGGTGTTTAGTAATATGAATCAGGATAAAAGAGATATTTCCTTATACTCGTTTATCCTACAATTACAATTATAACACTATTTATAACATAAGTCAATAGTTTTATAAATATTTGTTATTCTGTTCCATATCTCTTGTTATAAAACGAAAAGTAGGTACAATCCTTAGCTTTTCAGATATTTGAGCTAACTCTAAGCAAGTGAAATCGTATTTACCGCTACACCATAGCGTTAGCTTACTTTTGCTGATATTAAAAAATTTACAAACCTGCTTTTTACTTATGCCACACTCATAAAATGATTTTAAATAATCAGTTATATAATCTGCAACTTGCATTTTCAACTTATCAGCAGTTCTTTCTGGGTGGACATATTCACCTAATAAATCTCTATTTCGGTAATAATCATTAAACAGCATATCTTATTGACCGCACCTTTCTATACTTTGTCGCACACATACCTATACACTGTGGAATATAATACATTTCATTGTAAAAGCGTCTAACACAAACATTTCTTGTATCGCGCCAGCCGATTCTCTCATCGTTAATTTTTCTTTCATCAATAACCAAATCATAAATACCAAATGGAGGCATTTCCCCTTTGCGAGAATAACAGCCTACAATATACTTGAACATTTCTTCTTTTGTTTTAAATTCTTTGGCTTCTACAATAGATTCGGATAACGTTGAACGGTGTGGTCTGTAAATATACATATGTTATCTCCCTAACATTTTCTTAAATTTTTCAGCTTGTTTAATTATATCTTTTCTATGTTCCCAAAAATAATCAAAGAATATATCCCAATTCATTCTTACTTGTTCGTACACATCAACTTTTATTTCATCATCTACTTTTGACGAGAAATTACTAATGATTATCTCCCATTCAAACCTAGACCAATAATAATACGTCAGCTCTCTGCGGATTTCCTTTTCGAGCTTTTCACGGTCATCTTTATATTTCTTTATCCATTTAGCACTATATAAAAGAAAACTACCGTGATTAAATACATTATGTATTTCAATTTTTCGTGTATTTAAATTAAATACAAAAACATTCCACACCACAGGTATATCGGTCATAACGCTTCAAATTCCCTTCTCGCTTTTTCATGTTCGCCACGGTAATAATCTAAAAGGCAATCTCTAACCTCAACTTGTAAAGGCGCAGGTTCAACCAACGACTTTAGAAAAACTACTCCATCCGAATACTCTTCTAAGATATTAATAGCCTTTTGACATTCCTCACATCGTTTCAATAATACTTTCGCTTTTTCAAAGGCTTCTATATTCATAATCATTCCTCATTCCATATGGGGGGCGGGGGTCAATCCCACAAATTAAAAAACCATTCAGAAAACAATTTAAAAAATTCGTCTTTGGCTTTTTCAACTTTTTCGTCAACTTCTTTATAATTCATTTTCTCATACTGTTTATCGTTCTCGTCCATAGCACGGCAAAGGTCAATTAATTCGGTAAGAATACTATTCCACTTTTCAGCCGCTTTATCTTGAATTTCCTTATCACTAAGCCCTTCACCATATGAATAGAAATCAAGTGAAGCAGGATAACCAATGCCATCGTCACGCAATCTTTCAATAATCTCTGGCATTACAGATGTAAACCAATAGTGAACACTCCACGATGCTGACATTGGATAACCGTGTTTTAACAGAAATCTCCTATGCCTAAAATAAGCTGGTATCTGTTTAATATTTCTGAAAAAGTTACGCCATGTCATATAATAAAATGCGTCCTGTGCAGGCTTGCTTAATTTTATCATAGCACTTCTCCCCTATAATTTTTCTGTTAAATCTATCTTTTCTCCGCAAATACACTTTGCTATAACGATGTCGCCCAGCCCTGTTGGTGTAAACTCAAACGTTGTAGCTCCGCCTATTGCGCCAGCATATCTAATACCGTCTTTTCGGCAGGAACATTCGTGTGTCTTAACCCACTCTGCGTACTCGTCCCATTTCTTATCACTAATCTTAAAAATCATACTGTTATCCCTCATTATGTAGCGTTAGGCACAAGTCATATTAACCTGTGCCTAACTGTGTTCTCATATCTTTATCCATTCACTCTTCTAACTCTTGCTTTGGGTTTATCATTTAGAGATATTTTGCGAATGTTAAAGTCACGATTCTTTCTTATGTATTCTTCAAAGCTAAATTGGTCGGTGTTATAGTCGTACTCAATTTTAAACCTTAAAGAGCGAAAACCACTAACGCAAAGTGTAGCAGACATATTGTTACCGATTTTAGAAAACGCGACTATTGCAACCCGAATATCGTCATCGTGGCAAGCATCAACCGCACAAACATATTCTTCCTTGACATATTCTGCAACAACGCTTTTAGCGATAAGTGTAAACTCATCAGCCGATGTAATCTTTTGGCTCTTCTCTCTTTCATACACACTTGCCATATCCTTCAACAAGTCAATGGACGTTCGCCAATAACCAAGCTCGTCCTTCAGAGTAATACCATACTTTGATGATGCTTGAGTAATATCAATAACATCATCTAAATCGTTAATTGCTTCAAACAATGCGTCTGCATAACTCATAATAAACCTCTATTTTTTACGATGAAATGATAGTTTTATCTTATTTATCGCCGTTCGTATTTTGTCGAGTTGTCGCCGTAAACTTCAAACGCTTTCGGCTTTACATACAGAACGAGCATACGCATCCTCAACATCTGTACTAAACGAAACACCAATGCGAGGGTATTTCATATCTGCAAAGATTTCTTCGGCAATATCCTGAAGCAGAACGCTCATAATGCCATAAGGACTATCGAGCTGGTCGTTAAAGAACTGCACTACACACTTTGTAAACATTACATAGGTAAACGGAACATACCATGTATTTTCAGGAACGACGACACGCGAAAGCGCAGGATTCTTAGAGAACGCAACTTCAAACAGCTCTTTTGCCGTTACAAATGCGCGGTTGCTAATCTTCGCACAGTCAACGTCAATAGTCAGAATAATGTTGCCAAACAATTTTTGCTGTGGCAAAAGCAAAAGTAATGCCGCCGCCTTTTCGGAATTGTTGGTTGCTAAAACAACTTTCAGATTTGAATAGTCAATATTGAAAGCAATCTCAGGGTCACCATCAAACATCGCCTGTAACTTGTTAATGTAGGTAATCCAGGGTGGTGAAATCTTTAATCTATTATCGGTCATAATAAATCACTCCTTAATATCAATTTAAAAATATTTGTGAAAAATAGCTCGAAGAGTTTTCTTCCACTTTCCATTTACTAATTCATAGCCGTTAATGTAAACCTTATTATCTATGACGGTGCTATTATATCCTCTGCCTGGGAGTTTATATTTAACGTCATTAATAAAATCATAATCATCTTGAATTTTGACGACAGTATTATTATCGCCATTGATGTGAATGTTACTATAATTCAATACTATCTACTCCATTATTAATACCAATCTCCAAAATCAACATTATATTCGGACAAATACTTTCTTACTTCTTTGTCACATTCTGGGCATTTAGTAGAAGCACAAAAACTATCGGTAAGTTTTGTAACAATAAAAGATTGTGGTGGAACAATAAACTTACAACCGCAACGCCGACATTGAAATTTCATATTCTTCTTAATCATTTTTATGACTTTACTCGGCTTTACAATAGATTTATTACTACTATCTTCAGCTTTGGCAATAATTTCATCTATCACTTGTTGAATACCGATTGTAAACATACCCCTGTCGGTTGTGTTTAATTGAGAAACGAGAATGTAATCCTTTTCCTTTATAATTCTCAACAGTTCATCAGCATCAATAAGTCTGCGGTGTCGTTTATTCATTTCAAATCACCTTCGATTATTCTTATTTCTTAACTAAACTCGTCTATCCTGTTTTTAATATCCGAAACAGCCATAGTTTTTAGCATTTTTATATGATTAAAAACGGATTTGCCGTAATTAACCTAAGCACTTTCGCTTTGTCTGTACTTATCCCATATATGGTACGCTTCAAACAAACTCGTCGTTGCCGTCCAAGTGTCAAAATTACACCAAATAATATATACAGGTGAGCTATAGTGAACTCGGTTATCATATTCAAACTCTCTTGTGACTTTATATAATCCATTACCACGACTACCTTCAAGCCGAAAGAGAATAGAATTGTTTTCTTCACATAACTTTACCCATTTATCGAAGTGTGTAACTTTATTCATATGGTTCTACCAGAGGAATAATCTCCTTGAAATGACAATAGAATTTTGGTGCTAATGCTCTACCAGTGAAATGTAAATGACCGCCGTGCCATTCCTTAAACTCTAAGCCGTTATCTAATAGCTCATCAAGATATTTTTCAACAGCATCAGCATCATAGAAGCCAACGAGTGAACAAATACTATGCGGAAATGTATGTGTAAAAACATAATCAACTTTATATCCGCACTTCTCAAGGTTTTGTTTGCCACGTTCAAATTCTTCTTCTGTTGGGATTTCTCTTTCCCACCAAGACATCTTATTGACGCGAAAATACTTACCTTGAGCCTGTCGCCTATTATATGCGTTTACAAATCCTCTACGGTCTTTATAGTCTTCCATTTCCATAATACCGTCTTTAATATCATGTGAGCTTGCTCCACCCATCACAAAACATTTCTTTCCGTCGAAGTCAAATACATAACCTCGCATAAGATGAAATACTTTATCACGGATTTCATGAGCTTTACCACCATGAAAATCAACGATAGGAAATTCATCACTATATAACCGACCGTAATTCTCGTGATTCCCGTCCACAAAACAGGTTACATAAGGTTTATCATTCAACCAATCGAGCCAGTAATTCTCTTCTGGGATATTTGCAACGCCAAACCGCCATCTCGCATTTGGGTCATTACACCAAATCCCGCCGAAGTCACCAAGAATAATCATTGTATCATTCTCGGTAAGCTCGTTTTGCTCAGGAAAATTGTATTTTGAAAACCTATGAAAATCTGCGTGGGTATCTCCTGTTATGTAAATCATTAGAACGGAAGGTCATCGTCAAGCGGTAATGTTTCAAAACCATCGGAAGACGGTGCTGATACCGATGCTGAAGTCGAAGTCGATGTTGCATTATCACTCACACTAATGTTGGGCGCATTACTACCGTTCCGTTTTTCGCCTGTAAAAGATACCTTTTCAACTGCGATACTATATGCAGTACGGTTCTTACCTTCTTTGTCGGTATATTTGTTGCTTTGAAGTTGTCCAGCAACAGCAATCATAGCACCCTTACCAAAGTTCCTTGCAATAAACTCTCCCTTTTGTCCCCAAGCTGTACAAGGGATAAAGTCTGTTGCACGTTCAGTAGAGCCAGCTTTTTGATAATCACGGTCAACCGCTACGGTAAAATTGACAAATGATTTACCGCCGTTCGTGGTCTTCACTTCTGGCTCTGCTACAATTCTCCCCATACAAATAAACTGATTAAGCATTATTATTTATCCTTTCTAATATAGGTTTATTACTTATACTCAACTGTTCGGAATTTCCGAACAGTTTAATATGGTGCAAAATGTCGGAGTCGAACCGCCCTTCTACATCCCAAATGTAGTGTGCTACCGCCACACCCCATTCTGCCTGTTAAACCCTCTCGACCAAAGAGGGTATTTAGTTTCATCCGAGGTCTTATGTCGTGTCTGAACGCCCCGAAGGTCATTGGTGCTGGTGGAGGGACTTGAACCCTCACGCCGTATTGACATCGGAGCTTAAATCCGATGCGTCTGCCAATTCCGCCACACCAGCATATATGTTCAAGCTGGTGCTATGAAACCTTTTTATCAAGCCATTTATATAGATTATCTATATCACGTTGGCACTCAATTCTAAACGATACTTCGTAATCGCCGTGCGTAACGCCTCTAAATGTTATACTCCACACTCTTCCATCACGGCTGTCAAAGCAAGAGTCAATACATTTTATAGCTCTTCGGTGTCGTATGTGATTTATTTCATACATATGTTCACCCCAAGAGTTATTCTTTTTTATGTATTCAAGTAATTTGCAGAATTGTTCAGGTGTCATTTCCAATTCCTTTTCTTTTTCTTTGCTCTCTTTTCAATTTTTGATATTACAGATTTTTCTACCAATTCAAAACCAGCAATATCATTGATTCTGTGGTCTAAGCGTATGCCTACCGTATGACAATCAGCACGAGAAATATGCTCACGCCATGAGTAATAAGATTGCCTAAACTTTTCAACGGTCAACCTACCTGCGGCGACAAGTTTTGCCATCTTTACATATTTTCTTTGTGCTGTTCGTTTCTTAGAATTATCTAACCTTCGTACAATCACGCCGCTATTGGTGATATATGTATGGAATCCTAAGAACGCAATCCCGTTTTTAATAGGAAATATCTGTGTCTTATTATTTAGCTTTAATCCAAGTGATTCAATAAAGCTCGTAATGGCTTCTAAACAGTATTTAAGATATTCTAAATCGTGATGTACAAGATAGAAGTCATCCATATACCTGCCGAAATAAGCAATACCAAGTTCGCCAGTTATAAGTTTATCTAATCCATCCAAGTATAATACAGCAAACATCTGATTAACTTGATTGCCTAACGGCAAGCCAACATCTTCCGTGCTGTCAATAAACTTGTTACACAGCCACACAATTCCTTCGTCATATCCAAAATAGTATTCAACTATATCTTTCAATAAATCATGCGGTATGTTGTAGAAATATTTAGATATATCACACTTGAGAATATAGCCATTAAGACCGTGCCTTTTATAAAAGTTCTTTAAATGTTTGCTTAATTGATTAAGTGCTAAATCAATTCCTTTACCGTCTTGCCCTGCGTAGTTATCTAATAAAAAGATTTCTTTTGAACGCAACTGCAAAACATTATCACACAGGCTATGCTGTACAACATTATCTTTAAAACCAGCGACTTTGATTTCACGCTCTTTAGGTTCAAAAACTAAAAAGGTATTATAAGCATCAAGTTCATACGTTCTGTTTTCAAGAAGTGATTTGATAGTTAGTACACCATCTAACGCACTAATGTCAAACTTAGCTGTACTCTTCTTTTTACCTCTACCACATTTAGCATCCTTAAAAGCGTTATAAATGTTTTTAAAATCCGTTACTAATTCAAAATCTGTTATACAGCATTACCTCTTTGCTTTTTATCCCTATTGGGAAGGGTCATACATTCTTTTGGCAGTGGTGCATTGATTTCCGCCTTTTGCGTACTCTGTCGAGCTATCCACCAATACGGACGAAGCCCATTCTCGTTGTTGTAGTTGTTGTTGTTGATGTTACCGTGAGGCGACACACAAAGAGAAAGGTTACAACGCATAACCCATATAACTACTTGTATTCTGACGTTCTCCACGCAATAGATAAGTGTTTTACATCTTTTACCAAACCACTCCAATATTCCGCAGACTTGTCTGACAACAATTTAATTTCCATTGAAAGCTCGATATAAAATAATAGTTCATCGCAATATGCAATAGCTTTAGTAATTGCTTCACAACGCTCCGCTTTATTGCGTCTATTATCAATTCGATTTGCTTCTAACAGTGTATCAAATATATCTAAACACTTAATTTGTATTTTATCTCCGAGAGAGTGACGATATTTCTTAGGGTATCTATCGCTATTTGAAGTTATAATATATGTATGTTTCGCAAGCTCTTTGGCTTTAGAAACAACTATCGGTTCATCATTTCGTGACATTAGTTCGTTGGAGATACAAAGATATTAGAGTCAAAGATACAAAACGGACGAAGCCCATACTCGCGGTTGTAGACGTAGTGGTCGATGTCACCGCGAGGCGACACACACTTTACCCAAGTGCTATCCTCATGCTTAGGTGTGCTAAACGCCGTAACCAGCCACCACCATTTATTGACTTTAAACTTATCAAGAATATCGACATACCTACGATACAGGTTTGTGGTAAGCAAAGAAACCTTACGCTTAACCTTGCCATAATCCTTCAGACCATCATCAGAAGTAAGGTCAACCGTGTGTAAAACAAGATTATCTGCTCCGATAATACTCTCAATTTCTGTGGCGAAAACTTTACAAGCATCATCAGCAAGCGAGCCATCAAAGTTATTGTTCTTGTTGCTAAACTTTTGGCAATCCTTGAGAAGATTTTTACAGATTACTGCGGTTGTAAAAGCTGAATGTTCAAGTACAATAAACTCGTACTTACCAATCTTGAATGTTCTACCTGCTTTCAGACTTCCTAACTGCACAGCACCAATACCGAAACTATCTTGGATTTCAGCTACTTGTGCATCGGTTAAGAAAATCTTTTGACCGTTAAGCTGAATAAAATTCTTGTTTGCCATTTTTGATTTCCTCCAACTATTATTAAAAATTTTCAATATTCTCATTTTTTGTTAGCCCTACAAATCGTTCCGTGGTTCATAAAACCCATAAATGTGTGGAATTGCAAGCTCTCAATCCAACCGTAATGTCTAATTGCATCGCGCAAATAAAACATTGTTTCGCCTTTAGCTTTTAGTGCTAAATATTCTTCAACACTTTTAATAGGTTCGCCTTTGTAATACCGTCTACGACTTTCTAAATATTCGTTATACTTTTTGTATTTTTCGCACTCACGACAAATCTTCGCCTTTTCTCCAAAATCACGAGCATAATATCGCACATTTCCACTTTTATATTGATAGCTATATGCGTACTCGCATTTGTTACACGGTTTATTCATTTTACACCGCCACAGCTCTACTATAATAACTTGTTACTTTGTTATTCAGTGTCTTCAGATGTTCCTGCGTTTCATTATGTAACTTAAACCTGTTTACCATTTGGAGAACAAGTAAAATCTGTTCAGCGGTTAATCCGTTAAGGTTAATGGATTTGCCATTATTATTCTCTACGACCTTTTCATTTACTTTGTCTTTCAAAAGTAAAATCTGTGTTGGTGACAACTCGCAGTTTTCGTACTCTCCGAGTCTGTCATAAAGTTGCTTAATCGGAGGACAACTATGCGGAACATTTGTACCCTTGCCAACATACCATTTATCTGTCAATCGGTTCATATAGCACACCCCTTAATTAATGTTAGCCATAAATAAACGCTACAAAAGGACATCATTCTCGTAACCTACTCTACGCTCAACTTCTTCGATAGATTGACGTAGCCACTCCATCTTAATAGTCCTTCTTCTTAAATATCTGCCCTCAGAAACAAGACCGACATCCTTTCGTAACGCTCCGCAAATCTTTTCGTGCTCTTGGTCGAGACCGCTGATGCACCAGTCGTCGGTAAGATTGCATTTTCGCCAAGCCAGTATTTTATTTCATCACATTTGCATTTCCCCGCATTAACGTAACGGTAGATGAAGTAACGCCGCACCTGTAACGGAACGAGAAACTTGTACCAAAAGTCCTCATATATCATTTCATCCGTTCGGCTTCTCGGTTATCCTTTGGTACAGGATAATCAATTTAATATGATTACATATCAACTAAACAGCGGCACACAGTATGGCAACTTTGTACTTGATAAAAACGCCGTAAAAATGATATAGTAAACAACTAACCTGTGTAGTAATTTGTCTTTCCGAAAAAGTCTTTTGCTTGCGTGTTATAGCATTGGCAAAAATTTTTCGGATTGCGTTTCATTTCTTCACCGCACTCTGGACACATATGCCCTTTGTCGGTATATTCGTGAACAGACATTATTACCTCTTCTTCATGCTCACATTTGGAGCAAATGAATTTATAAATCATTTTTATTCACCTATTGACTTATGTTATAAACTAAAAATATTATGTACTATATATTGTATTTTTCACATTGTTATACCACTATATATTGTGGTGTAATTGACAATGAAATCACAGTTTTATTAGCATTTTTAAATTTGGTGCATCGTCTGGGAGTCGAACCCAGCACCTGTTGATTATGAGTCAACTGCTCTAAACCTGATGAGCTAACGATACGTCTTTGTATCGGTCTATTCCCGATTGCCAACTATACACTCAATGAGTGCATAGATTTTAATGAAAAGAAGTAAGTAATGAATCGTTGTACGAAGACAACTGGCTGGGGAGGCGAGAATCGAACTCACGAATAATCGGGTCAAAGCCGAGTGCCTTACCGCTTGGCTACTCCCCATCAAAGTGTGGTTACGCCACAACCGTTTTGTTACCTTAACTTTTGCCTTGTGCGAACCACACACTCCGATGCTGAAAATCATTAGAGTTTGTAATTTGAGCCATAAGAATTTCACTTATGGGAGCGTAGGCTGGATTAGGCGGCACCTACCACGCCAGCGAATTTTGACTCTACAGTTTTCAAACTGGTCTTTTTACAAGCCTTCTCGTTGAGCCGACTTAATACTACGCTTTTTCACGTTCCACAATTTTATAATATAGGGGTCAACCTCTTTCGCAACCTTCCGATACTATCCACACCAAATACGAATTTGTACAGATTCGAGTTTGGCTTGCGCTTGTGGCAAGTTTCCCGTGGCTCTTACCCACACCTCAATCTTACGTTTCTTATTATAGCACCATTAACAGCGTTTGTCAATAGCTCTATTGAATTATTTTATAAAATTCTTAATCATTCATTTTGTCCAAGAATAACAACAAAATCATCATTATCTTCAGCAAGTAAAGCCATCATATTTCTTGTATCGTCGTCGCAATAATCAACACGCTTTTGAATAATACTAAAACCACGCTCAAAATATGATTTGCTTGCCTCTAACTCTTCGCAAAACCAGTCCTCATAGTCTTCACCATAGGTATCAAATAAATACTTGCGATAGTCTTCTTCATTCTTAAATATACAAGCATCTTCTGTTTCATAATAATACCTATTATTTTCAAAATGAACAAACAATTCGACCATCTTATCAAAATACTTTACGGCAGGATTTTCACGGTAAGCGATGATAAAACTACTGCTTGAGCTATTTGTTACATAGTCTGTTCTTATTTTCATACTATCCTCCGCGTGATTTCTTATACTTGTTTATTCCAATCAGTAATAGCTTTCTCTCTACTATTTACGAATGAAGTTGTTTCCCAAGCATTACCACATTGACAATTAACCTTATACCCTTTAGATTCATAGCCAGAACCGTAATCGCCTTCTGATACATAGAGCCATGATGTATTGCATTTAGGGCAAGGTTTGAGCTGTTCTTTAGATTGATTTTTGATATTGCTATCGACAACGATTCCGACGCAATACAGCTCACCGTCTTCATAGATATTGAACTCGGCGTGTGGCATTTCTGTTTTATAACTCCATGCACAATCGCGTTCTTTATCGCACCATACAGCTTCTATAGGTTTTGGCAATCTCTTATCCTCTATAATGCCACCACCAAAACAACCGTATTCGTCACGGAACGCTCCATAGATTTCACAGTTGTCATCACTATAACCAGTTACGACAATAAAGCCCAAACTCTTTGCAAGCTCTTCTTCGGCAGGAGATATTTCATTACCGTATTCCCCACCGTTAAGCATTTTTGCAAAATCATATATAGTCATATCCATATCTATCACCCCATATGGTTACAGTACAACGATGATACTTTAGCAAGTGATTCTCTTACATAATCGGGAATATAGCAACCGTCTTCACCCCAAACAGCATAGTGACCGAATATGCTATATATTACATCTCTGCCTAATTTTCCTTTTATGCTACTGCACGTTAGCTTTTTCGTGTTAAACCTATAATCTTTTACACAGCAAATATCAGGGTAACACCCACCATCATAGCCGTTATCAAGACAAGGTAAATACCAACCTGCAACGCTGTCCGCCGTGTCTGTGTCTTTGCTCAAATCGTGAATACTGAAGTCAATATACCATTTCCAATTTTTACCATGCAAAGGCTCAAACTTTTTACGGAAATATGATATGTATTCATCATACGTTTCGCATGAATCTATCCAGCTATCATCACACTCTTCGTAAAACAAATCGTATGTTGATATACCATATTTATTTTTAATTCTCGTTTCGTTCTCATATTTCCAATTCCAATTATCCGCTTTACTGCCATACTTGCTTCTTATCAAATTTGACTTTTCACGATGCTCTCTAAACTTTTCGCGGATAAAAGAATAAATATCATCAATAGTCCAGTCATCGCGGCTAATTACGAAAGAAGAACTACTCGAATTTGTTACAAAGTCTGTACGAATTTTCATTAGCAACCACCCACTCCTATTACGAGTTTATCATTGTTAATACGGAAGGTATCTAAAAACATATCAAAGTCATTGAGGTAATCATCAGTGTCAATCGTTCTTACATAAGCGATAAAGTCACCAATCTCAACATTCCAATATCCATTATCAGAAGAAACATAATCAAGAACAATATCCATTAATTCTTCTTTATCTTTCAACCTATCTTTTAACGAATATGGCAAATGAGCAAAATAACGCTTCATAGCTTTAACATATCTGCTATACCAATCTTTATCAGATTCAATAAGCTCACGCAGTTCATCACGAGTTACATCTTTGCGTTTTGCGATAATGAACGATGAGCTACTTGAATTTGTTACGAAATCAGTTCTAATCTTCATAGAGAGAACCCCTTTCTTCTGGCTTTAGTAATATCCATTTTACAAAAGAAAAAATTGCAACAATTAAAAGTAACAATCCAAATACCAATACCATAAATGCGTCTAATGGAAGAAAAACTATCTGAAACACAACTCCGACAATTATTCTTGGTATCAAACGATACTTTTTATTTGATATAAAATAATATGATGATGGTAATGCAGGTGAAATAAATGTATCAATAAAAGGCGAGTGAGTCAGTTTATATATCATCATCCCGAAAAAAGCGGGAACATAAATAATAATGATTAATTCAAACAAAGTCATCAACATACCTCAATGATGATTATAAACACCAACAGTAAAGCCACAACGCGGGAGAATATGATGTTCCAATTCACAACCAACAATATCATCATCGCCAAATGTTACAAGACAAACCAAATCTTTATCTTTGATTCTTGCTTTGACTCTTTTTATCTCATCTTGAATACGTTGTTCAATTTCCGCTTTTCCTTCTTCGGTTTTGCTATATTTGTATGCCTCAATATAAGATGTTCGGTTTTCAATTTCATAGTTATGTCTGACTTCATATTCAGCGTTCCAACGATATTCCTCGTAAACTATCTCATCAATCTTTGCAACATTAAGCAAACCATTTAATTTATTCTTTAATTCTTCAATAACTGCTGGCTTATACTTTAAATAATCCTCAACAGACCAACAATCCATATAACACTCAACGCTATTCTGAACTATTTGGTCAATATCATCGCTTGAATTAAACGCTAAAATAAAACTGCTACTGCTACTATTAGTCACAAAGTCTGTGCGGATTTTCATTTGCAATCAACCCCTCTTTTAAAAATCAATGATGACTATAACGTGTCACGGTACAGTATAAATAAGGGAAATATTCATGTTCTAAAAATGATTCTATATCAGTATCATCTTCAATTTCAATTTTAAAAAACCTATCAAATCCCTTTTTATCAGCAAGTTTTTTAATTCGTTCTACTTCAGCATCGCAATCGCTTCTGTAGTATTCTAACATAGATTTTATATTGTCCGTATCAACAACATCAGAAGCAAACTCAAGCAAATGTTCTACTAAAGTATCAGCAAAATATCTATCAATACTATTTCTAATAGCATCAAATTTACTATCACATTCTTTTGAATTGTAGCCAATAATAAAACTGCTACTGCTACTATTAGTTACAAAATCTTGTCTAAATTTCATCTAAAATATCTCCTAATTCATTATCATCACAATTATACGGATTGCCTGGTAAATCATCTTCATCATAATATATGTGAGAGCTGTCTACTCCAATGGCGCATAGAAAACTCTCTAAATCAAAATTATCCATTGATGTCCATGCACTAAGATAACGCCCTTCGTCAATAATAGTCCACTCATCTTCAAAATCTGCCCAACCAAAATGATATGAACCTCTTTTAAGTAATCTCTTAGCAACCTCAATATGATTTTTGATTGCCCTAATTTGATTTTTAGTTAATCCACGCTTATCAATAATAAAGCTCGACGATGATGAATTTGTAACAAAATCTGTTCTGATTTTCATATGACTACCTCATCAAAATTATTTATCAAATTCTTTCCACTCTATTCTTTTTCCACAATGCCCACAATAATTAGAATGTGACCATGACTCTATCGGATATTTACAGCAACTACATTTACCCCAAAACCATTTCCCAAATGCAGTTTGTACTGTATTCATTTCTTCTGGTGTATTATGAGATATGCGGTAACACTCTGCAATTTCTTCTGTGATATTGTTGATTTCTACTCCTGTGCGAATGTCACGAAACGGATAACTACTATTTTTCATAAATATATCATCCTCTTTAACAGCTTTATTCCATCGGTATTTAACAGCTTTTCTTTATCCTCATTATCCATGAGCTTTGCATTAACAAGGTAATTAACCAAAAAGCTATAATCTCTTATCAAATCTCTGGCGCAAAAGTTTAAATCTTCATATTTACCGAGAGCGTTCCTCAATGCCTGAATCTCATCATATGGGTTATCATATTCTACGCATGAACCATAATCACCCATAGAAGATTTATAAGTAAGCCTACTCATTATCTTCAACCACCATCTTAGAACGTATGCTGTACAATCCGCATAGAGCCATTTCAAGTTTTTCAATTCTGCCACGCAAAGACCTAATCGTTTCATCTAAGTCTTTGCCATCAGCCGAATAATAATATCCACGATGACAAGAGCAAACCGCAAAACCGTCACTTCTTGCTTCGTTTATATATTGACGAACAGTAAACTCGCTAAGTGAAAATCTGTCACCTAATTCACGACCTATGATAGATTTGTCCTTTTCGTTGGCGTAAGTGATAATATAATTAATCAAAGGCATATATCTTTTCATCATACACAATCCTTTTCTGCATTGTTGCAAAGTACAATTTCTCTGCAAATCGGACAGCCACCAGCACAGCAACCGCGCTTCGGGCAATTCGGACAAGAGTTAGCCAGAGAATATCTAAACTTGTTAAATACTTCTCCATCCCATGCCTCTTGAATTGTGTGGTTTCGTAGATTAACAAACCATTTAGGATTCTGATTGCCAAAACTACAGGGCATGGCGTTCATATGAGCATCAATATACATCGAGAAGCGTCCGCCCTCGCAATAGTCGATACTGTCAAGATTGATTTTTGACGTATTGTTTACGATGCCTGCACAAGAGCAAGAATCAAAACCGATTTTGAAGTCAAATTTTCCATTGTCTATAATATCGAAAAACTCTTTCACTTTCGGATTGTCGGGCGTTAAGATGTTTTCAATCTTACCTAAACCGATAGGCTTATAAAGCAGAAAGACAATAGCGTTAATACCCTTATGGAAGCCGTTATTCTTTAAGCGGTCGATAGCATCATCAATACTCTTTGCAGATAAGACGTAATGGATGTTAGTCTTTACACCAGCCTCGATAAGAAGATTCAATGCTCTTTCGGTATAATCAGCATTGTGCTCAGATACGGCGACCGCGCCACAATACTGTTTACAAAGCTCCGCCTTTTCTTTTGTAAAAGCGATACCAGATGTAGTAAAGTTCGGTACAACTCCATACTGACGAGAGAGCTTTAAGATTTCTTCAAAGTGTTCGTGCGTATCAGGGTCGCCAGCTCCACCGAGAGCTACTTGGAACAGCTTGCCTTCTCCCTGTTTCATTATATCTTCGTAATCATCAAGGCTCATATTCTCGCCCGTTCTGTCACAAGCCTTTTGGTAACAATCCACTTTACACTTGTGAGCACAAACGCATCTTTCCATTATGCCAATGTCAATAAGCTGTGGGAAGTTCCGCATAAACGGGTCAACGCCTGTGTCTTTTCCATCCTCAATAACACCTGTTCTCATATAAAAACCTGTGTTCGGGTCAAACTGTTCTACAAACTTGTTTTTTCTGTCAATATAAACGTTCATAACTTACCTCTCAAATTTTCCATTGTTTATTTGCATTTTCAAAAATATATGTAAGGCGACGTGGCGCATATTGCCGTGTCGTCAATCCGTTAATAGCAGACTTCATATCAGCCAACATAACGGAATTAACCTTGCAATCAGAAAGCTGTCCGAGAATAAACAGCTCATCCTTAACCTTCCGCCGAGCAATCAGGCGTTCTTTTAGCATCAAACACAGAATGTATGCTTTGTACATATCAAAGTTATTCAACTCAATAAAGTGTTCTATGTCGCTATCTTCAAGGTCTATTTCACTTAACGCTTGTCGCAACTTTGTCTTTCGTTCTTCCGCTGTAGTGATAAAGTCAGTTAAAGAATCAACCTCTGCATTTATTCTATCAATATGAGCACTGTTCAAATCAATGTCCGATATTGATTTTATAGATAACTTTTCAGTTGGCTTTGGAATTTCTTTCTGTACTGGTGTTATCTTTTCCACTTCAGGCTTTATCTTTTTAATGGTCTGTTCATCACTACTTTCTGTCGTAAGCTCTTTAACGTGATACCTCGCTCTCAAATTCTTATTGATTGAATTTTGTAGAACGTTCTTGGCTTTATAATAATTATCCCACATCTTTGCTAACATCCAGTTATCAACAGGAATATAATTACCTTGTGCGTCTTCTCTTAGATAATGACCATGAGAGTCAACAAGCACAAACTTTCCCAACTTTTCCACCTCTTTCATATCGTTATTTTATCACTCTATTGAGTTATGTTATAAATTATTTTTTATAGGGGCTGGTTAAGCCCCTATAAAATTACACCACGAATGTACTTAATTGTGGTAACAGATTATACATTCTCGCTGGGTTCGCACCGTAATCTCTGAGATACGGAATAAGTACATCATTACTACCTTCACCCGTTACAGCTTTATCAACTACGTCCTTCCCCAACTTACTTACAAGATAATCATACAATCCGCGTTGCCACAATCTTGTAGCATTAAATCTTGTATTTGAATACGGGGTAACATCTCTTGAAAACTTAGACCGTGCTCGTAGCACTACATCTTTTAGCGGAATATCCTCAATGCTTTCGTCCTTCTCGCTGATGAGTCCCATATAACTTTTATGCCAAGTCAGGTTATAGTATTTACGTCCTCGATATGCTGATACATAAAGCGGCGTATAATGTTGCTTCTCAAGCAGTTCCGCCGTTCTATCCGATAAAGTAATAGTCCTTCCTAACAGTTTTATTCTCGGTAAGTCCACCATATCTTCCGTGATACTATAAAGCTCATCAAACGATGATATTCCTTCGTAGAACAGTCTAATTGAACACTCTAAATGTTCCGCTGTGCATTTGCCAGACTTGTAGATTTCGTTAATTACATACTCAATCTCTTTCTTGTCCAACGGCGACAAGCGTTGTTTTGCACGTTCAAACAATGCTTTTGGCGATAGCTCCGCTTTATTCCACGGATTTCGCACAGGCTCGTAAGTGTCAATATAGTATTCAAATACCTGCTTATAGAACCATACATAGGCTCTATACGTTGTTACCGATGTGCCTGGAGGATAAGCGTCCATCAATTCGATGCAGTCTTGAACAGTGAAGTCAATGAATTGTTTACCTAATTTTTTCTCGACTTCAAATAGTTCAGGTCGCAAATAGACGTTGCGATTTCTCCGCACAACCTCATCATTACTTTTGTCGAACACTTCATCAAATAATTGCTGAGTAGAGATAACTGCCATACAAATCTCCCCTTTAATTCCATAATAACATTATCCACAATAATTGTCAATAGATTTTTTGAATTATTCTATAAATCATATCGCTTGCAAAATAGGAAATTGAATCAGCATCGCTTTCATTATTTCGCCTACGATATTCCCTTTTACTTCTCCGATTGGCTTATCCAAATTTTCCATTGGTAATGTACTAATCTGTTCCACCAACAACGTACTTGGCACTCGCAATCCACATTCTTTATAATTCCAAATCTCAACGTGAATCGGTAACTTCCGTTTATTCATTTTTGAAGTAATCGGGATAACATTGACAATATCGGCATAAGTGTTATTCAAATCATTGGAAAGAATAAGCACAGGTCGATAACCACTCTGTACGCTCCCCGCCTTACTCGGCAGTTTGCACAGCCAAATCTGCCCACATTTAGGCTTATCGTTTTTGCCACACATAAAACCACCTCTCTGCATTGAAATATGTAACACAAATGCAAATGGGTTTTATGCTCGCAATCAGCAATTATCCGTATTTACTTTTGGTAATTACACATCTCTCCTTTGGCAAAAGTAGTTTCCGTAGCATTATTGGTTTCTGTATTATTCAAGATATTTTGTTTTAAGCTCAACGGGATTCGCCGCCTTTCCAAGTTTTTCCGCTTTATCATCTACCAGCTTATATAAGAAATATTGACTTCTCTCTATTTTGGAAGTAACAAAATAAGTTGTTCCGTTCGTATGGTACGTTTCCCACACAATCTCTGTCTTCGGTATTCCCTTAATGGCTTTATTCGGAATAGGGATGCCATCTATCACTTAGCTACCCCCTCGGCATAACTGAACACATCATTGACAGCTTTAATATGAATTTGCGGGTCAGTAACATTCGCGTTCTGACATCCTGCCTGATATGCCATAGTGATAAGTTCACGCAGGTCGTTGTTATCAAGCAACATCATGGGCGAGTCTGATTCGGGTGAATAGGTTTTATCACCAAAGATATAATCCTTCCAAAAGTCACCCATATCAGAAGTGTACTTCTCTGTAGCCTCACGGTCAACGCCTGTATAGCGTCTTGTTACAGCTTCACTTGAATGATTAAAGCCACGGCTTACAATCTGCATAGCATTTGGGTCTGTCTTATGAAGCTCAATGCTGGTTTTACCAAACGTCTTTCGGGAGCTGTGTGTGCCTAAATTACGTTCGATGTTCAGCTTCTTCATAACGTCCTTCAGCGCATACATAGCACCAGAGTAGGACAACACAGAACCTTTGTGCGTTCCAGTAAACTGATAGAACACTTCGCGCTTGTAATCGTCGGTCGCTGGGTCATAACCAACAGCACAGAGATACTTGCCAATAGCAATCTTGACAGCCTCATTGATTTTTGGGGAAGCATACTTGCCTGTTTTCTGCTCTTTGATAGCCTTCAAGTTTTCTCTGAAATTACCCGTTTGCGGATTAAAGAAATCTTCCCACGTCAGCTTGCACATATCAGAAAAGCGTCGTGCAAGGTTATAAGACGTAACAAACAGAAGATAGTGAATCCACTTGTTATTCTGTTCAAAGTATTCTACCACACGCTTAGTGTCTTCGATAGATAACTCGTGAACCTCACAGCTTTTTCCTTTACACTTACTTGCTTTCTTAGCAACTGGCGTTTCTTCATGCTGAGGGAACAGCTCAATAACATTCCCTCTTGTAACTGTATTCGGATTATAATTTACAATAGCTGGTGCTGGCATATCCTTCAGCTCCTTTCTTAGATTGACTGCATTATACCACAAGGAATAACATTTGTCAATAGGTTTATTGAGTTATTTTATAAAAAGTTTTTCACATACATGAATCAAATTTTCCATCAAGCGACTTTTAAACTAAGTTAAAAAAAACGCTATATAGATGTAATATATAATTAATTTATATAGAATACTCTATTAGTATATAATCATATCTAATATAATCATATACTATATAACCTATTATCAACTATAAGATTATTAACTAATATAATAATTATCTATTAAGTTGATAATAGGTACGTCACCTCTTTTTACAATTTTTCCGTATTTTGCAAAATTTCAGTTAAATGAAATGGCTGTTTTATTGTAGAAAGTTTACCTCCCTATCAGCTTCGCCCACCCCTCTCGTTCCTCTGTGGCGTTCATATTTTGGTAGGGCACTCAACTTTTCCGTTCAAAGCAATTTAAAATGGAAAGTTGAAGTTCGCAAATATATGATTATATCCTATATCATAGGATAGTTCGTTAATTCTATAACAAACTTTTTCAGCATAAAAATAACAGCCCCCTCGGACACAAGGGGCTGTCGGTGTCAAAAGACAACAAACAAAGGAGTTAGGGGTAACTATGTTCGCTTGTTACCATCTTTGTTCATTAAGCAAATTATACACTACTACTTGCAATATGTCAAGTAACATCTGGCGTAGGATATTCCACGTCGAAATCACCACGAACGGCGGCGAAGGTCAAGGATGAGATATATGCGTCATTTGTTCCGTCGCCTATGGCTATATACATTCTTGTTTGCGGTCTGATAGTAAATGTCTTATCTTCATTTAGCTTGTAGCTCTTGTGAAATGTAATCACAGCATTTCTAACTTCGTTCTTATTCCGCACGAACAAGCCTTTGCCTGTCGTACCAATGGTAATTTCCTTGTCGTTATACAAACTAATCATAGTACACCTCTTATGCAACCGTTTCTTCCAACATGAGCACTTTGCTTTCGGGAGAAACGATAAAACGCTCACGCTGGGCGAATGTCTGATTGTACGATTCCTCGCCTTCAAATTCATCTATTACTCGGCGTTCTTCTTCGTCCATAGCTTTGTATGTTTTCTTTCCGTAGGACGGCGGCAACCAGCCCTTCTTCATACAGCCGTAAATGTTAAACTTCTTCAGAACGTCAAGGTCGGTAAACTTGATATGAACTGTACCCTTCTTGTACACGTTTACATCGAAATACTTGAAATGCAAATTCTTTGTGGTCTGCGTTTTTTCGTATGCCTCTAACCAATGGTGAAGGTCGCGCTGAATTTCATTTTCTCCACCATCAAGGAAGTCAAAACACTTTTCAATATCGTCAAGGATTCTGCCGATTTCTCCGTCATAGAAGTTATACTTGAATTTACCCCAAATAGAATCCCAACATCTACACCACGGCACAACAACCCTGGGATTGATGATGAAAGCAGAGTTAGATTTCCAACCGCTGAAGTAGTGAACGTTTCCACTTGCTTCCATTGAATGTTTGTATGTCAGCTTTTCAAAGAGCGATATGATTTTATCCTCGATACCTTGAGCTACAGACTTGAGCATATCAATTCTTACAGCGTAGATATTTGACAACGAAAAATCCTTCTTGGCATATTCCTTTATATCGGCAAAATACTGTTCTTTAAGATTGGAAGTAAGATTGCCGATAAATGCAGGCTTATGTAAAAGCTCATACCAATATTTGTATCTTACGGAATAAACATACTTGTTCCACTCAAAAGCCTTACCTCTTCCGTCTACCAGTCCGATATGTGCGCCGCGCTTGTATGAAGGCAACTCTTTTTCATCGCTGGCAAAGTATAAAGAAATATGCGGCGATACGGCAAGGTATTCTTCATACAGCCTCTTCCCCATCGCTATTTCTTTTTTATACATCAGCACAGCTTGACGCATATAATCAGCGGTCACAATTTCAGAAGTGTTATAGTCAGGCTCATCAACAGTGATTTCCATTTCCTCAAGCTCATCAAGGATTGTGGAATGTGCATTGTTGAACGGCGAAGGAATATCAATACGCACGATTGCACACTCAACATCTGTCTGGCGTTCAGCCTGTTTGAAAGCACCGCTAACATATTCAATCTCGGCATTGTAGAAGTCGAGCTGTTTCTTCAATTCTTTGCGCCAATTAGAATAGGGATTGTCAAGAGTCTGACGGTTAAGCAGACAAATAATCTTTCCGCCTGTTTTCTTGGCTACGTTGATTGCGTGAAGAAGATGCTCGTCGCCGTTGCTAAAAGGCGGATTCATAATGATTAAGTCGAAGTGTTCATCGCCGTTAAACTCTAAGAAGTCGCTACCAATAACGGTATAATCTTTGTCTTTAAGGATTGCTCTAAGTCCGTCGTCAACCTCGATACAATTAACGTCTAACTTTTCACATCCCTCACGAATGTCACCAATGAGATAACGCCTTTCATCTTCATCTTGGCTATACTTTCTTTTGTTATAGTCTGCTATCCATTGAGTAGTCATGTACTTATAAATCATTTCTTCATAAGTAATTTTATAAGCAACATACTCTTCAAAGATAGGGTCTTTATAACGATAGCTCCCCATTCTGTGGCTAACGCAGTAACGCATATAGCAAATGAAGTCTGCAATATCACCCTTGCCTGCTGACGGCTCAAGCACACTCTCAATATCGGTCAACTTAATGCCTTTAATCATTTCCGCTACAAGTTCTGGCGGAGTCGGATAAAATTCAGTTAATGATTTGTATGTACTCATAATCTTTTCTCCTTTAACATTATTTTATTTGTCTTTTGACTTATGCTGTACGGTATTTTTTAACCTCAACCAACGATATTATTATAGCCGATTTTCGTTAAATTGTCAAGTGATTTTACTTTTTTTTATGGTTTTTAATATTGTGGTTTTCTGTTTTAGTAATATAAATAATTATATACATTACTGCCGCAATTTGTATAAAATCGTTTACATTATTTTGTTTTGAAAAATGACACCTTTTTGCGGACATCCGCAAATTGGTCTACAAAAATCCCTTGTTTTTCAAAATAAAACCTTTTTGCCAACGCTGGCAAAATGGTAAAAGAAAAACCACAACCGAAGCTGTGGTTTTTTATTTATACCTCTAATTAAATCATAGCATATCTCCAACTGGAACACTCAATAGCATTTGTCTGTACATACACTTCTCCATCATGTGCATATAAATATTTACCTTCAACCCAATCGGAATCCAAAGAATCTTTGACTAAAATACTATCCCCTTCTTGTAATACTATTTTATCATCAACAATTACATCTTCAATTCCGACTGAATCGCCGTATGGAGAAAATGTTAAATCTTTTTCTCTGTTATATTTATAAGACACATTATTATTTGGAAACACTGTCACGATTACACCCTCTTAAAACCATATTAAATTGCTATTATGTTTAATCACTACATATTTCTATTTCGTTAAACCCATTATTATTAATAACAAGTTTTTTTGCTTTTAATAATTCTGTTGCGCTTTCACAACTACCAATTTTTAAAGAAGGATATCCAACAACATTTCCATACCATACAAATGCACCACTTTTACGTTCCCAATATCCAGCATATGTACGACGCAAAGAAGAAGTTAAAACGTCTATGTTTAAATCTTCTTTAATTTTTTTAGATAACTTTTCAAATACAGTCATTTTTTCCTCTTAAAAACTATTGCTTTACCTGTAATCAATCTATATACTTATTTAAAATAATTTTAATCATTCCCAACTTAGCTTCTCTTACAACCGAACACACTTCATGTAACTTAGTCATAAGAGTAAGTCCAATATCATCGTATTGAGTATATTCCGCTACAGTTTTAACACATACAATAAACAATTTTTCATAATCTCTTTCTGTTAAAGCCATAGCCTTTGACTCTGCTTTTCTAATTTCATCAAAATACCCAATCTTAATCATATTCCCGTTATGGTCTACAATCTTATACTTGACTTCATCTCGTGTATAAATCTGCATATTTTCACTTCCTTCTACATCACTTCCATAGGGTATATCTCAAATAAATCATAGTCAGCACCGTCAGCAGACATATACATTTTCACTCTATCAATGTCACCATCATAAAAGTATATATCGCCCTTAGAATTTACAGTCCATTCTAACTGAGAAAGTTCATAGGTTTTTTCACAGTATTTTTTACATTTCAATAATGAATCAAACACTTTTACTTCTCTTACTCCGCCATATTCATATCCAATAAGCAAAACAAATACTTTCATAATATCACCTCTTGAAAACTACGTTTTATTCAATTCCTCTTCTAACAATAATTTTACTTTTTCAATCTCTTTTGACGTATGTGGCGTACCACCAGTATTCATCTCGATATACCATTGTAAAACTTCCGCTTTAGTTTTAAGGTCATTCACATTAAAAAGGAAATCAATCTCAAACGGCAATTTATCTTCAAATTCCTTATAATAATGACCAAACGCAGGTATTTCGTTATGCAAAAAGGCAAGCACAGCAGTTAGCCTTTGCAATCCATCCACACAAACAAACTCATCATTAGGACTATATCTATAATGCCAGTTAGGACAATTAAAATAAATAATCCTTGCAGATTTTCCACCTTGTAAAATAAACTCTACATAGGCAATTTGTTGAACTTTTGTCCACACATGACCTCTTTGAAAATCGGGATTTAATTGCAAATTAAGTTCATTAGTATAATCATCTAAAGTCTTTTCTAAATATCTCCAAGGCACATTAACTTGATAATGACCATCTCTTGTAAGTTGAGGTATTTCAGAAAATTTCATTATAATCACCTCTTATTCTATATACTTAATAAAATATTATTCATCTATTATTTCAAATTCAAGCCCTCTTGTATCAACCACTATCTCATCTTCGTTTCTGGTGTTGAAATATGCAAGAGCTTGTGACTTGTTTATTGTGGCTTTCTGTATATAACCTTTTCCAAACCTATTAGCAAACCATTGTGCTGTTTTAAGATTCTGCGTCCATGATAAACCTTTCGGATTGTGCCCTGGCGTAATACCACGGTACACCGTTATAGTTTCTGGTAATGCTTTATATACCTCGTAATCTTCCGCGCACATTAATGTTTCTTTATCGGCGTGTTTAAACCATGAAGCAAGAGTCGCAACAGAAACATTTACATCCTGATTTGGATTTTCCGACGTAATCCAAGCATCGGCAAGCAGAGAGCTAAAGTCTTTTACTGACACATAGTTCTTGATATACTTTAAGAAAGTGAGCTTATATGATTTTCTGACAATAACATAAATGTCAATTATATCGCTGGCTGATTTAATGCGATTCTCAAGCTGAGAAGTCGCTTTCTCTAACGTGGTTTCGTCTTCAAGTATATTGCCAATAGTAAAGTTTCCGTTGTCATTATAAGGGATAAGGGCTGATTCAAAAATCGGGTGCATAACGACAATAGGCGAATATTCAGTTTCTTCTACTGGCAGATATAAGAACATCAACGCAACTTCTTTTACCTTGTCAAGATTTGTTTCTTTTCTCATAAGTAATACCTCTATTTATTTTGATTCAGCTTTTTCAAGCCGTGTCCATAGCTTTTCACTCAACCACATTTTGTTAAAGCAGGTTGTTCCAAAGTGTTCAGCCGTTCCGTCAGAGTATTTGACTGTAACTATTTCTGTTATCCATAATCCGCATTTATCGCAAGTGCAACCGTTGTTTCTTCCAACCTTGTTGGTCGTGATACTTCTAATGCTTTTCATCACTTTTTCCTTTACTCTTGTTTTAAATACTTTTCTTTAAAATCAGCCTTGAAAAATTTACATATTTCTTCGGCAATCTCACAAGCTGATTCAACTTCTTTGATAAATAATTTAACACAATCAGAATTTCCGTTAAGTGATACTGTATTTATTTCATAATTACTATCAAGTTTATTATCATCCGCCATTACATATAAATATATTTTTGCTCGGCTAACAGGGAATGAATGATTGATATGCACATCAAATGTGCGGTTTTCATACCAAGTAAACCAAAACTGTGTTTCAATATTTAGATTAAATCTAAAAAATATTCCGTCATCCTCAAGCGATTTTTTATATTCAAGTATGAACATTATAAATTCACTTCTTTCTTTATTTAGTTACCGCCTTTTAGCTGTGTTAAATCATAATTCAAGCGTACCCAATCATCAAAGCCAAGAACGGTATCAGTGTTCTTTTCGACATATTCCTCCATCAATTCTTCTTCAAGTCTGCAACCATCAACGCTATAATATACCCAATGGAGCTGTCCATATGTGTACATATTATTAATCTCGTTTCTGATTTTTACATCGCTTTCGCCGTAGTATTCCTGTCCTACAAAATGTTCTAAATCGCCTATATCCTCAAGTCCTGTGTAATAGTCGATTCTGTCATTAATGATAATAGCCAAAACAAATCTGTTGTTATCATCTGGCATCGTAAACTTTAATACTTTACCAATAGTCGGGTTTTTCATATAAAATTCCTCCTTTTGTTATATATTTTTTCCGTCATTTAGTAAAAAGTAACCTTCATATTTGCAACCTACGGTCTTTGCAAATTCTTTACGTTCATCGTCGGTCAGCTTGTCGGTCGTTAATCTACGTTCAACGCTCTGAATGTAGTGATGATGATTATACTTGCTGATAACGCTTTTAACTGTATCGTTGCTTATTGTTTTGAAGTTAGCTCCTACATCTTTTCCGCTGTTCTGAATTATAACCATGCACATACGTTGCCAAGCTATACGGTCGCCGTTAATGGCTTTCTTGAGCATTTCGTTTAGGTTATCGCCTTCAATTACCTGCCCATTCTTATTGATGAGCCTCGCAACATATTGAACACCTGCGATTTTAGCTATTGTTCTAAGCTGTGCTGTGGTAAATTTACCACGCAAACACTTTGTAGAGAAATTAGCGACGCTTGCACCGATAGCTCTTGCATAGTCGTCAACATTTGTTCCTGTTAAATAGGATAGCATAGCAAATTTCTGTTTGTAATCCAATCTCTTCGCCTCCTTTTGCTAAATTATACCACACCTACAAATCTACGTCAAGTATTTTTGCGCTTTCTTTTAATTTTTAATATTCAATTTTTCCGTTAGTTGTAAACAATAAATCTTTGTTTTTCAAAATCGGCTTTTTCTGCTGGCTAAAACAAAACCGCCGAAGCTCGGCGGTCAGTTTAATTCATCAGCATAATTGAAAACATACGGTATTCCGTCACGGTACGGATAAATCACAAAGCTATCATAGATTTTCCCTCTAAACTCGCCTTCAGCGAATACTCGCATAGCATGAGGACTTCTTTCTTTACGGACAACAGCTTTATCTTTTCCATCAAATAGCATTTTGATTCTATCGGCTGAACAATATCTACATTCAAACTCAATCAGCTCAAAGATGTAGGATTTTTCCGTTTCTTTAACTCGCATCGTGATATAGTACGGGTCAAATACTTCATCGGACGGATTAACACACTTGTAAATCCCAGGCGTTAGCTTGTTCCTTTTCTCGTTGGCTTTCATGTTTTCCACCTACTATGCAAACTTAGATGCTAAACACCTATAGTAATCTCGCCGTTCTCTTATTTCCTGCCACTTGTTATCTTGTCCGTGTTCGCTTTCATAATCGGTCATCTTGATAGAGTAATCCTTTGCCGTAAGCATCAGAACGGCGTAAATTTTACTTGATTCTAATTTGGTAAGTTCTACTGTCATACTTTTCCTCCACATAAAACATAGATAATTAAAACTAAAATTGCCATATATCAGCCCTCCAATGTTAGAACAAAATCAAGAAGTGTGCTGTAGTAATCTTCCGCAACTTCGCCAGCGATGTAGAAATGGATTTCTCTTATCCACTGGTAAACAAATTCTACATCGTCCTCGTAATCGTGCGCCCATTCCGAGGCTGTGAACGCCTTGAATTTATCCCAATTCTCGCGGATTAACTTACTCCATTCACATTCAATACTGCAATCGTCGATTTTCTTAATCACGTTTACACGCTTCATCAGCTCGACGCAGAAGCGGTCGTAGTCATCCTTTGGATTCTCAATATAGCACACTGTAACTTCGCCGCTAATCTCTGTATCGTAGCAATCGTAATCGTTTTCTTCAATCTGCAAGTAATCATACAGTTTAACCATAGCTCATTCCTCCACTAAGTTTTCGTCAATCAACAGGTTTTTAATTATTTCTTCATTCGCCGCAACCAGACGATAATACTTTCCCCATTCGCTATACTTATGCTTGAGGTCTAACAAAATGGAATTGTAGAAAGATTTAGCTGTATCGGTCGGCTTGATTTCTTTAAAGCTATAAATAACTTCTTTACCAAGATAGAGCTTGTAACCAAAAATATCATGTTCAAAGTGTAACAGCTTGCCAATCAGAGAATAGTCAAGGTCATACACATACATATCTGTGTTGGTGATAAACTCTTGAATTTCCTCAACCGTCATCAGCTCTGCATTTTCCATGATGTAGTTAATGTTGTTGACGCAGATATTCTTGTCATTGACATCGAGCTTATCTTTCCAGCTCTCGCCGCAATCTTTTTTCATGTAGTCAGCAGGAGTTAAAGGATTATCATAGTCAAGGTCTGATTCTCCATAATGGATAAACGCATACTTAATAACAGGCTCTTCATCTTTTCTTGCAAAAACGTCAATTAAAAGCTGTCCATTGTTATTGCAATAGTCTGTAAAGATATATTCAGGCAGACTCTCGCCGTAGCCATATTCCAAGTATTCTTTGATGATGTTCGCGCTTATGGCAATATCCTTCATATCAAAGTTTACATCAAAGTATCTACGCAGTTTAATGATTCCAGTATGGTCTGTGAGCTGTGAATAGATATAATCTTCATAATCTTTGATATACTCAATACCATGTCTTGCTCGGCTTATCATACGCTCGGAATAATTCCACGAATAATAATTAGCCACAATAAGTTTTCCATTAAATCTTACATAAATTTGTGAACGCTGTCCCATAATATACTTCCTTTCTGTATTTTGTTATCTTTTGACTGCTCTTAAATTATAGCATAACTCAATAGAATTGTCAACTTATTTTATAGAATTTAATAATTTTTAATATTGAAATTAATTGCAGTTTTTTCACCGATTATGTTCATTTTTCAAAACGCAGAAAATTTGTAGCACACAAAAACAGCACCGCAAATTGCGATGCCGTTTGATAGATTTGAGGTATTTTGTTTGACAGATTTGAGATGCTATATGTTACATAGTATCAAGTAAGAAATCCCAAGTATGAACATATTGCTGTGCTTCTCGTATAGTCTGAAATTTTGGAGCTTCCCAATCAAGAACATTATACAGAAGATTGTTTAATCCGTCTTTGTTATAAAAAGCCAACTGATATTTTTCTTTCTCTGTTTTTCTGTCTGTCTTAGGTACGTCAACAACTATATACTTTTTACCGTTGAATGAAAATACCCTATTAGATGTGACGGGTGTAATTGTCATATCATACCTTTTGGCGTTAAAGCCTTTCCTTTAATTCGTCGGTTGCTCTTTCCATAATCTCGTGATAATCAGGCTTGTCCTTTAATGTATCTGTGTCATATGCCGCGCAGTCGAGTTCCGCGATGATTCGCGCTAAGTCTTCTTTGCTAAACGATGTATAGTGTTGCATGATATAATCACAGAGATTTGCGTTTCTCATGGCTTTAATAAGACCACGGCGAACGCGGATATAATCGGGATGCTCTACATAATAGATTGTATTTGAAAATTCATCTTCTGTCGGGTCGATGTCTTTTCCTCGCATTTCGGGCATAAGTTCAAGTGCGCGATATACAGCGTCTTTCGTTTCGGTAATCCCTTCAAATTTATGCTCAAGAATTGTACGGGCAAGATGTTCTAATTCTGTGTCGTTCTCGTCGCGTGTGTTCTCTTCAAACGTCAGGCGATAAAGTCCTTCATATGTCATTGTGGTAGCCTCCTTATGATTGTGTTAAAAGTAGCCTGTTGTCCATTCAAATTTCCAATCATCATATTCGTCTTCTTTATTCCATCTCCATTTGGTATCTCGCAAGTATTCTAAAACAGCAGGAGAGTTTCTTCTGTATCTAAAGGGCTTTACTCCTTCTGTTGATGCTCGTTCTTGTTCATCTGTTTTGATAAAGTCGAATATGATTTCTAATGCAAGTTCTTTTTCCTCTGGCGTTAAATCATCATAATCTCTCACGGGAAATTGCTGATACTTAACAGGTAGGTTTTCCATAGTTTCATTTAGTTTCATATTAGCCACCTTTTTAAACCTCCTAAGTTTGTTTATTTTGCCTTTCGACACCACTATTATATCAAATTATTTTTGTTTTGTCAAGTTATTTTCATGTTTTTATTAATTTTTAATATTGTATTTTTCTGCTATATACAGAAAATTGTTGTTTTGCAAAATCAAGTTTTCCATTATTATAAAACAAAAAGCCTTGAAAATCAAGGCTCTGTCTGTTTATAATTCTATTCCATCGAGATAATATATTTCTTCGTAGAATCCGCCACAAGCAATAGCGATATTCTGAAGGTCGTCTACAATAAATCTTCCCTTGCTCACACGTTCAAAAGCGTTCTGTCTTGAGTGCATCATGCCTTTATCTGCAAGCACAGCATAACTCGTGCCCGTCTTTTCCATTAGCTCTTTAATCATAGCAGTAAAGCTAATACCTGTTATGGTTTTTCCACCAATAACAAACTGTGATGTATAGGTCAACTCTAAAATTTCAGCCAGTTTGTCTATTTCTTCCTTTGTATATAACTCTTTGCCGATTATATAACTCATCTTGCTTTTATCAACACCGTATAATTCCGCAAGTTTCGGTACTTTCATTCCGCGTATTTTCATAGCCGCTTTGAATTTTTCCGTTCGTGCCATAATGATACCTCTTATACATATGATGATTGTTTTTCAAAATTAAATATTTCTGTGAAGCGTAAACAGCTTTCCTTAATTTTTCAAAATTGTATTTTCCTGTAAAAGAGTATATCAAATCCGCGCTGGTTTGTCAAGCGGTATTAGTATATCATTTACTTTTTAATATTAAGTTTTCCGACAATTAAAAGAGGACAGCCGAAGCCGTCCTCAATTAGTCTTGACGTATTTTTGTCAATTAATTATGTTATTGACGTTTTATAGTCAACTGTCGGAAGTTTAGATACCCACGTTATAAGTTCCGATAAACAATGTAACTTCTCTTTTTCAAACTCTTCTTCCGTAGTCGCTCTGATAATGTATTCAATTACATTATCCTTCTTGTTGTGGTATTCAAACGGATAAGGAGGCTGATATTCCGCAGTCGTAAAGAGTTCATAATCCAAATGAAAAGATACATAAATGTTGATGTTTCCGTTGTAATGTGACTCACAACAGCTCGCAGTCTTATATCCTTTTTCATTCAAAAGCCTTATGATTCCTTGCATATTCTGGTCTATAAAGATTAACTCCCACGGCGGATAAAGTTCGCAAGTGCATCTGTTTAACTGCTGAAAACAGTACGGGCATACATAGTTTAGGTAATCTTTCTTTGCAGGTCTATGTCGATTCAACGCCATATAATCGCCCCTTTGCTCTGGTTATACCACCATTATACCACAGCTTTTGAAGCCTTGCAAGGATTGTATTGATTATATTCTGTAGGGTTTTTGACGCTTTCTCGAACAGCTTTCATAATATGATTCGGTGTGATTCCAAAATCTTCACAGCCCTGAACAATTCCGTAGAAGTAAGTCGCCGCAGGCGGAGCGATACCCTTTCGCTCCTTAGTCATAACATAAACGGTAGCTTCTACGAGTTCGCCATCTTCAGTAATGACGTTCACTTTCTCGCGGGTATAGTATTTCGGATAACCTTCATACATATCAAGCCTTCCCCACTCTGACGGGTTAATGTCCCAAAGAGCTACAGGCAGAACATCCTTGTCGTCGCCTGTCGGGATAATATCAGCGTGAATATTGAATACCAACTTGTAACCTTTGAGATATGCTTTACCAATGGGCACAGATAACGGGCAACGCCATCTCATCTGCTCTAAATTCATATTCGAGCCATACGCAACATAATAATTTTTCTTTGTCTTTTTCTTAGCCATAATCTATTCCTCCATTTCTTTTAATACAAATACTTAATTTGACGCAAGATTTTCTTCAATCTTTGCGATACATTCTTCTATGGACTTATAAAAGCCCTTGCAACTTGTTTCTTTTAAATTGTTATCTTTTGTAAGCAAATAATCAACGATTTCAAAATGACTAAATTCGCCATCATATTTGATTCGGCAAGGTCTAACTATATGATAATAACCTTTCTGGTTCATATAGTAATAGAATTTACCTTCAGCAGATTTATAATACTTATTGATTGTAAATCTGGTTCTTTTTCCAGTCATACGGTCAATAGTTTCATGCGCTTCTTGTGAATAACTCGGCAACATCATTGTGCTATACCTCCTTAATTGTTATATCATATTTTCCCCATTCATTACTTTTACTTGCTATAATGGATAATCTTTTCAGCTTGGTAATATTGCCAGCATCATCAAATTCGACGATAGAGAATTTATCCTCTAAATAATAATCCCCCATCGTTTGTAACAGCTTATTTAACGATGCTTTAGCTGTCCCAATCTTACTAAACAACTTTTCGGGTTTTAACAATTCTGCTTTCTCCCAAAACACTTGATACTTATTCCAACCGTTTATTAAATAATAAGTTCCTTCTGGTGATTCACTCTTTATTGTGTACCTCATATTTTCCAACTCCTTTTTGTAGTTTGTCTATATTATAGCGTGTTGCAATAATTTTGTCAAGTTATTTCACTGTATCTATTGATTTTTAATATTGTGTTTTTCTGTTCTGCCTGCACGAAGAATTATTGTTTTGCAAAATTATACTTTTCTGTTAATGGGTAGCAGAAATTTTCCATTTCAAAAAATAATATAACTAAAATAAAACCGTCGTTTCATCAACAAACGACGGTCATATTTTCCATCTTATTAGGCGGCAATAACGGCTTCTTTTAACTTGAACAGATAGTCGTTAAGTGTTGTTGAGCCTTTTGATTTTCCGCGTCTGAAATAGGTATAGCCAACTCCACCGTTATGATTAAAGTCAACCTCGTGCAACTTGTCATTAACAAAACCTTGCACCTTCAGCGGAACAGAAATATCATACTTGCGGAACAGATAATTGAAGATAGAATACTCATTTGCTTTGTAATCAAATTCTCCATCATCAGAAGTCTTTTTATAAATAGTGATATATTTATTACGGAGCGTTCCGCCGTTCTTTATCGTTTCAATAGCTTCTGCGATTTCTTCCTCGGACAGTCTTACACCGTCCTCAAATTCAGTCTTTCTTTTTCTTTCCGCTTCTGCTTTTCTCTCGGCTCTCTTATCCTCTTGCGCCTGTCTGTAATTCTTTCGAGCCTCCCAAGCTCCTGCCTCAAGGTCGGGGAAGGCAACTTTAATAAATTCAACATGGACAAGATGCAACCATTTATTATTAGCAATCATATCTTCATACCAAGCGCGAAGGCAAGGTAATGAGTTAATATCTGACGTAGTGCGTTCAACTGTTTCTTTCACAGTACGGTCGGCGTATTCTTTATAAATCCACATACCAGTTTCATACTCGTCAAAGATAACATAAATGTCACACATTTTATTCCAGCCGTCACTTTCAGCCTCACCAACATAAAGTGTATCGCTGATTTTACGGACTTTCTTCTTATGAATAACAGCCTTGTTTCCATCTCTGCCGAACATAATCAGCCGTCGAGTTTCAGCCTTGCTCTTAACGTCGCTCAGCTTTGTATCAGGCGTTACCTCTACAACAGGTTCTTCGGGAGTTTCTACAACTTCCGCTTTCGGGTCGTAGTTTTCAACGTCTTCCAGCGTGAACACAATAGCGTTGGTGTTACAATCATCATAGCGCATCGGGCACAGAATAGCGGATATACCGTTCTTAGTGTTGTATTCTGTATCGCAGAGCACAATAGGCTTCAGCGGCTTACCAACACAAATAAACGCTTCCTTTTCGCCTATGATTTCCAGCAGGTCAAGAACATACTCTGCGTTCATATAAGCATCGCCAATATGAAGGACAATGCGCGAATATTTATTAGTACGCTCGCGCTTCTTAGTCGTCAGGAATTTTTTATACTTTGCCTTGTTTACTTGATAGGTCGTAAACTTTTCTGTATCGTCGGCAAAGTCGGTCAGTCTGTCGTGCATCAGCTTTGCTAATGATTGTACCCTGGATTTGCCGTTAGCGTCGAGGCTTTCATATGTTGCGAAGTCGTCATCGCAGGTCAGATTTGACAGAGCTGATTTAACCAATCTAAAACCATCTGTAATATAGGCTTCGTTTTCGTAAATCAAAATCTGTCTGAATACTTTGGTCTTATCTGTTTTGTTGTTGTGTAAAATCCTTGTGTACGCGGCTTTGTTTAACTTTTTCATGGTGTAAACCTCCTTATATTCTGTGGGTCTTTTGACAATATAAATATACCACAGCTCGCGGTTTATGTCAAGTTATTTTATATTATTTATTACTTTTTAATATTGACAAATTTTGAATTGAATTATGGATTTGCCAGTCGTCAAGGATTCCTTGACAGCTAAATCTTTATTTTACAAAATCAAGATTTCTTGTAATTTGTAAAGTGGATAGAGCTGTAACAAAATAGCTTTTTACTATTTTTCAAAATTAATTTTTTCTGCTGTGTCAGAACAGAAAAATTGAATATTTAAAAATAAGTTATTATCGGCATATGCGGATATTAAGTTTTGAAATATTAACTTTTTCTGTTGTGGAAGGCAAAACGAAAACCGCCTTTCGGCGGTTCGTTTAAATCTTTCGTTTTTCCAAGTATTTTGATATTGAATTATTTAATCCCTTTAAACATTCATCACATAAAACCATAAGTCGCGGACTGTGTACTCTTCCAATCCAAATTTCATTCAATGAGTCAACTCTCTTTTGTGGTAATCCACTGTCAAAAGTAATACCTCCACAATGTTCACAAGTTCCGATAAGTTCACTCGCTTCTTTGACTTTCATTTCTATATTATCCATTAGTCGCCCTCCAATAATACTTTATAAAATTATTATACCAAATTGTTATGATGTTGTAAAGCTAATAAAAAAAAGTTAGTTAATATACCTACCAACATTTGAAAGCACTTTGCGTAACTCTTCCGAAAAGTAACCATAAACTTTTGTTTTTAGTTCCATCATTTCTTTGTAAGTAATTACTTCGTTTATATAAAGAATATCAAGCTGTACTAAGTTTGCTCTGGTCGTATGCTGAAGGATTCCCAAGTCACCGTTATAAGAAAACTGAACATTAATCAAATCGGTCATATTAAAAACCTCGCTTTTCTTTGTAATAAAGTCTATCAAGTGCTTCAATGATTATCTTTGATTTATCTTTTGCATAATTACAAAGTTCTGTAAAAACGCTTCCACAATCGTTCATCATCGCAACAATATTGCTACACAAATTAAACTGAGCTATATAATAGCTTGCATTAAGATAACAAGTTTCAATGCGCTTGCCGTTTGACGGTTTATTATTGATAATTTCCATCACCTCGGCATATGCAAAATCAATACATTCTTTTGCTTTATTGGTGAAGTATTCAATGTTAAAAGTATTATCCATTATTTTTAACCTCCTATCATTTGCACTCGTCTAAGAAATTATATTTTGATAACTTGCCGAAGTGAGTTAAATATTCATCATTCATAAACGCGGCAACTTCTCTAAATTCAACTTCTTCAATAAGGTCTGATACAAAGTAACAGAACATATCTTTGCTGTTATGCTGATGCAGTAAACCATAAGTGATTATGTTTTCTACTGTAGCTCTGAACATGAAATTTTCCAAACCGTTATATTCGCTTTGCAGGTATTCCATAAAACCTTGTTTGTTAAAACCTCTGTCATTCATTGTAATTACTCCTTTCATTTCTTTGTCTTTTGACGTTTTAATTATATCAAATCGGGCGGATGTTGTCAAGATATTTTACGTTGTATATTATTTTTTAATATTAAATTTTTCTGTCAAGTTTTCCATCTACTATACACATTATCTTTGTTTTTCAAAATCAAAGTTTCTTGTTGAGGCAAAAGAAAACCGTCAAGCCGAAGCCTGACGGTTAGCAATTACTGTTACTGGACAAGTAAAGGACAATGGTTTTTATCTCCAATCCAAACGATTACTTTTCCTGTTTCGGTATTTCTTTCTGCAAAGCAATAACTAAAGCCATCAGCACAGTAAATCCATTCCTTGTCTTTTGTTTTCTTTGCGGTATTTATAGTTTCACGATAACATTCATAGTTTCCATTTTTCCAAAAGTATTCAACGCAAATAGAAGCTGTGTTTTTATCTGATTTTAATTCGATAAATTTAATATTGATTTTATAATTGTTCATCTTTTTATGTGATTCTATGACGATTTTTCTAATTAAATCTACATCTTTCGGATAATTTTTCATGCTGATAACCTCCAATCTTTTTATACTAAGTCGGATTGCCCGTATTTCTTTTTCCATTCCTCACACTGTTTTTCAAGAACAGCCCTGTCATCGCTTCCGCCTCTGATTTCATCATCGCCTGCAACTCTTTCTCCACCAGGGAAGCGGTAACACGGGAAGCCGTGGTCAACTTCTGTGAATATCCCAATATACTCACAGCATCTAACATATTTCGGATATTTCATTTTGATAACCTCCAATCAATACCAATTATTAGCGTCAGCGTCTTTTAAAAATCTTTCCTTTGCTCTCTTGAACGCATCTATTGTGTCTTTTCCATAGCCTGCCTCGGTCAGATATTCAGCATACCCATACCCATTCACAAACTCACATTCTTTGAAGCAACTGCAAACGTCATAGTCGCCCTGATAGTTTATATGGTATTCATGGTTTGCCATTTCAGAATAGAAAGCACCCTCGGCAAAGTCAGCGTCCTTCATAAGCTCATCAAGCGGGTCTTCCTTATGAAGCCAAGCCCTAATAATCGGCGCATCTTTCTTGAGATAGAAGCCGCCTCCGCTAATCTTATAGATTTTGTCCGTGTCGTGAATTGTTAAGCCGCGCTCATTCATCGCCTTTTCAAACTGCTTATTGCTAAAAGCAAAGAATATCGGAAGCTCGTTAAATTCCTTTTGTCTCGCAGTTTTGTAGTCGTCGTAAGTAATAGTCATCAGATTTTCCTCCTTTATTATATTGTTGTATCTTTTGACAATATAAGTATAGCATTTTCCTGTTGTGGTGTCAAGATATTTTCCTTCGTTTATTAGTTTTTAATATTAGTAAAATCTGTTTCTGATTATCCTCTTTGCACTGCATTGTTCAGTTCGGTTTGGTGTAATGCAAGCTAAACTGAATAATCCGATATTGCAAAATCATAATTTAGTAAATCGTAATTTTGCAAAATTGAGTTTTTCTGTTTGGCTAATACAGAAAAACTTGATATTGAAAATTAAAGTCGTAAAGAAAAAAACCGCCTGTTACAGCGGATTTTTTCTATTATACTTTTTACCATTCTTCAAATTTTCGTTTTGGTCTCTCGTCATAAAACAAGGTGTAGCCGTTAATATATGGCTCAAATGTTTTCCGTTCTTTTACGTTTGTCCATTCAATAGTTTCTGTTACACCGTCAGCAAACTTTAAGTCAGCAATAGGTGTTACGTTGTACTCATTAAAATAAATTCTTACTGCAACAATATGGCGCATTAAAGTGTTATTCATAACTTAATTACCCCTTTTATTTTTTTTGGTTTAGTCAATAGGAGATACAAAGATAGTAGATTTGAAGATAAAAAACGGACGAAGCCCAATCACGCCGTAGTAGCTGACGTAGTAGATGCTACCGAGAGGCGACACACAAAGAGCTAATGAACTATCATAGTGAGGTAGTGTGCTCCAAGCCGTTGCAAGCCACCACCAAATATCTAACTTATATTTGTCAAAAATTTCTGTGTTTGCGCGGTAGAAGTCAAGAGTCGCAAGGCTGATTCGTGAAGTCATAGTGCCAAATACCTTTAACCCATCAAGAGTAGTCAGGTCTGTGGTAAATTCTAAAACATTATCATCACCAACAGCGGCAATTACCTGCGGCAGATATTCTTCCTTGAGAAGCGTTAATGCGTGACTCTTGCTAAAGTCGTTTGTGTTGTCGTCAAACTTTTCATCAGTATAAACTGCGTCTTTAGTCATAACAACAGCTTTTCCATCGCTCTCGGAGAACTTAATAAATGTGATTCCGCCAATCTCAAAAGTGCTTCCATCTTCGATTTTTGAAAGCTGGACGGTTTTTCTGTTTGCTTTGTTTACGAGGCTCAGAAGGTTTGCTCTTTCCTCTTCAGTCAGGTTATCCATATTGATTGTGATAGTTTCCATAATGCTTACTCCTTTGTAATATAGTATTTGTCTTTGTGACATCCTTATTATAACATAATTCAATAGTTTAGTCAAGTTATGTTATAATTTTTATAATTACCTTTTTCTGTTCAGATTCATCAAGAAATAATAGTTTTTCAAAAATAGATTTTTCTGAAATTTTCCACCAACTATTATTATTTTGCAAAATTGATTATTCTTGCGCCATGACGCAGAATTGTTCAATATCAAAAACTAAAAGCCACAACAGAAAACCCGCCTTTCGGCGGGTAACTGTTAATCCTCATACTCCCTTGAGAGTATAAAGTCATATCGTTCGCAGTCGTCTACAAAATCTGTGTCGGGATTATAAATCAGGTAAGTCAGCATCAGTGTACCGTCACTAATAGGAATACCCAAATCAAAGTATGAAATATAATTGTATTCTGATTCCGTGTTCAATATTCTCCCGTCACCTTTGGTTTTATTAACAACTTTTCCGATAACTCTTTCAACTATAAGCGTATTGCTTGCCGTTCTGGTTTCGAGGATTTCAGCGGTCAGCTCATCGGGATTATAAATCTTGAAATTTTCCAAATCTAATATGAAGTTTTCCTCTAATGGTTTATAGGGATATTGTTCATCAAGTGTGATTTCATCCATTGTGGTTTGCTCGGCTGGTTCGTTTACTTGCCCAACAGCATTGAAAATCGCGCCAACTGTTCCCAATAAAGACATCACAACTAATAGTGTTGCAAAAATAATAATAAATACCATAGTAAATTTATTCATGGTCTGCACCTCCTTTATAATCTCACGCCGTAATTCATGTTGATTTCAATATCTGTGCCGTCGAAATTGCCGCCCTGCTTTTTGAAGTGTTCCTTGCAATACTCAATAGCTTCATCCTCAGACTTGGTAAAGCGTCCGATTCCGCAGTAATAATATGTTTTGCCTGCATCAACACTTGTGTAAACCTGTGCATTGTGTGTGTACCCGTCAACAGGGAAGTACATTTTCTCGATTCCGTATCTGAATTTTATTTTGCTCATGTTTTCCAACTCCTTAATATATTATGTCTTTTGACAATCTAATTATAGCAAATCGTCGGTTGTTCTGTCAAGTATTTTCCCGCGTTTTATTAATTTTTAATATCTCAAATTCCTGCGTGATTTTCCTCTGCCTGGTCTGCTCGGCGCAGGATTCCTTTGTTTTCCAAAATCAAACTTTTCTGTTGAGCAAAACAGTTTTTCTTAATATTTCAAAATCAAATTTTCCACCAACTATATAACCCAATAAACGAAAATCACCAGAGCCGAAGCCCTGGTGATTCCCGCAAATAGAAAGGAGATTTATGAAAACAAATAAAAGTGGATGTCAAATTGTAAAAGCCTGCCCAATCTGCTCATAGTCAGTAGCAATAAATGGTTTCTGAAGATATGCTTCGATGCCGTTCATCAGAGCCTTCTCGATTGCGTCCTCATTATACTTGCCCTGTTTGTAACTATAGCCCCAGCGAAAAATCTTCATCAGCTCCGCAACTTTTTCAGCGGTAGTGCTCTTGTCAAAAACTCTTTTTAAAAAATCACAGTGCGCCAGCGCATAGTTATAAGCGATTTTCTGTTCGGCTGAACATACTCTAATGCTAACTTTAGATATTTTGTGCAACTTCATTTTGGTTTGCTCCCTTCGGTTTATTACAATCGTATTGTAGCACGTCCGCGTTATTTTGTCAAGATATTTTCCGCTATTCATTACTTTTTAATATCAGCGTTTTCTGCTCTCCGTGCGGTCGGCAAAGAGTTTTAATTTTGCAAAATCATATTTTTCTGTTGCTCCTGCGGATGCCAGCACAGAAATTTTCCATTTTTCAAAATTAAGATTTTCCGTTACTAATAAGCAATAAGAAAAACGCCGCCTGTTGGCGACGTTCTTCTTCTGCTCAACTATATCTTTTCTCTTTAGGAGGATTAATCTATTGTACGGTAAAAATAATCGAGCTGTTCACCCTTCAGATTTTCCCTTGCATAATTGTCGGCGGTCTCCCAGAGTTCATTGTAAACTTCCGCGTAGGCTTTATGCCCTGCGTTATAATGCTCCCAAATTTTCCAATTAAGAGCCATTACTAACTCTGTTAAGTAGATGTGGTTATTTTTCCAAGCTCTCATCGCTCTGCGGTAAGTGTCGCGGATTGCGGGGATGCCGAATCGGTCAGCGATAGAAAAGTCCATGTAGAAAGTAGTCTGAGGCTTGTAACCTGTGATTGCCTCGATATTCCAGTCTTTGTAAGTCATTGTAGCCATTTGTCAAATCTCCTTTGTTATAGTTTATTTTGTCTTTTGACAACCTTATTATAACAAATAGGTTTTTATTTGTCAAGATATTTTCCGCTATTTAATAATTTTTAATATTGCGTTTTTCTGTTGCCATGGTTCTGTCGCGGCTCGCCCAGCGCAAGGAATCTTTGTTTTTCAAAATCACGATTTTCTGTGGAGCTTCAACAGAAAAATCAAATTTTCCAAAATAAAGAATTATAGCGCGGTCGCGCAGAAAAGTGGGATATTTCAAAATCAAGTTTTCCGTTTACTATTAGCGGCAAAAAAAACAACCCGCCTTTCGGCGGGTCTGCTTTTGTGTTTTTCCTTATGCTGTAATTCTCGCTTGCTCTTCGGTCTCAACTTCCTGACTGCCCCAAAGATTTCTAATTTCATTCATTGTATAGGTTTTCTTGCCCTTCTTCACATAGTCCTCAGTGTGATAATACCATGCAGACTTGTTTTTGCTCCATCTGAACTTTAATTCCTTCAAGATTTCCTTGTACGGTTTAGTGTTACCAGAGAGCCAGAGCCACGAGCCGCAAATCTCAATAAGCACGTTTTCAAAGTGAATCAGCTTGTTGATGATTTCGATAAATTCAGCAGGCTTTTCCTTTACCTCGGTGTCGGTCGTGTAGACTTCACCCTTCGCGTTGGTGTGGGTATTCTTGAGCAGGTGGAATAATGTCTGATACTCGTTGTTGATTTCTTTCATGTCCTGTTCAAGTCCGCCAATGTCGGGATGATGCTCCATCGCTAACTTGCGGTACTGCTTCTTCAGCTCTTCCAGTGTACGCGGATTTTCAAACCATTTTGTTCTCATAATGACAACTCCTTTAAAAATATTTTATTGTCTTTTGACATCTATATTATAATGCCGCCCGTTCGTATTGTCAAGTATTTTTGCTGTGTTTATTGATTTTTAATATTTCATTTTTCTGTCCTGGTGCCTCGGTCGCCAGAGCGTCCGCAGGTCAGCAGGATTGCTTTGTTTTTCAATATTGAGATTTTTTGCTGAAGCTCCGCCTCGCGGTCGCTGGATTCCTTTATTTTGCAAAATCAAGAAAAACTGTTGCTCCCCAGCACGGGAGAACAGAAAAGTATAATTTTGAAAAATTAAGTTTTTCTGCGATGCCAGGCAAAAAGAAAAGCCGCCTCGGTCGGCGGCTCTCGCGTTGGTTAAATATCATACACTCCGTTCTCTTCTTGTCTCGCTAAGATAGCATCTTCATAATCAGGATAACTACAATTATAAGCGTTATAAGGTGAAGTCTTATAGCCTCTCAATCCATCGGTGCAAATCTTGCCGTTCGTGATAGCGTAACAGTTATTACACAGTCCATCGCAAATCTGATTCTTCCATTTACATTTAGTGCCGTAAATATCTTTTACATAGTCTGGTATAATAGTCATTGTTATAACCTCCTTTATATGTATTGAAGTCTTTTTAATCCCCAATCAGTTATTCTTTCTTTAACGTATTTTAATTCCCAATCTTCAAAACCCTCTTTGAATAAGTAGCCGAAAATCATCAAGGAATAATCAACTGCATCTTCAAATTGTAAAAACGGGTCGAATCTGTTAATCTCTTCGCCTGTCTCGTGTCCTTCGTGCATTAAGCAAACGAGGCAAGCGATTAGCTTTTCCGTATTAAGTGTATAAATACTTGCTCTTTCTTGAATTTCTTTTGTAGTCATAATCAAAATCTCCTTTGACAAATTTATTGTGGTTATAATATATCATAGACTTTGATATGCTGTCAAGTATTTTCAGTAAATCTATTAATTTTTAATATTCAAGTTTTCTGTTGCTCCTTCCCTGGTGCATGGTGCTTCAGGTTTCCTTTGTTTTGCAAAATTCAATTTTTCCGTTATACCCATATGCACGGTAGCAATTAATCTTTATTTTTCAAAATTAAGATTTATTGTTTACTCTCCACTGGTTGATGCAGAAATTATCCATATTGAAAAATATTGTTTTTTTGAATAATAGTATTTTCCTCTGGTCAGATAACTTGTCATATATTGCAAATTATCTTTTATATCGCCGTTTAACTTGCAGTATTTTACAAATTAACTACAATGGTTTTTCTCGCGTCCTCTCGCGCTCTCTGTCTCTGTTTTACGCTTTAATAATATCCAGTTATTCTTTTATTGATTCGTTCAATACAGGGCAATTCTCGCAATAATAAAGCTATGGTTTCACGGCTCAAATTTTCCATCAAGGGCAGGCAGTAAAAGAAGATTCAAATTTTCCATCAAGGCGGATGCTCCAAACTCTTTAACCTCGGTGATACAATAAATCTTTATTTTTCAAAATTATATTTTTCTGTTGCATTATCTTTTCCATAGTCGCCAATGAATATGATGTTATATAGTATATTATATCTTCCTCTTTTTTCCTCTTCCCTCTCTCGCTCGCCGTTCCACTGGTTGCCGTCCGCGTTTTCCTTGCTCGCCGTCGGTCGGTCAGAATTTCCCAATATTGCAAAATGAATTTTTCCAAAGTCGCCATAACAGATAATTATAATTTTCCAATATAGTGAATTTTTGTTCAGTGAAGTTTTCTTCAGCATAAGTAAAGCCCCGCAGGATTTTCCCGCAGGGCTGTCGGTCGGTTAGGCTGTTTTCTTTTTCCTCGGCTCAAATTTTCCTATTGCCAGCATAAAGCCAATAATAAATATTATTACTATAGCAGTAATATCTGTTTTTCCGTTCACCGTGTCAAGTATTCCACTAAATGATAATAGGATTGCAGAAGTCATAACAATTATTCCAGCCAGCCGCGTATAACGTGCAAGTCGTTTTTTTCTTTTGCTTTCTAACTTTCTTCGGCGGCTCTTGCGCTGAAGCTCAAGAAATTTCCGCCTCTCGTCAAGTCTGATATTTTCCAAGTCAAGGTCGTTTAAATAGTAGGTCATAATTTCCAGCTCCTTTGATTTCTGTTTGGTTTCTGTTTGTCTTTTGACATTTTCCATTATAATGCCGTAAAAGAATTTTGTCAAGATATTTTCCGTAAATCATTATTTTTTAATATCAAATTTTCCTGTTTGTCACAGCTCAAATTTTCCAAAATGATTGCCTGGTCAGATTTTCCTTCTTGACATCTTCCGCCAAGCAATATATGATTATTTTTAGAAATTGAAATTTTCTGCTTGCTCAGGTTGCTCCGCCGCAAATTTCCGCGATTTTGAAAAATAAAGAAATTCTGTAGGGACGCAGGCTGAAGCCAGGGAGAAGCCACAGAAAAAGATAATTTTGCAAAATTGAAAATTTTTGCGGATGCAGGCGGCTCAGACGCAGAAAAATTGAATTTTGAAAAATAAAGTTTTTCTGCGGGAGCACAAAAAAAAATGACCCGCCTTTCGGCGGGTCTGTCGGTCTGATTAGCGGCTGATGTACTTGTTGTAGATTTTGACTAACTTCTGAGCTGTGACCTGTGCTTTGTGCTTCCTGTAGCTGGTCTTGTTGGGGTATCTGGTGCTGTCCTTCGGCTCGTCGTTGAAGTGCAGGATGAAGTTGTTGATGATTGCGTCAACCATCTCGGTACAACATTTCGCCGCCTTCATGTACTGCTTCGCGCTGATGAACTTGCAGATTCTGAACTCGATTCTGTTGTCGTGCTGGAGGTTGATGAAGTTGCGGTGCTCGCTCGCGCTGGTGTACACGCTATAGCCGCAAGCCCAGCCGCCCAGTGCTCTTCCGAACAGCTCTGCTGTTGCTGTCCTGTTAGCTTCCATCGCTTCGGTGAGCGGTACGAACAGGCTGTTGCAGAATCGGCGGATATAGTCAACGGTGACTTCGTTGATGTGCTCTGTGTCGCCTATGTTCAAGTGAGTGCCGCAGTTGCTGTGGATGGTGTTGAAGTCGCCTGTTGCGTTGAGTCGCTCGACGGTCTCGCAGTCCTTGCTCAGTGCGTTGAGTCCGCGATAGATAGCAGTCTTGTACTCGATAGCAACAGTGCTGTCAGAAGTCGCCAGCCAGCCGCGCCCCAGGAACTCGATTCTTGCGCGCTCTGAGTCAGCCATAGACTCAAATTCAACGCCGTAGGTTTTGTTGTTGGCTTTGACTTTGCCGTGAATAGTCGTAGACTCAGCGTAGTAGCTGTCACGCCTGGAGGCGCAGTACGGACACAGGTACGCCGCGCCCATGCCGTGAGCGTCCGCGTATAAGCCGCCGCGGTCGTTTTTGTAGACGCGAACCATGCGCTCTACGTTGTCAGTGTGATGGCAGTTAGGATTGATACAGGTTGCAGTGATTTTCATAGCTAATCTCCTTTGCTTTGGCTCCCGTCGTGGGAGGCGGTTTGTTGTGCTTTCGACACCATTATCTTAGCACGAGCCGCGCCCAGATGTCAAGCTAAATTTTGCAAAATCCTGATTTTTTGCTTATATTCGTGCAATTTGAACAGTTGACACGGTTTATTTTTGCGGTCTTTTGTGCAATATTCACAAAGCCTCTTTCGTCAATTTGCACAATTAGCAGGTAGGTTATTTGTGCAGTTTGCTATCTGTCATCGCCCTGGTGCCTGAGCGCGAACACGGGCGTAAATTTGCTATTAGTTTTATTATAATAACATAATTTGCACAAAAATTTTGGTCTGTCGCAAGCCCTGGTGAAGTCGTCAAAGTACGAAAAACGGTACTCTGAAAAGCGAGAAAATGTGAAGATTTTTCACCAAAACGAACCAGACGAAAAAAGACAGGAGAGCTATTTAAAATTTATTTTAAATAGCTCAACTTCGGTGGATGTGAAAATTTTTCACCACTTCCCGAAGCAAAAAATCTTGATTTTTCAAAATCAAGAAATTCTGATGAAATCCCTGTTTTATTACCTACGGTAATAACTCTCGGTAACTGAAGGTTTTGCAAAAGGCTACAGTTACCACGGAATTATGACGGTTAGCTTTAGCTAACCGCTCACGAACCAACCTACGACGGGGGTAGGTTTACATCTCCAACCTTTCTTCTACCCTTAAACCTCTTAATAGGAGCTATCCCCTAAACTCCCAAAAATTCACTTCTCTCCGATTCTCTTTTCCTTATTCCTCACTATCCCAAAAAATGATAGGTTGCAACTTAAAAACGAAGCCACAAACCGAATAAAAATAACCTACCGTAAAAATGGCAGGTTGATTTTTCTCATCGGCTGATGCTCGGCAAAGCCGTAAAATACAGGTCGAAGGTTTATTCTTTTAGCTTATACCCTTAATTTAACTTGCAAGCTGTAAAAGTCTGATATAATTATACGCCCGAAAATTGAGTAATCGGGCTTAATTTTTTACCTCGTGTTTCTTGTGGTTTGGAATAGGATTGCCAGCTTTTTGATTCAAATTCAGCTCGAATTTGCAAAATTGAATTTCCGAAGTGGACGTACCTATTATCAACTTTAGTTAATTATTATATTAGTTAATAATCTCAAGTTGATAATAGGTTATATAGTATATGATTATATTAGATATAATAATTAACTAATAAGGTATTCTATTATAATATATTATATATACCTATATATATGTCATTTTTGGCGTGAGTTTGTACGCAAGTTTGGCGTGTTTTTGTTTTCAGAAATACGCAACTTTTTATAAAATATTTTTATTATACTATTGACATTTGCTGTAATTGTGATATAATATTAGTGGAGGAACGTCTACTTTTTCTCCCTGTGGCTTCTGTGCCACATTTATTTTGAGTTATAACATATTTTTATTGAACAATAAAGTTTTGTTATTATGTGCTGTTGGCACATCTGTAAAGAACGAAAGAACGAATGGAGGTGGATAGCCGTTGGAACAGAAGGCGAGCTTAAAGCTGATTTATAAATTGCACACTTCTCAATTAAAGAAGGCTAAGTGGAATTTGACCCTACCCCTTACTGTTGCTATGCGTGACTATCCTGAGAACGTGGTATCAATAAGCGATAGCCAACTGCTTCGCTTTATTGACGAACTTAATGGAGTAGTAGACTATGACGTTAAAGTTAAGTCGCTTCAGAACAGAATTAAGCGTGAAAAGAAAAGAGCTAAGACCGCTACGGACTTAGCCAAATGCAGAGCGAACATTAGAAGTTTGTATGAACAGCTCTATTCTTTGCAATTCCAACCTGACTATCTCTGTGTGGTGATGGATAAACCAAAGGACTACGATAAGGCTGAACTCGGATTTAAAGTAAACGGCATTTCATATAAGCGTTTTCTCGGAACGAACGGCGGAGTTAAAAAGCGTACTATCACCTACGTTAATGTGAAATTGTATGATGAGCTTAAACGGCGAATGGATAACGGACGAAATATGAATGTCCCTCTTGTACCTGCAAAGCTCGAAGCCTATCAAGGCTTGCTGTGTTCTGGCTCTACCCCTATTCCTGAACCTGCTGGCATTATTGTTGTTAAAGATTGCATCACGCATTTCAAAGATAACGTGATAATGATTAATGACGAACAGGCAGGCGACCCCGTTTTAACTAAGGTTGACGGTTACGAGGTCGAACACAATGATTCTGACGGATATGGTTTAATGCTCCCATCTTATTCTCGTAAGGTCAATAAATATCTTACTGGCGTTGACGACACCATATCGGGTATGAATACTCGATACGCATGGACTAAGGGCATGGTTTACACCTTCGACTTTGTTGAGTTTGCGGAACAGGTTGCAGACACATACGAGATTGTTGACGTTTGGGGAACAAAGCGTGACGTTCGTAATGCGGAGGTCATACTTACGGAATCCATGCTCAAGCTGTGGGATAGTTATGATAGCTGGGAGGACTTCTACCGTAACTGTCAAGAAAACCATTACCAATTCTCTACTCCAAAGATAACGCCTGATAAATTAGAGAACGTTCGCAATACAAATTATCAATTCCTTCAAAGCTATGAATTTACGGACGAGGAACTTCAAGAACTTTGCAAACCAACGATTGACGAGATTGCTGACGTATTAGGACTTGACTATCGCAAGAGCTTAACATTTCTTGCTGGCTTTGGTCTTAATATCAATAACGTTATGTGTGGTGAACTTGACCCTTGCATTAAAGCGTTGATGATTGACCGCCGTTTGATTAATGACTCTTATATTCGCCACAAGATTTGGAACATGATAATGAAGCGTATAGAAATGGCAAAACGCGGCGCAATTAAGATTGACGCTAACTTTGCTATGATTTCTGGCGACCCCTATGCTTTGGCACAAAGTATGTTTGGGATTGAAATTACTGGTCTGCTTAAAGCTGGGGAACTTTATCACAAGTATTGGATTGATAAGGGCGCAACAGAGCTTGCTTGTTTCCGCGCTCCGATGACGTGTCACAATAACGTTCGCAAACTGCGTTTGGCAAATACGGAACAGATGGCGCATTGGTATCAATATATCAAGACGGCTATTATTCTTAATGCGTGGGACACTACTTGCGACGCTATGAACGGTTCGGACAAGGACGGCGATACAAACATGGACACGGATAATCCCATAATCTTGAAGCGCACAAGAAATGACCCTACTATCATTTGCGTCCAACGTAAGGCTGAAAAGAAAATCGTAGAAGAGTGTGACTTTATTTCTGCGAACAAACTTGCCTTTAATGACGACATTGGTACGGTTACGAATTATGTGACCTCGATGTTTGAAGTCAGAGCAGGATTTGAAAAAGGAACACTTGAGTACGAAGAACTTACATACCGCATTATGTGTGGGCAACTCCTTCAGCAAAATTGTATTGACCGCGCAAAAGGAATTATTGCAAAGTCTATGCCTGAGTATTGGTACAGTATAAGAGATAATCTGCCTAAAGACGGTGACGATGCAGATACTTTGAAGCGCAAAGAATTTGACCTTAGAATATCTGCGGCTCATAAACCCTATTTTATGACCTATGTATATCCTCGACTGAGAACACGCAATCGGCAGTATATGTCTAACAATGACTATGGTGCTGTTATGCGCTTTGGCGAATACGGTATAGACTCCATTAGTGACTTATATTCTTATTCGCCCAAGACTCCTGAAATGGTTGATTATTTGTACCACTACGAGGATAACGTAACTGTGGGATATAACCCTTGTGTGGTAAACCGTATCTGCTGGATATTTGAAAAGCGTTTTAATAACTACCTTCGTAAAGAACCGCCTGCGGCTCACTTTGATTCTAACTCTTTGAAAAGCGGAGAGCAGTATAGCCGCGCTAATTATGATTCTATTTTGAAGTTGCACAAAGAATATCAGAATCGAATAATCAATATTCAAAGCAACGCATCAGCCGAGAAAGACGATAATGACCTGTCTGTTCGTATGCAGTTTGATATTTTGGCAAGAGAGTTTAGACGCGAGTGTGAACAAATCTGTCCTAATGAAAATGAGCTTTGCGATATTATTATCGACATTTGCTATTCCAAAGAAGGCTCAAAACAATTCGTATGGGATATGTGTGGAGAAACTATCGTGACAAACTTACTTAAAAAGTTTGATGGAATTTACCACTATCCCCAACATACTGACGATGATGAATACGACTTTACATACTGCGGTGAACGTTTTGTGATGGTTGAAGGTAAGATGGAGGATGACGATGAGAATTATATTGAATGAGAAATCTTTTGCTGAAGAATGTATTGAAAATAAGACGCTGGGCGAAAAACCATACTACACGCTCGGTGTGTTAGCAAAGTATTATTATAAATATCACAACTTACGCAAGGTTAAGATTATTAAGACGCTCACAGCTTTTATAGAGAATTACTATCCCCCATATCACTATTCAAAAGCTATGTGGGATGAATCCATTGAACGAATTGCAAAACACGCTGGCAAATATCCCCTCTATGAGATTGATGGCGTATGGGTAACAGACAAAGAACTTGCAAAGATAGATGAGCTTCCTAATAAGGTGTTGCGTAGATTAGCCTTTACCCTACTTTGTCTTGCAAAGCTCAATCATATTCGTACATATAGTAATCACGGTTGGGTCAATCAAGATGCAAAAATCATTTTTGAGTTGGCGCGAATTGACTGCCCAAAGATTGAACGCTATCGAAAGCTGGGAGAGCTTCGTCAGCTCGGTTATCTTGAATTACCAAAGGCAAATGATAACTTGAGCGTGAGAGTGACCTACATGGACGAAGATGCAAAAGACGGTTTATTTATTTCAGACTTTCGTGAACTCGGCTATGAGTATATGAAACTAAAAGGCGTTAATCTTATTCGATGCGCTGAATGTGGTGTGCTTACTCGTGGCAATAAGAACGGCACAAGAAAGTATTGTAAGAATTGTGCAACATATAAACCAAAGGATTATAAGACCGTTACTTGTATTGACTGCGGAAAAACCTTTAATGTATTAGGCAATAATCGGCGTACAAAGAGATGTTCAGACTGTCAAAACAGTGCAAACAAAGAGAAAAAGCGTGTATGGAAACAGCAGAATAATTCTTGAGTAGAAATTTATATTTTGAGATGGCTATTTTTATTTGTGCATTTTGCATAACGATTGTTCCCATATTTAGGGCATTTTCAACAACGTTATACTATATGTAGAAAAAATACCCCCTTTCTAATATGAAGGGAATAATAATAAATAAAATCCCTTGTTGTTCTCATTTCTTTATTCTTTCTCTTTTTTTTTCTTTGTGAAGGGTAGCTGGTGTGGCAATAGTTGCATCAGCTACGACACTAATTATAAATTGAATTGTATCATCACAGTGATACGATTATATATCGCGGGATGGAGCAGAGGTAGCTCGTCAGGTTCATGTCCTGAAGGTCGTGTGGTTCAAGTCCCACTCCCGCCTCCAATAATACAATACCCTTTGCGGGTCATATAAATCTCGCCATTATTGGCGATAAACTAAGTCAAATATAAAAATTAATTAAGGATGTGTTCATTATCAAACAGATTACTAAGGAAGAAATGAAGAAGTTAATTGAGAACGGTTACATTTACAATACAGCAAGAGGCTTTAAAGACAGCCGTGGTAGAGAAGTTGGTTTTCGTAATACTCGCAATAAGAAATTCATTGATGATAAGTTTGCGAATATTGCAAAACAATTATGAGGTGTTAAATGATTTTTGATGATTATTCTGTTGCATATAGTCTCACGTTAAGTGATAAGTATGAGATTGAGGACGTTGAAAACCGTAGACTTCGTTTGAACGATACAGTTGACGATGGGGTATTAGATACTATTGCCTATCTCATTCTTAGATATAATCGCTTAGACGAGAATATTGAGCCGCAGGAACGCCAGCCGATTATTCTTTATATCAATTCCGATGGTGGTGAAACATCAGCGGGATTCGGTTTGATTGATATTATTCTCAACAGTAAAACTCCTATATATACTGTTAATCTTGCTAAAAGCCATTCTATGGCTTGCTTAATCTTCTTAGCTGGTGATAAGCGATATGCTCTTAGTCATTCTACGTTCTTACTTCACGATGGTAGTGCTGGGCTTTTTAGCTCGGTTGGTAAGATGCAGAATTTTATGGACTTTATCAAAAACCATCTTGAGAAAGAAACGAAAGATTTTGTACTGTTAAGAAGTAAGATTAGTGATGAAGAATACGATAAGAAATATTATAACGATTGGTGGTTTTCAGCCCAAGAGGGAAAAGATATTGGTGTAGTTGATTATATCATAGGCGAAGATTGTCCTATGTCCGATGTTGTGTAAGCCTCCATATTGTGAAATTAGGGAGGAAGAATTTGTGATTGATGCGAATGATTATTTATTTACACAGCTAAAAGACGGAGAGACAGAGCTTGAATACTTATGGCGATTAGGACAAGCTAAAGATAATGGATTAATCAATATTGATTGGAACGATGTCGCTGACCTTATCAATAAGGCTTTTCGGAGCGACGAGAGCGAATACCGCACAGAGGCTTCCTATCGCAAACCTTATCAGCAGGCGAATCGTTTTTATCTTGCTGGAATATTTAACAAGTTTTCTGAAGAAGAATACTTGAAGTGGCTTGAGGACGCTAAATACGAGATACGCAAAGAAAAGTATCAAATGCACGATGAACGTGTAGCTCGGAATCGTATTGAGCGTGAAGAAGCTCGGCGTATATCAATGGTTGACATTGTGAAAAGTGCCATTGATACATACAAGCCTATTAACTTTGACTATACGCCAAATCACGTTAAGGACAGTGATAAAGATTTAATCATTCACTTAACAGATATTCATTATGGCGTTGATATAGATACACCACTTAACAAATGTAATTCAGATATAATTGCTGATAGATTAAAACTATTCCTTGATGAAATTGCTGATGCTGTGGAGCTGTATAAGCCACAGAAAGCATATCTCATTATTGGCGGCGACCTTATTCAAGGATTGATACACCTTAATGCGCGATTAGAAGCTAAGGAACATATTGTAGACCAAATAATTCACGTTTCGGATTTAGTAAGCAACTTTATATTTGAATTAAGCAAGATGTTTCAATCTGTCGAGGTTCATTCTACCGCTGGCAATCATTCACGAGTAACAGAAAGCAAGGAACATACTTCGCATGGCGAAAACTTTGATATGCTTGTGCCGTACACTTGCAAGAAAGATTTGAAAAATGTCGAGAATGTTCATTTTGTAGATAACTACCTTGACTACGATATTGCAAACTTCACTGTGCGCGGTTGGAACGTTTATGCAACTCACGGCGACAAAGACACACAAAAGTCTGTAGTTTACAATATGACAAAGTTTGCTCGTAAGGCAAGACTGCCATTACCTGATATGTGCTATCTTGGACACAGACATAAAAACGGATATGACACAGTAGATGACGTTAAGGTTATCGAATCGGGTTGTGTTGACGGCATGGATAACTATGCGATTTCAAAACGATTAGTTGGTATGCCAGAACAGACGATAACTGTTGTGACAGAACAAAACAGAATAAAAGCACTTATTGATGTGCAACTATATTAAGTAACAGACCCCAGCAAGCCTCTTGACAATGCTCAAACTGCTGGGGTTTTTTATATTTATTATGAAAGAATAAAGGGGATAAGTTCAATATGACAAAGAAAGAAATGATTGACCGTATTGCCATTTCGACCTTCTTACCAAAAGACGATTGTGAAAGGGTAATTGACGGTTTTATAGATGAGGTTATTAATTCTTTACTTAATGATGACAAAATCGTGATTAAGGGATTTATGACTATGGAGACAGGACGACTTGCCGAAAGAAAGATTTACAATCCAAACAAAGGCAAGCTGACTATTGCACCAGCCAAAAAGACGGTGCATTGTAAGATGAGCAAAAGTATAATTGATATTTTGAATAAAGAGGATGAGGATTAAGAATGACTGTATTACAAATACGCCAGATTGAAACACTGGCTGAATATATGATTGCGGGAGCGCGAAATGGTAAGTATATCGTTTCCGTGCTTTTCTATTATGAAGCGATAGATTTAATGCGAGAGCTTATGCGATACAAGGAGATTGTTCCTGTATCATTTGAAATCACTGAGCCTGAATGTAAAGGCTATGACGGTGAATATTATGTGTCGCTTTATGGTTATGATAACGAATATGATGATAGCATTTATCTCAGTGTTGAGCCAGTGTTTTACAAAGGCAAAATGCTCAAGGCAGAAGCGGAAGTGACTTTAATTGACGGCGATGCTCGTAGTTCAATTCTTAAAGACGTTCCCGATGATTCTTGCCTGCAATTAGATTTTGACGCATATAAGGAAGAGTGTGAAAACATAACAAGCAAGAGTGACGCAAAAGACCCATACGGAGCTTGTATAATGCTATTCAAGTGTAATGACAATGATATACAAAGTATTAAAGAATTATTTTAATTAGTTGAAAATGAATTTAGGCTTTTGCCTTTCGGTTTTAGTTGAGAATTAAAGGGAGGTGCTTAGTATGGCAAAAAAGAAAAATAATTCTACTCAAGATGAAAATGAAGTAAGTTGTTCGTGTTATCATTGTGGAATAGAATTGGAACAAGATAGATTCCATACATCAAACAGCACTTTCTTTGAGGGCTTGGGTTATCTGCCAGTTTGTAAAGATTGTTTACAGAGAATCTTTAGCCATTACATTATAAAATACGGTGATACAAAGCGAGCCATACAGCGTGTCTGCATGGCTTTTGATTTATATTATGACGAGCGAATTTTCAAAAGCACTGATACTGGACAGCCCGATATGCTGGGGGCGTACATTAAACAATGTAATATGGTTCAGTATAGAGGAAAGACTTTTGATACATCGTTGGAAAAAGGATTTTTATTTGCCGATGAAAAGACAGCCGAGGCAGTCGAAACAGCTATTGAAGAGTCGCCAATTATTGACGAGCCTGATAATGATATTGGTATTGATAGTAAGGACGATAGCGGCGGTAAGGTTAAACAGGTTGACATCAAACGATGGGGCGACGATTTTGACCCCATAGATTATACTACGTTAAATAGTCAGTACAAGCTATTGAAACAAGCAAATCCAAAATGTGATAGCAACCAAGAGAACGGTATTATTGATTTATGCTACATTCAAATGTTAAAGATGAAAGCATTACGAGAAGGCAACATTAGCGACTTTAATAAATTATCGGAAAACTACCGTAAAACATTTTCTCAGCTCGGTTTGAAAGTTGGCGAAGAGGAAGAAAAGAACGAAAACGACACTTGGGGAACTCTTGTACAACAAGTCGAGCAATATGTTCCCGCTGAAATTTATGTCAATCAAAAGCTGTATAAGGACATTGATGATTTAGATTATTATGGAAGATTTGTAGGTCGTCCACGAGATAATATTCTTCAGAAAACTACGGAGCGTGACCCAGAATATTACGTCCACGAGGAAGACGGTGATATTGATGTTGACTGATATTGATTTAGCTCAACGTAAAGAATATAAGCCGTCCGAATTATTTGATGAATTTCAGTTAGATGCTTATAAGCAAATGGCATCGACAAGCTATCTGAGCGATAAACAATTCTTTCTTAACTTTATTGAATGGAATACTTTTTTTCGTAGAAACTTCCATAGGTATGCTATGGACGGATTAAAGATACCGTTATACCCTTATCAATCGCTAACAATGTATGAATTGGGTATAAACAACAGTAATGTTATTGTCGCCGCCCGTGGTGATGCTAAGTCACTGTTGATTGCTTTGTACGGCTGTGAGCGAAGCATACTTTATCCAGGTAGTAAGACTTTGCTAACGTCCGCAACAAAAGGTCAGAGTGAACTTATTGTAACCGAAAAGATAGAAAGCGAACTTATGGCATGGTCTCCGATGTTAGCGCGAGAGATTGAAAGCATAAAGAGCAACCAAAATAAAACCGTTGTTAAATTTAAGAACGGTAGTAAAATCACGGTCGTTGTTGCTGGCGAAAGTGCCAGAGGTAATCGTTCTAATGTTATCGTTCGTGAAGAGTTTAGACAAATTCAAAAGAAAACGGATGACGCTATTCTTTCTCCGTGTCAGATATTAAGAAAGCCTCCGTATATGTTGAAGAATCCATACTATCAAAGTATTCCGCAATTAAAAGAACAGCCCGTAGATATTTACATATCCTCAAGTTGGTATGACGATGGGCATTGGATGTGGAAACTGGTAGATGATACTTGGAAACAAGTACAAGAAGGCAAACCGTCTTGTTTATTAGCGTTTGACGAAGCTGTTGTATTGAAACATGAAATAAAGTCGATGGAGCAGTTGCTTAAAGAAAAGCGCAAAATCGACCCGCTTTCGTGGGCGTTAGAATACTTAAATATTCGACTTCAAGAAAACAAGTCGGCATATTTCAAATATACCCTATTCCAACAGAATCAACGAAGTAAGCACGTTTTCTATCCTCGTAATAATTTGGATTTTCGTGCAGGACGCAAAAATCCTTATGCCATTCCGAAACAGCATAACGAGATTAGAATTATATCGTGTGATATGGCTTTCGTTGTTGGAAATAAAAACGATAATTCGATTTTCTCTTGCCTGCGTTGTTTGCCTGAAAAGATAACTTTTACCAAAGAGGGCGCAGACAATATTGATATGGATAACGGCTTCAGAGTATCAATCCCATATATGGAAGGTATGCTCGGAGGCGGCGGCGACGGTATCAAACAAGCGTGTCGTATCAGACAGCTTTATGAAGATTTTGATGCCGATTACATTGTACTTGACTTTAGAAACGGTGGCTCTGTCATTTATTCCCTTTTAGCAAGGGCTTTATATGACGAAGACCGTGGTGTGGAATATTCACCATTGGCAATTATGAACGGCGACGATAAGACGTTCAAAGATAAAAAGCTACCCAAAGTTGACGGAGCTAAAGAATGTATTTATTGTATCAGTGCTTCTAAAGCGTTGAATAGTACAATAGCCCAAACGTTTAGACAGCGATTAGCTGAAGGTCGAATTGATTTATTAGTTGGTGTTGAACAAGCCAAAGAAGAAATACTTTGCAATATCAAGGAGTATATGACTACACCCGATGCGGATGAGCAGATTTATTATGAAAAGCCATTCCTTGAAACGCAAGCTATGATTAGCGAAAGCATCAACTTGGTATATGAAAAAGATTTACAATCGGGAGCGATTACTATTTATGAAACCGCTTCTAACAGAAAAGATAGATACACGAGTGTAAGCTATGGCGTATATTTTGCTTCATTATTGGAGCAGAGCCAGCTTATACAAGCTGAAGAATACGAATATAGCACATTCATCAATTAGGAAAGGAGGGTTGTGCTACTATGTCAAAGAATAAGAATAACACCAATCCTTCTTCGGGAAATAATCAAGGTGCTTCATATGAGGTGAACTCATTTTATAACAATGAAACAAATGCTCTTACTGGCGCGGATATTTCAATGTTTTATTTTGGCGTAAATATACTTGACGCATATACACCAGAAACGCTTATGTCGCTTGTAAAGAATCCTATGGTGAATAACAAGCTGTTGCGAGAATTATCTTTGAGGCTTTATGGAACTAACGGCGTATTTAGAAACGCTGTTGATTATACTGTTGCATTACCAACTTTAGCAAGCGTAGTTGTTGTTAAAGATTATTCGGGTAAAAAGAATACTAAGCCAAGAATAGATAATAAAAAAGCAAACAACAAATTGAAAACCGAAGCGGTATTAAAAGATGTGCGTCATAAGGAAATTGCAAGAGATTCCTTATTAAAAGATATGGTTGAGGGCGTGTCGTTCTATTATTACGAAACGAATAAACAAAAGCCAGTAAACGATAAGTTTATGACAGACTACGATATAAATGATATGGTAGAGATAAGCCAACAATTTGAAAGCAACACTTCAATTATGGTATTGCCAACAAATTATACGCGGATAGTTGGCATGAGAAATTCATCATATGTCATAGCATTTAATTTGGAATACTTTTTGGAGTTTAACAGTAAGACACAAGAAAAGAAATTACGACAATTCCCGAAAGAAATTAGAGATGCCTTTAACAAAAGAAAAGTTGCTAAAAAAGGAAAGACTGACTACGGTAATTGGCTTGTATTAGATTGCGACCATACAATAACAACTAAGGCAGGTTCAAAACGAGAAGAGCCGTGGGGTCGTCCTATTGTCTTGGCGGCGATTGAGGATATTCTTTATGGTACTTATTTTACACAGACAAAGCGTAATATCCTTAATGAAATGAACAATAAGATTGTTTATCAAACATTCCCTGAAGGTAAAGAAAAAGGCACATCGGGATTAACTCAAAAGCAACAAAAGGAACAACACGAAGCTGTCAAGAGTGCAATACTCAAGAAGAACAACCGAGGGGGTACATCTGTATTCTCTGTTGCCGCTGGCACAAAAATTAATACTATTGATTTTGCCAACTCGGATATGTTTGACAGCAAATATGAAGCTGACCTTAATGATAGAATAGCACTTGCTTTAGGATTCGCGGCGAGTGCATTAAACGGTGTTGGTAGTGGTAGTTATTCTGCACAGCAAACAAACCTTGAGCTTGTGTCTGCACAAGTATTTCAATGGTTAGAGCAGTTTACAAACGAGCTGAACAAGTGTATTGCCGCTAACACTGTCAAAGACAAAAAATATCCAACAGAGGTATGTTATTTACCTATCACATATATAAGCGGCTCTAAAGTCGTTGAGAACGCAAAGAATCTTTATCTGCAAGGTAAGGGTTCTCTTATTTATTGGATTAGTGCGTGTGGTATTGACCCAGACGCATATCTCGCATTGATGGATTATGAATTAGAGAATGATTTTGAAAACCTCTACCCTGTTCATCAGACAAGCTATACACAATCCAGTAAAGATAATAATAGTGGGCGACCAACTACGGACGACCCATCGGATAATACAGTTAAGTCACGGGCGAACGATGGGAATAATTTACCATCGCCAAGTGACAACGAATAATATAATAAAAATATTATTTCATCAGCAGGAGAGCTGTCTTCGGATAGCTCTCTTTTTATATATAACACACGGAAAGGCGGTGAAATCGTATGAAAAGATTTGAAATTTCAAGTAAAGCAGATAAAGACGGGATGCGGAATTTCAAAATAGTTTTACATACCATATTTCCTGACTCCTGTGTAGATGAAGAAAATCAAGTAGGAACAGAGTACCAAACCAACGGTATTACTTGGATTGAGGAATATTGTGAAAAAGCGTTGCCATCTATGATTGGCAAGAGTGTTCGCGTGGAGTTCATTGATAAAGAAAGAACGGAAATAGCGGGACACGGTGAGACTGGAATTGCACCAGACGGCACACCTACATACGAAGACGCAGTAGTGGTTGGCACATTCAATAAAGTTTATATTGATGATGTCGAAGGCGACGACGGTGAGCCTATCCGTGCGGCTATAGGCGAAGGTACAATAGATGCTCAATGCTACCATAATTTTTGTACCAAATTAGATGAGGATATTGCCAATGATATTTTACCTTATGGAAGTGTTGAAATCATGCACGATAAAGACCATGAGGGAATTGGTTACTTATATGGATATAAAGAACTTGGCAGAATACCGACCGAGTTTGTGTATTCTGGTTATGCGTTGTTAGGCGTTATGCCTGCTGATTACAACGCAAGATTACTTGAATTAAACAACCAACATAAGGAGGAATTACATATGGACAAGGCTGAAATGAAGGCTTTTGCTACTGAAGTAGCTTCTGAGATTTCTAACCAACAGGCTCAGATTGACGCTTGCAAAGCTGATTGCGAAGCGAAGATTGCCGAGGCTAATGCCGCTACTGAGGCGGTTGTTACCGAGAAGAATGAAATTCAGGCTACTGTTGATGAGCTGAAGGCGGCACTTGAAAAGGTGCAGGCTGAATATAAGGCACTCAACGAGAAGTATGATGCGCTTTATGAAGAGCGTTGTGCTCTTGAAAAGGCACTTGGCGAAGCTAAGGCTAAGGAGCGTCTTGCCGAGCTGGATGCGGCTATTGAGCCGTTTAGCGAGCAGGAGCAGGCTTACGCTGAAGCTGAGATTGAGGCTTACAAAGCTGACCCCATCAATTCTGAGGTCAATTCTGTAATAAGCAAGATTTATGAAGGCATCGGTAAATCGGCAAAGGAAAAGGAAGACGAGGATGCTAAAAAGGCTGAAACTAATTCCGCAAATACCGATTTTGACATTTTCGGTGCTGTTGAAGATACAGATGTCGAGCAGGGTGCTGACTTCGATATGTATGCTTAATAACTTATAAGGAGGAAAAATACTATGATTAAATTTGAAACTCTTGGTATGTATAGTGTTGCGAAGAACGAGCCTACTCTGACTTCTTTAACCGACATCCAAAATTATTCTTTTGTTACTGTCGATGGTATTCTGTACCTCGTTTCTCAGGAGCAGAGTGGTGACAAGCAGTACGCTAAGGATTATACCATCAAGGCTGGCGAGTTTTTCAAGGGTTATGTTGTAGCTTCTCTGGCTGATAAGAAGCTCGTTATTGATGGCAAGCATATCGCTTATGATGATGGTAAGGGTTATAGCGACCTTGCAAAAGACGATATCCTTACTCTGAATGGCGAGAACAAGCTCGCGGTTGCTCTTAGTGCTCCCGCTTCTGGCGTTTATTTTGTTATTTCTGATGTAGATGTTACTCTGACCGAGCCTGCGATTAAGGCTTACGTTAAGGTTGCTGACAACACTGGTACTGCTACTCTGGCTGGTCTTACCGATGTTGATACTACTGGTGCTACCAACGGTCAGGTTCTGAAGTATGACGGTACTAAGTGGGCACCAGCGGCTGACGCTACCGAGTAATCAATTCTTTAAGAAAGGAAGGTAATTAACTATGACGCAAGTTGAATTAAATATGTGCAAGATTGATGATAAGCAGGCTTATCAGGGCACTATGACTAAAAGCTCCCCCATCGTTGAGGTGTTTAGTGCTATGGCTAATGAGGGTTCTGTTGAGGGTCTTGTTGGTAAGTACGGTAAGGCTAACGTAAATGCTACCGTTGCTCACATTAAGGGTCTTGGCGAGCGCATTGGTGCTGGCGACGCTTCCGCTATGGTTGAGCTGAATACCGTTAGACGTTTTGTTCTTGAAGCTCCCGTTATGGAAGAGCTGAAGGCTCTGAGCGTTTTCGGTTCTTATGAGAATGTTGCTTATGGCGAGTCCGTTGAGCGCGAGGTTTACAATCGCGGCGGCGAGTTCTCTCGTGAGCAGGCGGCTGGCGGCGACGTGGTATTCCCTGTGACTTCCACCAATACTTATCCCGTTCCGTTCTTCACCGTTTCTGGTGGTTTTGCTACCGATTATCGCAAGCTCCAAAGTGGTGATATGACTGCTGAGAACGAGGGTCTTCAGGCTGTTCGTACCGACATTCTGAACAACGCTCAAAAGCGTATTCTGAAGACTATTATTGCCGCTATCAAGGCTGGCGATATTAAGCACGTTTATGAACACGCTGGTCTTACTAAGACTGGTGTTGATAAGGTTATCAGAGACATCCGTAGATATGCTGGTAAGGCTACCGTTCTGGGTGACATCTCTCTGACCTCTCAGTTTAATGATTTTGCTGGCTATCAGGCTACCATTAACTCTAAGGACATCCTCGGCATTTCGCAGAAGATTCTTGACGAGATTGCCGCTAACGGTGCTCTGTCCAACTACAATGGTACTATCATTAACACTCTCGACAATACTTATGACTTCTATCGCTTTGTTGGTACTGGCGACAACAAGAATTATGCTACCGTTTATCCAGAGGGTATCGGTCTTGTTCTGCCTGTTGGTAAGAAGTCTCCTGTTGCCACCTTCTCTCGTGGCGGTCTGACCTCCTTCTCTGGCAACGACGTTGCTACTGGTAAGGTTCTCACTCGCTTCGACGTCGAGGTTGCTGGTGACGTTGCTCAGGGTCGTGAGGGTGAAGTCGGTCTCATCATCGACTCCAACCTTGCTGGTCTCTAATATCAGTATTGAGATAATAATAGCCCCACGTTTCGGCGTGGGGCTTAATTGTAGTGAGGTAGTCCAATGACAGAAAAAGAATATTTTTATTGTTATTCATATCGTCTTCACCACTTCCTTATGGCGTTTGACGAAAAATGCCACGGTTCTGATTTACACCCCAAGACCAAAAACAGGTATTGGAAATTCAAGAAATCGGAAAGGCTGGATAACATAATCAAATTATATAACGAAATAAAATTCACGAAATTTAGTTGACAACGTAAAACTTACAAATAGTTGAAATGAGGTATTTATTATGGCTAATAGACGAAATGAACAGATTTTAGAAAATGAACCAGAGGTTCAAGAGCAAGAGCTTAATTTAGATAAAAAGGTTACTGTTAAAAACATCTCGGATTGGGATGTTGGTTTTAAAAGAGAAGTTGAAAACGGCGGAGATGTATCTATTGCGCCTTTTGGTACAGCACGTCTTTCACGTCTTGAGATTATTGCACAGTCACAAAACAATAATGCTTTGTTCAATGGATTAGGTGATGGCGAACACGCTACATTATACATTGATGATGCACCTACTCGCGTTGAGCTTGGATTTGAAAGTGCAAACGGCAAGAAAAAGCAAGTAATCTTTTCGGATGATGTTGTTAAGAAACTGTTTAAGATTGACAATCAAGAGGAATTTGAAAAGGCGTATTATAATGCAATCAGGACGAGAGCTGAAAGGAGAGCTATTGTAGCCGCTATCAGCCGTCTTAAACTTAATGACTATTCTAAAATTCGGTTCATTGAAAGGGCAACTGGCTTTAATGTTAAGTAACAGCATTTAACACGCGGAGGTGTTTTATGGCTAATAATAATGTTACTACGGCAAAAGATGTAATTGAAAGGTTTGAGGGTTCTTTTCAGGATAAAAAAGTTATCCCGTTAGAGCTTGAACTTATCTGGTTGGATATGGCGGTTGCAAGATATTCTGTTGAATTAGAGGAACTTGATTATGATTCTGATTCGCAGAAATTTAGCACCAAAGTAAACAGCTATGCCATTAGTACACTTGCCGCTTTTATGAAGCAAAGTTACCAAGAGCGAGAAGTATCTAAGGTTAATAAGCGAGTATCAATCGTTGGAAAAGATTTAAGTATCAATGCTGGCGGTCATCAAACGACTGCCGCAAGGGAAGAACTTGCCTATGATGAACGAAAATCTAACCTTATGATTGATAATCAGAAACCTACCGCATATGTGTGAGGTGAATTGAATGAGACTTTCACATAATGAATTTGTTGAAAGGGCAAAACAATCATCTCCATATATTATTCCGCTGGATATATATAAAGGTGTTACTACTCCAATAAAGGTTAAATGTGAATTGTGCGATAATGAATGGGTTATTAAAAATCCATTACGGTTGGTAAATTATAATTGTGTATGTCCTAATTGTAAATGTATGAAGATTGGACATAACGATACGAGGTATTTAGCAAATTCACACCCAGATATTGCTATAAATCTTTTTGATAAAAACGATGGTTATAGATGTATGACACAATCGGCAAAAAAGGTTGACTGGATATGCCCTAATTGTGGAGAAGTTGTAAGTGACATTCCTGTTAATAAAGTAGTAAATAGGAAACACATTCCTTGCAAAAAGTGTTCTGATGGAATTAGTTATCCAAACAAATTTATGTATAATGTATTAAAACAACTTGGAGAAGAGTTTATAACTGAATATTCGCCAAGCTGGATAAAACCCAAACGATATGATTTTTATTTACCTAACAAAAATATTATTATTGAAATGGATGGTGCAATAGGTCACGGTGGTAAAACGATTGATGGAACGGATAGTATTATGAGTAAATCCGTTGATGACTATAAGGATTTGGAAGCAAGTCGTCGTGATATATGTGTGATAAGAATTGATTGTAAAATAAGTGATAAAGATTACATATGCAACAATATCACAACTTCAAAACTGTGTAATTATTTAAACTTTGATAATATTGATTGGGAGTTGTGTGAAAAAGAAAGTCTTTCTTCTTTATTGACTAAAACTTGCAACCTTTGGAATCAAACAAATGATATTGTAGATGTTATCAATCGTTCAAAATTATCTCGAAGCACTGTTATTAGATATTTAAAAACGGGTAATAAGTATGGCTTTTGTAAATATGATGCCAGACAACAAATGAAAACGTGTGGGTATAAAAACATTATTAACGCTTATACTGCAAATCGTAAAGCCGTTATGTGCATTGAAACAAAAGAGGTTTTTGAATCTTGCAGGGAAGCGTATAAATGGCTTGGATATAATATTGATGGACACAGCATACAGGATAACTGTAATGGGATTACAAAAAGTGCAGGAAAACATCCAGTAACAAAAAATAAATTGCATTGGCAATTCATATAATTCAGCGGAAAGAGGTGATACTATGGCTCAAGAATGGTATTTAATGAGGTCTCCCTACGACCAAGTAAGCGGTTTTGAGGATGAGGCACTCGACGATTTTGCACAAGAAGGCTTTTTAGAGGCACTAAGTACATCTATTGCCGATGAAGTTGAACTGATAAATTATGACCTAACTGTAATTACCAAGCTCAGGGTTATAATGGAAGGCAAATTGCAAGACACAAAGTTAAAGAGCTTGGTACGCCAAATGTTAGCCCCCATCGGCTCATGCAAGGCTGGTGACTATATAAAATACAAGGGGCGATATTGGATTATTACAGGTTTAGTAGACGATAATGGTATGTACGAAAAGGCAGTATTGTATCTTTGCAACTATCTATTAACGTGGATAAACACAGAGGGACAAATCACACAGCGTTGGGTTAATGTTGCTTCTGCTTCACAGTATAACAATGGTGAAACAAGTACACAGAATTACTTTACACGCACAGACCAATTACTTGTGATTATGCCGCCCGATGACGAAAGTAAATTATTGACTACGGGACATCGTTTTATTATTGACGATAGAACACGAATTTACCAAAAGAAATTTGGTGATGACGTTGTTTGTGAAACCACATACCCCGTAAACGTATATAAGATTACTCGCTCGGATAGTGTTTTATTTGATTACGAAGATTGCGGACACCATCAATTTATGTGTTATCAAGACGAACAACAAGATACAGATGGCTACTACGTTATAGGCGGAAAAGGCTATTGGCTTTGTGACGTTCCGCAAAAGGATAAAGAAGAAATTGATGTTGTATTCAAATCACAGATTATATGTGATACTCAACCGATTATTGAGCTTGGTGGCGTTCCGACAACATTTACAGCGAGATTTGAAAACTACAAAGGTGAAGATACAGAAGTCGAGCCGATTTGGAATATTACTTGTGACTTTATGAACAAGTTGACCGTTGTGCAAAACGGCAATTCAATTTCCATTTCTGCCATAGATAAAACCAAAAAGATTATAAATAAATCATTTGAGCTATCTTTAAGTGCAGAAAATTATGAACCGACAACACTTACCATAACTATTAAACCTTTTTAACAAGGAAGGTGAGCGACGTTGGCTAAGAAGCGTTTTAAGGCTGGTATAACTTCTGCAAATATCAAGCAAGAAATTAACACAGCTCTATTCAATAATGAGGATTTGCGTAAAATGGTTCTTGAACAAACCAACGCTGATGACACGCTTAGAGGGCAGAAACAAGCCTTTAAGAAGCGTGTCTTCTCTCATTTATTCATAGATGAAACCATCGAAGAAACTGGCACTTATATTTTCTACGATGTAGTATTCCCGTCACTACATCCCGAAACAAAGACTTGCCAGCTTTGGATGTATATTATCTGCCACCGAACACTTATTGATGATTTTTCAAGTGATAAGTATTATGGCAATCGCATAGATGCGTTAATGCAAATGGTGGAAGACTCTATACTTAACGATGATGATGTAGCCCTGAATTTTGGAATTGGCAGGCTCTCGTTAGACAGCACCGAGGTCTACAATTCAATGAGAATGTATGGGTATTCTTTGGTTTTTAGTGTACCTGACTTTAGATGAGATTAAGCTACGGTACACAGATAGGATATTCCCCCATAAGGCTGTCTATGGGTTCAATAATAAAACCCAAGCTGAAAGATATTGATTCCGATGATATGTCATTTGAGCAGTTATATTTCTATGAGTTTTTAGCCGTTATGACCCCAGAAGATTATTTTACTAAGATGAAGGGTGACGAAGGCAAAGAACAATGGGAAATGATTAACGAGGATGATAGGTCTAAGATAAAAATATTTGATGTTATCAATGCAGACCAAACTTTGCAACAGAGTTTTTTAGGATTATTCAATTTCTTTTTTAAGGAAACGGTATTGTATTCCGATGGGTATTTTGTGACGTTACAGCCGAACAAACATTACAATATCCCAAGCGATATTAAAAAAAATGATATTGTCGGTGTTATCACAAATGATAACTTCTCAGAGGTTTTAGATATCATACGTCAAATATGTTGCATTGACGTTGACATTGAAAAGACCGAACAGCCCAAGTTTAAGAACAGGGCGGCTGAGAGGATTTTTAAGAAAATCGAAAAAGCTGAGTCAAAAAAGAAGAAAAAGGCAAATAAGAATTTGACCTTACCTAATATAATCTCATCCATCACAGTCAAACATAACTCAATCAATTTTACAAACATTTGGGATTATACGATATTTCAACTGTTAGATAATTTCTATCGGTTGCAAACTGAGGATATACACCAGATTGATTGTACAAGAGTATCTGTTTGGGGTGATGAGAAAAATACTTTTGACCCCGCAAGATGGTATAAAAACGAATATGACAAAGATGAGCCTGACGAACAGTAGGCTTTTCTAATGTAATAAGGAGGATTAAATTATGCCTAATGCAAATAAAGCGAACAGACAGGTTGCCGACGTTTTACTTCAGGATTATAAGACTAAAGCTCCTTTTCTGAACTTCGATACTGCGAACACCACTACTACTGGTGTTACTGGCGATGCCGTGTATGCTATGGCTAAGGGTGCTAAGAGGATTGCTTTCCAAAATGCTATGGAAGGTACTCTGACTATTGAGAGCCAGATTCATCCTTTTAAGTATTACTCCCTGTTTAGCGACGGCACTGTTGATACTACCGCCGCTTATGGTGACACACAGACCATTACTGCCGCTACTGGTGGTACTCTGACTCTGAATGTTCCTGCTGATGGTACTATTCAGACTGGTAGTGTGTTTGTTTATCCTGCTGATTCATTTGGTGAGGATGGTGCGTTAATCCCTGCGACTTATGAGAGTGGTGTTGTTACTGCTACTGTTACCGCGCAGATTGAGCAGGGTCACGCTTATACGGTTGGTTATGTAATTAGCCGTACCGCTAATGTTAAGAAGATTTCTTTCAACAACAAGAGACTGCCCAAAGATTTCTACATCACTATGTCCACTCTTGAGAAGGACGAGGACGGCGTTTATACACCGTTTAAGATGGTTGTCTATAAAGCGACTCCGCAGAGAGGCTTCGAGGTTACTCTTAGTTCTGAGGGCGACCCAGCAAGTATTACGGCGACTTTCGACCTGCTGGAAGACAAAGATGGTAACTTCCTCGACTTTGTTGAGATTACCGATGCGCCGCTTTCTACAAGCAGAAATGTCCTGTCTATAGTTCAGGGTGGTAGAAGTGCTGATATTACAATCGACAACGCCGTTGGTGCTATAACTGCCGCTATAAAGGATAGCTCTGATGCGACCTATTCTAAGGTTAAGGCGACTATTTCAGGCGACAACGATACCATTATCGTAACGGCTGATGCTGATGCCGCTGTTGGTACTTACACTGTGACGCTGACCGATTCTGCGTCTACTCCGCAGACTACAGTTATCACGGTTTATGTTATCGCTTCGACCTAATCTAACGATATAAATTAAGGGGGCGAGGGTTTTTATCCACCCTCCCCCTCTTTTAATCTCCTTCAGTTGTGGGAGATTACTAACAACTAAAAGGAGTTAATTATGATTAAGAATTGTAAAGTTTTGATTAACAACGAATATGTAACCGTTGTTGATTTTGGAGACCGACAGGTACAGTTACCTTCAATTAAACGTAAGGCAAATTGTATTAAGGTTGAATACAAAGACGGTATTTATACCGTGTTACCCGATGACTATATTGAGCAGAAGGTTGAAGAAGGCGCAACCGTTATTGCCGAAGCTGGCAAGGCAATAGCCGTTTCTGAAAAACCGACTGTAAAGCCAAAGGGTAAAACCACTAAGAAAACAACAAAAAGAAAAACGGAAAGCAAGTAAGGTAATACCAATGATGCGACAAAACCGAAATAGTTGTATTGAGTTAATGAGTTAGGGAAACAAATCCAACTAATATACGGTTTTGTTTCCCTATGTTTTTGCGTTCCTTATATGAACTATTCGCTCATATTTTGTGCTTCTTGTATGAGTTATTCGCTCATATTTTGTTGTTGATAAATAAATTAGTTTAATAATAAAGAAAGGAAATAAAGAAATGCCAAAGATTGCAGGATTTGAAACACTCCAAGATGTGTTCGATTGCTATGGGAGAGAGAATTTAATTCCAATAGATTATTTGCCACAGATACTTTTTTATACCTCACACGGTTATCAACCTGAATTTGTTTATGAAAACGAGATTAAGGGTGGTCGCCTTACAGCGTGGTATCATAAAAAGAAAACCCAAAATGTTTACAAAGAGTGGATGAACAATCGGGGCTGAATGATGTGGCGACCAATGTAGGAAAAATATTTGAAGAACAGATTAAAAAAAGTTTGCCCGATTATGTTAAGTTTAGGCGATTAAACGATTCGGCTCAATCGTTTGGTGGTACAAGTAATTTGCGTTTTAGCTCCAATAACCCATTTGATTGTTTTATTTGGAACTCAAAACAGTTTAGACTGTATTGCCTTGAATTAAAAAGTAAGCAAGGAAAGTCTATATCTTTTGAAAGAACAAAGAATGATAAAGGTGATATACACTATCATCAAATCGTTGGGCTTAATGAATGGGATAAATACGCTGGCACTGTATGTGGATTTTTAATCGAATTTCGTGAAATTGAAACAACGGTGTTTTTTCATATTCGTTATTTCAATGAACTAATAGAAAAGTTAAATAAGAAAAGTTTTAGCTGGGGTGACTTGCAAAAAAGCGGTCTACCCTATTTTGTTATCCCACAAGAGAAAAAACGCACGAGATACTTATACAATATGGACGCTTTCTTATCTAATAACAACGATATAGCATAATTGCGTCGTTTGGTTAGCTTACGCTAACCGTGTAGCGTTTTTGTGTGTAAAACGTAAAAGTGTATTCAGAAGATTAAAACGCGATACAGGGCAATTCTGGGCAAAATAGAGGCATATTTGATTGGAGGATTTTTAATGCAGAAAATCGTTAAATTTAGAGTAAGTGAATCGGCGGAAGTTGACGAGCAGATTTCTGATTATTTAGATGATAATTCAACTGAAGAGATTGTTACACTTACTACCGTTCATAATCACGGTGACGAAATTGTAATTGCTGTGGTTGATGATGGACAATAAAAGATTAGTTTCATTAGCAAAACAAGAAAGGATGAAAGAAATATATGGAGACTAACACAAAATTATCTGTGCTTGAGTATTGCGTAGTTGTTGAGGCTATTGCGAACGGCTTTTTTACTTCGCCAGCGGAAGATGAAGACGCTGAAACATTTGTACCTAAGTATTCGCCTCACTATGGCAGGCTTAATGCTATGAGGATTTTTTATAACGTCTGTGTAACAAAGTGCAAGTTTGACGAGGAAATACCGCACAATGTAGACGAAAACTTTACCGTCCTTAATCCTGTATTCGAGGATGATGAGTTTATTTCTGCTTTTATGAACGGTATTCAGGTCGGCATGAGTGGTTATGGTCTTAACTTCGCTAATGCTTTTCAAGATGCTATGGAAATGGTAGCCAACAGAAAGCAATACTATAACTCTGGCGTGATTTACTTACAGAAAGTTATCAAGAAAGTCAAGGGTATTTTTGGCGATTTGTTTAGTGAGGAAAACATTGGCTATTTATCTGCACTTGCTGAAAATATGTCTAATGGCAAAATCAGTAATGAAGGTATTGTAGAGGCTTATGGCAAATCAGAAATGTTCAAAAAGATAATTGATTTTCCTACTAAAAAGGATTTAGACTCTTCCGTTGATAAGCTGAGTAAACTTGGATTAGAAAACGCGGCTACACCAGAACAAATTAGTGCTGTCATTGATGGGGCAAAATTGATAGACAAGGAAGAGTGATTATATGGCAGTTGCCAGAAATTTAGACGAGCTTCGTAAGATGATTATGAAGCAGATGGCTGTTGGTGTAGAAAATGCGTCAACGGCTATGGAAGAAGATACAAGAGAAGGACTTGAAGGATATTATCGGAGTGGTTCGCCTAATACAAGTGCGCCGTTCCATTATGTGAGAACAGATACAATGAAAAACACACCTCGCCGTTATAAGATTAAGCGAGCTGGCGATACCGTGACTGGTGGAGTTTATTTAGAAACAAGTCACCAATATGATACCGCTTCAAAGCCGACAATGTTGCAGGTATTAAATCTTGCCAACTATGGAATAAGGTTTAGGACAAGAGGCGGTGGACTTGCTCATCCTACTGCTGGTAAACGCGGCTTTTGGGAAAAGTCTTTAGAGGCGATGGATAAGTCATTTAACAGAGAGATGAACAAAGCTCTCAAATAATACGAGGTGGTACTATGGCTATAAAGGGTAGAACTACTGTTTATAACAATATTACTTCCAAAGAAAAATTGGAGAAGGTCGATAAAGAAAATTTAGAATTAGGCGAGGATTTCTTAGCACATCTAAAAGATATTGACCGCGCTCCCAGCACAATAGAACAGTACAGGTCTGATTTAAAAATCTTTTGGTGCTGGAATTTAGAATATAACAATAATGAAAAATTTGTCAGGTTTAAGAGAAGACAATTTGCAAAGTTTCAAGGATTTGCTATGAACGAATGGGGTTGGTCGCCAAAGCGAATACGCAGAGTAAAATCCACGTTAAGCTCTCTTTCAAATTATATTGCCGATATGTTAGAAGACGAGTATGAGGATTTTCAGCCCATTGTAAGAAAGATTGAATCTCCGCCCGATGAGGAAGTTAGAGAAAAATCGGTCTTTACTTGGAAACAACTGCAACCCCTTCTTGATAAGTTGGTTGAAAAGAAAAAGTATCAACAGGCTTGTTGGCTTGCTCTCGCTATGTATGGTGGTAGGCGCAAGGAAGAAACAACGTTATTCAAAGTATCTTACTTTACAGATGATTGTTTAACTAACGGCGGTGCTTTATACAAAACACCAGAAAAGATTAGAACAAAAGGCAGAGGTAAACGCGGAAAGATGATACAGGTTTACACTTTAGCAAAACCGTTCAAGCCTTATCTTGATTTGTGGCTTGAGGAAAGAGCAAGGATAGTTGATATTGAAACAGATTGGCTATTCCCACGTTGCGAAAAAATAAACGGCAAGGTTGTATGGTATGATGAACCTTTTTCAACAACAACAATCGACTCATATGCCCAAACGTTTAGCAGAATGTTAGGCAGACCCATGAACCCACATTGTTTACGTCATAGCTTTACATCGGAATTACTTAGTAACGGT